TGTGGGTGGCCACCACGAGGTTGGTGGTGACCATATAACTAGTAAGATTAATTTGAAAGTTAGAAGCCAACAAGGGTGAACACTGACTATATTCCTCTCTAGGCGAGGGTCGCCCTCTGCATCAGGGACAGAGTGACCAAGTACACCATTAACAGGGTGTACGCCTGTTACTAATAGTCGCAAAATCCCTCCATGTTTGCAACCATTTCATAATAAGTTGGGCTGAGTAACCCAACTGTTTCCAACCTGCGGTTGGAGAATATTGTTTTCTCCTGTACCACAGGATAATCTGCCATATACGTTCCATGGCAGTACCACTTCAATTTACCCAGCATCTCTGCCATGCTGGGTAAAACCCCTATGTAGATGTCTACATCATAATAGACCCGAAGGTCTTTCATGAATTGGACACCTTTTCTCATTGATGCCGGACACCAATGAGAAACCCAAAGCGAATTGGACTCTTGGTCCAACTCACCCGAAAGTACACTCCCATTATTATGAACGAGAGTGTACTGATTGAAAATATGTGCTTCCATATTTTCGTACGGAAGCACATATTTGCTATGGTTTTTAGCCATAGCTGAGGAATACCAATGGTATTCCTCTTTTGTAATTGAGTACTGAGTGTACTCTGTTATGGGATAATACATAATATCCCCTTGTTAAGAGTTGCTACCAAGAACCCTGGTAGTTAGGTATCTCTATTAATTTGTATGTAGCTTAATATGACACTCCCTACATACAATTAATAAGTTTTCTCTAGTCGTTTCCCCGCCTTGTGAGACGGGGATTTTATGATGTGGGTCTGCTGTCCTCATGTCTAAACTAGACCCACACTCTTTACAAGTGTAATTGGCCTGTTTCAAAGCCTTTTTCTTCATAGACTTTGGAAACCTATTACACTTGGCTCTATTTTTGGCCATAAATCTCTCCCTATAAGAGGTAATTGCCTACCCATCACTTATTTCTCATGCGGGCTTTGGACCGCCAATGGCTAGTTTAGTAGAGGGGCCACCGAAGGGGCTCCCTAAGTTAAAAATCTATCTCATCCAAAAACGGTTCAGCTGTCTTTGGATACTCATACGTGCCAAAGCAAATGGCAGGTATTGGGTTGCCGCATTCTAAACAAATGTTAGAAATAAGACATCTCCAATAGAAGATAGCTACCAAGAACCCTGGTAGTTGGGTACTACACCACATCAACCCTCAAACCTAGGTTTGAAGGCTCATGTGATGGCAGGTGTTCGAAGGCACACCTGCCGTAAGCCTATAGTCCAGGAATCCATGCCTGAACTAATACCTTAGGAAACTCCCAAAACATAGTCCTGATGAATTCCCTGTGATGTGGAGACAGCAGGCAACATATAACCTGTATCTCCACAACAAGAGTGATCCCTAATATGATTAGGGAATTTCTAATCCATTTTTTCATAATGATCTCCTATGTATCATTATAAGGTTATGGCACAGTACCACGCCCTGTGCCTTGGCGATTACTTGCTTAATACTTTATGTGGGCTACGCCTTCCATAGAATCGTATCCCTTGTCAGTCAGGACCTTTTTCTGAAGACGATTAGCTTCATCCTCAGAGAGGCCACCAGCACGGCACTGCTCGATAAGCTTCTTATAAGCAGCCTCACCACGCTTCCATACACTACTATCATCAGTGAAGTGATAGAACCAATCAAACTTGTCCATAACAGCAATGATAGCTTCTAGTACAGCCTCGTCATTGTCGTCTCCCTGCTTAACCACTTGGACGGCAGCGAAGTAATGATTACTACCATCAGCATGAGGGTAACCAACTCCAAACTTATGGTTGTACTTGAGGCCAGAGGCTCTGAGTATAGCCTTGGTATTCTCATGTGCAGTCTGGCCGAAGTCCGATATGTATTTAGCCATTAGCCTAGCCATTTCCCTTAGGTTACCTGCTACTGCCAGTTTCTGCATCTTGTACTGAAGTACACACTGTTCGAGTGTTGCACCAGTAGGTAAGCCAGAGATGATTGCGGTGATAGCCAGGTTTGATGTAAATACTGCTACGATGTCTTTGAATGTCATAATGATCTCCTATGTATCATTATAAGGTTATGGCACAGTACCACGCCCTGTGCCTAGGCTTAATACCACATCAACCCTCAATCGTGAGATTAAGGGCTCATGAAGTAGCACAATACAAAGCCTTGTGCTAGGGCATTCAATTCTGTTAGCTCTTTTACGAGCATTCTGGCGGAATAGCTTGATTTGAACAAGTATGTTCCCATAGCTTCTCCTTAATTAACCCAGCCCCGGGAGGGGGGAGGGGGATAAAAAATAAAAAATCATAACTAACCCAATGTCAGTATGATTCAGTTTAAAGATAAGTACATCTAGATGTATAGATTAAACACCCATGAAAAGAGGGGGCCCTATAACTAAATGAGTATGTGCGAATGGCACCTTATCATATATGGGTGCCTTCTCTGATAAATTTGGCTCTAATTAGGGTTCCGACCATGATCATTTCATCGCGTGGTCCATGTCTCTTTATTTTTCAGCTAGTATTATATGTAGTGACCATTATAGTAGTATTATCTTATCTAGTACTACCTAAACTAGTATTATCTAGTACTACCTAAACTAGTACTACCTAAACTAGTATTATCTAGTATTATCTTATCTAGTATTATCTAGTATTATCTTATCTAGTATTATCTTATCTAGTACTACCTATTGACAAATAATAAATAGTGTATATAATATATGTAAGAAAAAAGTAGAGGAGAGTGTGGTGGTTGTTATATAGTAGTGTTTATGTGGCGAAAAATAAACGAGTGTTATAAGGAAAATCATGAAAGCTAAATTAACATTTAATTTACCAGAAGATAAAAGCAATTATCTAGTAACAGTAAATGCAATGGAATTCGCTTTAACATGTTGGGATATGGACCAATTTCTGAGAAGTAAATTAAAGTATGGGCATACATATAAAAACATAGATGAAGCGTTAGAAGATTGTAGAGAAAAACTTGCTGAAGTGATGATTAATTATAATATTACTTTAAATATGATTGAATAAGGTAAAAGACATCTTCGGAGGTATATAATGTGGAAAATATGTACTAAGTGTAAAAAACATAAAGCGTTGTGGGCATTTCATAAAGACTCTAGGCTGCTATTCAATAGTAGATCACAGTGTAAACAGTGTATTTCAGAAAAAAATAAAGGGCAGTGGCAAGACCCTAAGTACAGGGCCCAACAAACACAGTATCGAAAAAATAATAAAGAACATTACAGGGAGTGGATGAGTAATAATTATAAAAGTAATAGAAAGTATTATAGAAAACGAAATAAACTAAATTATGAAAATAATAGAGAGTATTACCTAACTAGTAGTAAAAAACTAAGAACTGGAAAAGCTCTAGCAGATTCATACTATGTAAATAAACTTACTATAGAAGAATCTCCAAGACCTGCGAAAGACAAACTCCATATAGAAGTAAAATGTAGGTATTGTGGTAAATATTTTATTCCTACTTATCAACAACTAGCATCAAGGGTTAGAGCTTTAAATAGTATTGAATACGGTAGTGGTGAACATAATATATATTGTAGTACATTATGTAAACACACATGCCCTTTGTTTAATTGGCATGAACACTATGGCAGTAGAACACCTACTATAGAAGTACCTAAAGATCTAAGGCAGATAGTATTTAAACGAGATAAATATATATGCAGAAAATGTGGTAAAAGACACGTGTCCTTACATTGTCATCATATAATACCTAAAGTATATGAACCACTACTAGCGGCAGACCCAGATAATTGTATTACACTATGTAAAGAGTGCCATAAAAAAGTACATCAGCAACCAGGATGTACTAGTGGTGATCTAAGAAAATTTAGCGTTAATAATTGTGAGGCATAAAAATGAGTTATTCAAGATGGTCAACTAGTTATTGGTACACATATTGGAAAATACAGGATAAAAATACCGAGAATTATGATACAGCTATATTTTGTATATGTAGTTTTGATGGTGATCTACTATTTACAGCAAAAGAACTTAGAAAAAATATAAGTGGTTGTATTAATACAATTTTAATGCAGGATAAACTTGCTAGTCATAAAGAAATCCAAGAATTAATTACTTATATAAATGAGTTTTTAAAAGATGTAGATAAAGAATACTTAACTAACCTATTATAATGATAGTAGTAAAATACTAAAAAAGGAGAAATAAAATGAAAAAGAAACTAATAACACTATTACTAGGATTATCTATACTAGTAGCTTCAACAGCTTTTGCAGTAACAACTATGAAAGTTATGTTTATGTCTATTAGTCCATTTGGTGGAGCTTACGCAGCAAATTCAGTAGAAATGCCTACAATGGATAGACCTACCTTACAAGGAGCCTTAGGTTTTCCAACTAGATCTTATGGCTACTGTGATGTATGGACAGGGTTTGATCAAATATATGTAGCATATTACGATGTATATGGTAATACTACTACAGCATTAATACTACCAGTAACATCATGGTAATAATACCAAATTATGTGTCAGGGCATTTATTTGTAGGATTATTTTTCTTTATAATAATTTATGGTATAGGTATAGTGTGGATTATATCAGAACGAACTACTAGTTATCATTGTAGTGATGATTATTCTAGCGTAAGTTCTAGACATAGAGCAACTACAACTAAGGATATGTGGATAGCAGTATTGTGGCCATTAACTGCCTTAATAGTAGTACCTTTAAGAATACTAGGACTTATAAATATATTAATGCACTATGTATTATTACTACTAGGTATAAATTATAAAGATACCTATTTAAGTAAAAAAATAAATAAATTATGTAATTAATAGCCTTACTGCGTAAGTGTGTTTTAAATTCTTATATCTAAATTAGGTAGTACTAGTGTTAATTACTTATTAAATTGATACTAGTACTACCTAATATCTCTGTTTATATCTTTTATTGTAACATTTTTTACCTTATAATTCTAACCATATCATGGTCATATATGGATGTCTACATTTTGACGTTTAAATACCGTCCTCATCCTCTTCGCCCGCAGATTTTTTAACTAACCTTTATATAAATGAAGTGGTGTTTCTAATAAATTCTAGGGGAAATATTATGGCAGAATATATAGAAGATTTATGTGAAGGAGCCAACACTTGCTCTGAATTAAGTTTGAATGATTACACTGATTGGTACTTACCATCTAGAAATGAATTACGTATGGTGTATAATAATAAAGCAGCATTAGAGTCTGCAGGTACAGGTAGTTTTAATAACTATTTTTATTGGAGTTCATCAGAAGCTAATACTAGCCAGGCTTACTGGGTACAATTACATACTGGAGATGAGGATTTGACTAACAGTAAAACCTCTTCTGCATATATAAAGGCTATAAGACGCTTTAAAATATAATTTTTTAACATATTCAATACTTATTATAAAATAAAGGAGATATAATTTATGAACTATTTTAGTCCTAATGATAATCCTGTAAATGACTCAGTGAGTGACACAGTAGATGGTGATTTTAATGGTAATCGTGAGTATACTACAGGCAAACAACATAAAAAAAGTGATTATAAAAAACCAGTAGGTGGTTCTTCCAATATAGAAGAAAACCCTGTAGAAGAAGTATCAAGAGATATAGATGAAATGACTGACCCAACTATTAGAAAACGTGAGTTTTCTAGGAGAGAAGAAACCCAGGATCATGCAGATCATAATAAAGATAGGTTTCCAGAGTCTGATACTGATAATAGACCTAAAGAGGATACTTCTCCTATAAAAATACCTGACGATAAAGTTCACGGTGACAAATTGAAGTACCATTTTGGTGAAGGCCAGTATGAGAGTGAAATGAGTTAAAATAAATTATAAAGGGGATTTAAATAATACTATGAGAGATGATAACCTATCAGAATTATTCAATATTTCTAGTCAGGGTTGGCTTAGAGGTAAAGCTTCTGAGGGATTTGTTAGGCCTACTTTAAAGCAGTTTTTTAGCCCAGCCTCCAGTAGTTTTGAGGAAATTTTAGCTGGGATACCAGCTACTATGCCGTTAACTGAAACAGCTGGTGGTACCATGGCTATAAGTGCAAATGGGTTAACTATAACTAAAATAGGGGCTACTGGAGCTTTTACATATTGTTTTCAGGATTCGGCCATTACTAGAGGAAAACACTATTTTGAGGCAACATTTAGTAACCATTTAGGAGATGTAATTGTAGTAGATGACTTTGAAAGTACACGTACTACTAATGGTTCTACAGCTGGAGCGTATAGGGCAGATTCTTGGGGAGTTTATAATAGTGGTGGTGGATTATATGAAAGAACTACTAGTGTAGGCTTTATTGGCAGTTTTATAAACGAAACTATAGGAGTAGGGTTAGATATGGATAATAAACAATTAAATTATTATAAAACTACTGGACTAGTAGGTACAATTTCTAATTTACCTGAGGCAGTGTATGTTGCTTTTGATTTACATGCTAGTGGTTCTAGTATTGTTATAAATTTTGGCCAGAATGCATTTAATTTTACAGTACCTAATGGGTATAATTCTGGGTTACTTGTATAAAAACTTGACAAATAATACTTATGTATTATAATTAATATAAGAAATATATTTACTTTTAAACAAAAAAAGGAATTACACATGACTAAAGAATTAGAAACTGAACGTGCTGAGTATAACATGAAGTTGAATGATACATTAAGTTTTTCTACTGGATTAACTAAAATGATAATCATGCGTGTACCTGGTGGATGGATTTATACTACTATACTAGAACCTGGAGCAAAGGATCATAAACCTATACCAATTGCTAGTAGTGTATTTGTGCCTATACATAAACCTAAAGCATCAGAATATGTGCCTAATGATTTTAAAGTTGGTGAGGTAACTGAATGAAAAAAGATAGTTTTCCAAATTTAGGGGATGACGTATTAAATTTAGCTTATTTCGAGGTACTTAATGACTGAAATAATTAGACGTATAAAACAAGAATTGATGCGGAGAGAAGCAGGTTCTACTATTAGTTTAGAATTAAAGAATAATTCAGAAGCCGGAGTGAGTATATTATGTGATTGTCTTTTAGCAAATGAGAATATAAAGGCTACATATATAAAACTAGATGGATCTATAAAGATATTTTGTCGTCTTTAATGATAAATAGGAGTTATAACTATGAAATATGAAGTGCTAATAAACAAAGATGGCGACATAAGATGTGCTAGATGTAATAAAATAAGTGCTAGTTATATAAAAATAAATAATAAAGATGAATTAATAGATTATCTACGGCCAATAATCATATGTTCATCATGTTTAAGTGATTTTATAGATGAACTAGCCATTTCAGTGAGTAAAGATGATTAAGATTATATTTTCATTACTACTTATACTTAATATTAATACACTAAGTATGGCTAATGAAGTATACACCTCTTCAATTATAACTAAAGAGATGTCTGAGAAGCTTAAAACATTTACTACTGAAGAGCTTAAACAGGAAATGATAGAGTTACGAGAACATATACATATTAAAAGTGAAGCTTGGTGTAAATATAGAAAAGAAAAAGATTATCGTGATTTAAGACGCTTCCAAAAAATACATAGCCGTATAAGAATGGAAGTATTGATGCGTAGAAGTAATACTCTATAACACTTTAAAATATATATATATAATAAACAAACCTCCTTATAATTAGATTGAACTATCTAAGTTATATGGGGGTTTTTTATTAAATAATTGTATTATTGGAGGTAACATGACGTTACAAGAATTTTTTTGGAGCTTTGGTTATTATGGTAATGACCCAACTACACCATTTTCAAGGGACTGGGTAGATTGTATAGGTATATCTGGACTTGCAAAGGTACAAAGAAGGATAAAACAACTATCTAAAGCTACTCAACTATATAAAGATATAATGATTAAATTTGGCTCTAACTCTCATGAATTAAGTGTTATTGCAGATTGTACAAAACAATACACTATGGGTAGACATAATATTTCACCAGACACACTTATAATATTACTTAAAGCTATGGGCTTTAATACTTGGGAACAATTGGCACATTGGATTACCGATGCTGACTATACATTATTTACTTTAAAAGGTGCATTTAATTGTATACGGCCTCCTTGTCCTAATCTCGGTGAGTTGGAGAAATTCTCTTTACACGATGTAAGAAGACGTATTAGAGATGCATGTCCTGGCATACATCCATTTAAACTCTATAATATGGATAATAAGTATAGATATGTACCTGAAAATAAAATTCAGGAGATAATAAATGCCTGCCCTATTCATAGATTAGTTGGGCAACAAGAACGTTTAGATTGTGATGATTTTACAAGAGCTATGATGGGGTGGCTCTCGGAGAATGGGCAAGGTAATATAACTATTGGAAGAATGGTAGTTACACTTAGTAATTCACCAAATCCTACTATAGGTACTGGTGCCCAGCATGCTCTTTGTTTTGCTATAACTGTGGATCGTAAGATGTTCGTAATAGAACCACAAAAAACAGGTGAACACGCATGGTATAGATACACACCAGATAATAAATGTGCATTTCAAGGATGGAAATACTTAACCCCAACATCTATGGAGATTTAGGACTTAAAATTAAAAGGAGCTAATTATATTCTAGAATTACAGTAAGTTATCAAAAAGGAAAATATTAATATGAAAACTATATTTAAAATAATTTTAATATTGGTTATACTCTCAACTTCTGTAATTAGCCATGGTGGTTCCAATAAAAAGAAACTAATTGTAGGAGCGTTTAATTTCCCTCCTGCAATTTTTTTAAATAGTAACGGGGAGACAGAGGGATTTTTTGTTGACTTACTAAAAGAAATAGCTAAAGAAGAAGATTGGACACTTAGTTTTAAATTTACAACCTGGAGTAATGGGTTAGAGATGATGAAAAATGGTGATTTAGATATTTGGACTAGTACGGCATACACTGAAGTAAGAAACGCCTATATGGACTATAGTAACGAGCCTATACTAACAACCTGGGTAGAAATATTCTCCTCTACATCATCTAAAGTAAATAGTATATTTGATCTAGAAAATAAAATAGTAGCTATAATGAAAAAAGATATTAATGGTATTATTTTTAAAGATTATATTAAAAAACTTAAAATAGACTGTAATATAAAATACTACGAGGATTATTTTACAGTATTCCATGATTTAGAGACTGATTTAATTGATGTAGCAATTGCTAATAATATTGCTGGAGGATCTTATTTTACTAACCATAAGGTACGTAGAACTAATATAGTATTAAGTCCATTTTTAATTTATTATACGGTACCAAAAAATAAGAATGCTTATGTAATAAAAGCTATAGACAAACATCTTAAAAAATGGAAATTAGATAGTAGTTCAATATATTATAAGTCGTTAGATTTTTGGTTACATAAAGAAGCTAATATTCAAAATGTAGTACCTAAGGCTATTAAAATTATAGGAGTTATAGCAATAGTAGGATTTTTTATAATGGCTCTAATTATTTTAATATTTAAACATAAGGTTAATTCTAAATCTAGAGATGTACTAGAAGGTGAAGCTGATTATAAATCAACACTTGAAAATTTGTTAATAGGTATTATAGTGTATAAAAAACATTCTGGAATAATTATGTGTAATGAGGAAGCTGAAAAAATAATAGGATTAACATACTTACAAATAATAGAGAAGAATAGATCTGTACAAGATTGGGACTTTGTATCTGTTGATAAAACCAACTTAAAATTTGAAGACTATCCAATAAATAAAGTAATAGCCACCAACAATCCTTTAAAAGATACAGTATTAGGCATAAAAAATATTAATAAACATAGTATCACTTGGGTTTTAGTGAATGCTGTACCTATCTTTACTATGACTAATAAATTAAAAAAAATTATAGTTAATTTTATAGATATAACACATATTAAACAAACAGAAGAGCAATTATTAAAAAATGATCAATTTTTACATACAACTAGTAAATTAGCTAAAGTAGGTGGCTGGGAATTAACTAAAGAAGGTGAAATGACTTGGTCAAAAGAACTATACTACATACATGAAATACCTATGGGTGTACCTATTGATACTAAATTACTCATTCATAATTTATTTTTAGACCAAAAAGAGGTGATAGATGAAGCTTTTATTGAACTATTTAAAAATAAACAGAAGATATCCATCCAACTAAAATTAATAACTAAAGAAACAAAAACAGTTAAATGGCTTAGAGTAATAGCTATCCCTTTATTAGACAAGAATGGGGAGGTAGAAAAAGTAATTGGGGCAACTCAAGATATCACTACTGTACATAACTTTGCTAAAGAAAAAGAGTTAATGACTAAGCAGTTACAACAATCTCAAAAAATGGAGGCTATAGGTACACTCGCTGGTGGAATTGCACATGATTTTAATAATATACTGTCTGGTATATTTGGGTATACCCAGTTAGCCGAAATGAGTGTAGAAACCCCAGAAAAAGCCAGAAAACATTTAAAAATGGTTGTAGCTAGTGCTCAAAGAGCTGCAGAGTTAGTACAACAAATTTTAACTTTTAGTAGAACACCAGATAAAGATCTAGCACCATTAAAAGTATATATAGTAATTAAAGAGGCTATGAAATTACTAAGAGCTTCAATACCTTCCTCAATAAAGTTTACTGTAGACATCCAATCTAAAGGAAGTGTAAAGATGGACCCTACTAAAGTACACCAAATTATAATGAATCTAGTGACTAATGCATACCAAGCTATCGGAGATGCTGAGCAGGGGGAAATAACTATAGTAGTAAGAGAAATATTTTTAAACAAAAAAGGAGTAATACCTAATGTAGGTCTTAAAAAAGGTGAGTACTTAAAACTATCAGTAAGTGACACTGGTACAGGTATGACTAAAGAAGTACAAGAACGACTATTTGAACCATACTACACTACTAAAATAAAAGGGAAGGGTACAGGTTTGGGGCTGTCTATAGTGCATGGAATAGTTACCAATGCTGGAGGCCAAATTAATGTATATAGTGAATTAGGCATAGGTTCATCTTTTAATATTTATTTACCTCTCAGTGTAGAACTAACAGCCTATGAGAATAAAAAAGTAACTATCACTGATAAAGAGCTACTTAAAGGTACTGAAACCTTAATGATAGTAGACGATGAGCCTATGGTAGTATCAGCTTTTCAAACTATATTAAATCAGTATGGCTATACTGTAGATATTTTCAAAAATGGAGCTCTAGGGTTAGAAGCATTCAAAAAATATCCAACCAGATATAATCTAATAGTTACAGACCAGACAATGCCAATTATGACTGGGGCAGAAATGTCAAAGCGTATTTTGGATATTAACTCTGATATGCCTATAGTTCTTTGTACAGGGCATACAGAACAAACTACAAAGGAGCAATGGAAGACTATAGGAATAAAAGGAATTCTAAATAAACCAGTACTAACTAGTGATTTATTAATGTCTATTAGAACTATATTAAATAAAAAAGAGATAATTAAATGATCTATTTTAAATACTTATACTATATACTTAATCATAAGTGGGATGTAGGTATAGAGTGCATAAAACTTAAATTATATTGGCATGCTATAACTCATGATCTATCTAAATTTTATCCATCAGAGTTTAAAGCCTATGCTAAACATTTCTATGCTGGGCCTAATAGAAGCTTATTTGAAACAGCTTGGTGCTTACATCAACATAGAAACAAACATCATTGGGAATATTGGGTAAAAGCTGATGGACACACTGTACCGATGCCAGAGCAGTATGTAAAACAAATGGTGGCAGACTGGAAAGGCATGGCTAGAAATAAAAAATTTGATCCGGCTGGTATTTTTTACATTAAAAATAAATATAAAATGAAGCTACATAAACAAACCAAAGCTTGCATATTAAAACTATTATATGAGGAAATTTATGACTAAAAAAGAACAATTAATTACGTGGTACCATACTATTGATTCTTTCAGTGATTTAGAAGACTATTATATTAAATTAATGAATTGTATTGATAATAAACTAGAGGACAACTATTGGACAATTATACGTCTAAAAGATAATATACTTAATATACTATGGTATAGTCCTTGTAATTTTATAACTAATATAATTAAATATCGTAAGTTTTTATGGGAAGATAGATGGTATGACTACTGGTTCTTATTAAATGCAATTCAAATAAAATTGGAACAAGATGCTAAGAACTATAGAAATAATGGCATTTGTACTTCAACTGATGAGGTGGCAAAAGAGATGGAAAATACTGTAGCACTTATTAAAAGGATAAATAATGATAATTATGATGATTTTAAACAATCTAAGGTAGATATTAAAAATTTATTTGATTATATTGGAAATAATATTTTAAAATGGTGGGATTAATTTATACAATTAAGGAGATAAACTATATATATAAATGACTATAACATTTGATATAAATAAAAAAACTAATATTGTTACACATAAGTGGACTGGTAGTATAACAGGTAATTATATAAGTGGCAGACTAAAGGAACTTACTCAATTACCTAGTTGGACTTTTGGTATGTCGCATATAATAGATATTAAAAAAGCTAACTTTGAATTTATGAGTTCTAATGAATTAATACAAGTACTATCACATATGGAATCTAATACTTTAAGAAACTCCAAGGGGGAAATTATAGGTAAAATAGTACTACTAACTGATAGAAATAAAAGTAGTTTAGCACATGAACTAAAATTATTTAATTTATTTAAATCTAAAACTAATAGAAAAATTAATTTATTTTATGATAAAAATACTTTATGTAAATGGTTAAACAGTAAATATTAAGAGGAATAAAAATGAATAATGAATTAAAGATTTCTACAAAAGATGTTAAAGTTAAATTAACACTAGTTAATAGACAGTCTATAACAGGGACTTTAAATATAATAGGTTATGATCGATTATCTGATTTTATAGAGATTGATAAGGGAAAACATTTAAAATTGTATAATGCCACCACTGAAGGTAATACACTTAATTTTATTTTAGTTACTAAAGTACATGTACTTTATTATGAACTAGACATAACTAAAAATACCTATTACATGTAATTTATAAGGAGGAATTGAATAAACACATGGAAGAAGTAATTAAAGACTATATTAAACGTATGTTTACATTTATTTTACCCCCATGGGAACCTAAGTATGAAGGTGTTCTTATTTATGATATACAGCAACATAATTGGGTTGGTGGAGATAGTATAGGTTGGGTAGTAATAAAAAAGGAAACTTAATTTATGGAAATAAATGTAATAAATTATATTAAAAATATGTTTGCTATGGAAACTACTCCAGTATGGAATGCAGGTTATGAAGGTACTATTTTTTATGATAAAAGTACTAGAAAATGGATTTCAGGTATTTATTCTAATTTAGCATTTAACATAATAAATGATGATTTAGATAATACTTTTTATATAGACAATATGTATAAGATATAAAAAAAAGGATTCACTATGCAAGTAAAAAATAAAACATTACAAAATTTACTATTAAATATAGTAGAGTATAGTCATGATATTATATGGATTATAGACACTAATTTAATTGTAGTATACTTCAATAAAGCTATAGAAAAATACGGTTGGAAACGTGATAATTTAATAGGGAAAAATATATTAAATATAATGGATAAACAATCAAGTAATTTATTTAAAACTACCATAAATAATAAATTTACTACATGTAGTGAGAAAGCTGCAGTAGTCGAAACTAATAATTTTTTTAATGGTACTAAAAATATTTTTATTCTAGAGTCTACTTGTAAAGTATTACATAATAACTATGGTAAGATTATAGGACTATATGGTATCTCAAGAGATGTTACTTGTAATAAGCAATTGGAACAAATAACTTTAGAGAAAGAAAAGAAAAAAATGCTAGTTGAAGTATCCGGAGGTATTTGCCACGAAGTAAGTCAACCTTTACAAGTCATGATGGGGTATATAGATCTACTGGATACTACAGAACTTAGTGTAGAAGGTAAAAAATATATAAACAACCTACATACTAGTATGAATAGATTAAATACTTTAGTTAAAAAGATACAAAATATAAAAGAATATAAAACTAGGTCATATTTAACTACTAAAATAATTGACCTAGATTAGGAGTTATAGATGAAAATAGAAAAACGAAAGTTTAAACGAGTTATATTTAAAAATTATGTAAATATTATAAATAATGGTAAAATACTGAAAGTTAAATCAACTAATGTATCTAGACATGGTATGTTCTTAAATACCAACGTTTTTAATGTAGGGGATAAATTAGTTGCTATATTCTCAGTACTACTTAATATACCATTAAAAAAAGATATTATTGTAATTAGAAAAAATAATAATGGGATAGGTATCAAATTTATATAACTTAGTTATACTAACATTGTACTGTACATTTAGAACTAAATAGTCTTTTAAAAAACATAATAAACCCTCTTTGTTGAGGAGGTGCAGTGTCCCACGGAGGATTCTCCCATTTTCCAGAGTTACAAATAAATACTGACTCAATGGGTAAAGCAGTTGAGTTTGTTTTAGTTAGTGTTGGTTTTGTCCAATTTTTCATAATTTATCTCCTTTATAATTTACATAAGTTAGTTTATTAAGTCATTTTCTATATCATTTATTACATTGTAGGATAAATCAAAATATAAATTACTATACTTTATATCTTGTAATTTATATATTTTTTTTACATACTCTAGATCTACATTAAAATAGCTAACTATATTTTTATATAATTCTTCCACTTTATTTGGTGTTTCTATTATAGTTATATTAGTTGATTGATATAAAAAATAGAATTTATTTATATATGCGGTTAAATTACTAGTTTTTTCATAAGATCCATGACACCAATGACCGAAAGCCTTATTACCTAATAAAATAGTACGGTCATCACATAATAACGACCAGCCGCGTTGTTCTAATTTTTTAGACAAAGTAGATTTACCAGTACCTGAACTACCTAGTAAAGTTATAGCTTTATTATTTTTTATTAAACTATTACCATGTAAAATTAAACCATTATTTTTAATTACATATGGATATAACATCACTTGATCAGAATAAAATACACATAAATTATTAATTAACTTTTTATTATAAATACTTATTATATTTTTTGGAAGATATATCCGCCAATCAGTTAGCTCTTTATTAACAACAGCTTTTATATTATAAGGTTTATAAAAATATAATATATCTGTATTACTTTCTTTTATAATCCAGGTAGAATTTTGAAATCTAGTTTTATATTTTTTAAAAAAATTAAATTTTAATTTAAATAGATTATGAGTTATTTTAATATCTATATCATTAGTATTATCTATATCTACTTTAAATTTATTAAATTGCTCATTTAAAACTAAACTACTTTTAATTGGCGTATTTAATTCTATTACACAGTTACATGTTTTATAATAACTTTTATACATATATAAATAATAAGTATTATTATTATATTGTCAATAAACTAACTAGTAAATATATGAGATACTTATTTTTATTATAAATAAAAGGAGGTAATTCATGTCTAGATACTTAACACAATTATACGATATAGCATATAAATTGAGGAGTGTAGATCCCAGTACATTTAGTAGTATTTGTTTTGGTTACTTTAAAACTAAACCTGTAGGGTGTGTAACTGCTTCATTAGATTTAGGTTGTGGTGGCAAAAAGACTGATAAAGAAATAAGTATAGTACTACCACCTAATATCGTAATTCAATAATAATTATATATAAATTTTGTGCTTAATTATAGGTATAATTATTTAACCTACTTATAATTAGGCACTTAAAATTTATTATTTTTTAGTTAAAGGAGAGGTAATGGCTAGATTATCTAGAGTTTTTAGTAAAAAGCGGTGTAAAAACAATCAAACCAATAAATCCACATTAATGGATCGAATGACGTCTAGACAAAATAGTAGTATGATTAGTGATAATAATCTTTTAGGTGATTTATTTATTACTACTGATATGGATAATATAGTAGACTTAACTCAATTACATAAACCAATTGTGAGTAGACTTAAAACTTCGACTAAAATAACTAATTTACAGAATAAAACTAGTATAGCATTTGATGGTAAAGACGCTAATTTAAATATACTTGATAATGGTAATTTTAATTTTAATATAGATGATTTTTCAATTGACTGGTGGGAATACCAATTACCAGAACCAGACGGTTGGGAATTAGAAGTAGCTACTACCCAGTATATTGTATATAAAAATTCTATTGATAAAAAAGCTCCTTTACAGATATCTAATAGCCCAGATAAAACTATTTCTATTTCTAGTGATGGTAGCCATTGGGATATATCAGATAATAGATATATAGGTACTGTAGACTATAATAAATGGACTCATTGGGCCATAGTAAGAGCTAATAATAATTTTTACACTTTTAAAAATGGGGCAATAAAGAATATATGGTCATCCTCTAAAGCTATTAATTCTTCAGACGGTTATTTAACTTTTGGTAGTAATCCTAAAGGTAATAATTTTTATGGTTATTTAGATAAAATACGTATTATAAAAGGCACTTCATTGTGGACAGATGAGTTTAAACCCACAAAAGAGGATTTATTTTATTAATTTGTTGACAATTATGTAATAAGTATTATAGTCTATATATAATATTTTAAGAAAGGAAAATCATGAGAATTACTTATCAACAATTATTTACTAATATTAGATCTAGAATTAATATATTCACAAATCTACCTCATTATTATTCTAAATTATACAATAACTATAATAAACCATTAAATACAGAAGCTATACCTATAAAAATAGATAGAATAAGTACTAATATAGGTAGCACTATTAATATATATATTTAAATTAAGGAAAAAAAATGAAAAATAAAAAAATGACTGACTTTATAATAGCTAATGAAGTATTAGATAATTTAAGTACGACCCTAAAAAACATGTTTGCTGACGATGTAACTTTTGGGTACGGAGAGGAATTTAAAAAATTAACTGAAAGAACTTATGAAGTTATGTGTCATATGGAAGCTGCAAATGAAGAGCTTGAAAAAGACCCAGGGATTTTACAAACTGCCCACAAATTTAGTATAACTACAGAATCTGTTATAGAAGATATATCTAAAATAATGATGTACTCTACTATAGCAAAACAAGGGTTGATAATAGAAACACTAACTTTGTTACTAGAGGGTAAAGATGAGTAACCCTATATGTTATGAGTGTTTAAAGTTAATGGTTAAAAAACATAGTATAATTTATATTAATAGACCAGGATTTGGAGAGTATAAGGTTCCAGGAGTATTGCATTTTTCATGTGAGAAATGCGGGACTAAGATAATTCCACCTATTGAGTCATTAAGAATTACCCAAAAAGGTATTAAATTACACTTATTAAAAGTACTTAAAGAATTAAATACTGAGTCAGTATTAAATCTATGTCAGATATTAAAGTGTGAACTTAGTGAGTTAAATGAAGTACTAATACAATTAAATGATGAAAATATCATTTCATTGAGTGATACCGGTAGATTTCCTATGGTAAGTTTAAATACAATAGAACCTAAAATTAAAAAAGGATTTATCTCAAAATTAATTAATAGCTTATTTAAAGGTGAAGCTAGTGATATATAAAAATTTTTGTATAATACCAGAAAATGCTATAGAAGAAGAATTTATAGAACATGAAATAAAATTTCTAATAGATGTGTCTATACATAAACAACATGAAATAAAAGACAAAGATACATATATTAAAATAGTTAAAAATAGATTTATAGATTGGTTAAATAAGGATTCAAAAATGAATGAAGTAAAACAAGTAATAGTAATACGTAAAGATTTAAAAATGCGTAAAGGTAAAGCTATAGCTCAAGGTGCTCACGCTGCTATGAAAGTAATACTAGACAAAACTATAAAAACTGAAGATTCTACTAGTCAATATTTAAAATTAAACTTACTAAAAAATGACCCTATGTTTAAATGGCTTAATGGTAGTTTTACAAAAATAGTAGTAGGTGTAGATTCATTAGGGGAATTAGAAAAGATAGAGTCAAAAGCTATGGAACTAGGTATTATGTGTGCTAAAATAATAGATGAAGGTAGAACAGAATTTAAGAATAAAAAAACTATTACAGCTTTAGCAGTAGGGCCTGAATGGTCGGAAAAATTAGACCCAATAACAAGCAATCTTAAGTTAATATAAGGAATAATATTATGCCATATATAAGTAAACAGAGAAAAGAAACTATAATAGAGCCAAAAAATAGCGGAGAATTAAATTATATGGTTACTAAATTACTAATAACATATTTAAAAAATAATAAAATTAATTACCAAGTATGTAACGATATAGTAGGGGCTCTAGACAATGCTAAGGATGAATTTAGACGTAGAATACAACATCCTTATGAAAATAATAAAATAAAAGAAAATGGTGATGTGTATGAGAAATGATTTTTTAACAGATACAGAAGTAATGGAAGAACGCCTAGCAGTACTGAAAAGTTTAGACCATCCTAATGATTATTTTGAAGCCAGTAAAATAAGAGGAGAAATAAAATATATTGAAAACATGTTAAGTGCTGCAGCATTTTCCACATTTAATGACTACCCTTTACTATAATATAATTAAAAAGGAAGTAACTATGAGAGACAAAATCTACATGATTGGCCAAATAAGTGTTAATGAGCCTGAAACTTACAATTGGCGACAACGAGTAAAACAAACTTTTATGGATAGTAGGCAATTTTATTTTATCGACCCTTGTAATAATGAGTTTAATAAATCTGTGCAAGCAGAATATGGTGATGGCTCTGACCCAGACAGAACTAAGGTATACACTACTGAAGGTATTAATCTCTTAGTGCCAAAAGATAAAATGTATGTTATGAAGTCCACGGGGGCCATAGCTAACATGAATCACTATGATACAGAAAAACCTATGATAGGTACAATGTTTGAACTAGCTTGGTATCATGATAATAATCATAAAGCTGTTATTGGTATATTTAAAGGTGATCGTACTAAAGATAAATACTGTAATCATCCATTTGTATCAAGTGTAGTAAATTGCTGGGTACAAGATGAAGAAGAAGCATGCCGCGTACTTGAAAAGTATTTTAGTATTTAAAAGGAGATAATATGGAAAAAGTTATAGAAGTAGAAAATAAACAGTCTGAGGGTGCAAAAATAAATCTAACTATTGACTTAGCACCAGAGGATTGTTATGTTATGTGTAAACAATTATTTGATAAATTAAAAATAAAAGAAAAAGATGAAATAGTTAATTCATATTTTGAAGCTAAAAAAGTACCAAGACAACTATAAATAGTAAGTTTAACTAACCTTCTAATTAGTATGGAAGGTTAGTTAAATTAGTATAGAAAGGAGGTAGGAAGAAACCAAACTGAATTTTTAAACTAAAACTTATTAAGGGAGACTACTGAATGGTTGAGATTTTAGAATGGGATGGTAAATTGGAAGATAAAGTAGTTATAGACACTAATTTACTTCTAGATGATTCAAAGATTTTATTTAAATTAACAAAAAAGTATAGACAAATTGTAATACCAATTACTGTACTACAAGAATTAGATAAACATAAGTTTAAACAAGGTACTTCTTATAGCGCTAGACAAGCAATAAGAGCACTTATAGATTTTAAATCAAAGTATAGAGATAGAATATTATTTGATATTTCTAGTATTGATTTAAATAAGTTAGATACTAATGATCTAAAAATAATTAAATGTGCTAAAGATAGTAATTCAACGCTTGCAACTAAAGATATGTCTATGGACATAATAGCAGAAGCACTTGAAGTAAAGACTAAATTATATGATGTAGTATTAAATAATATTTTTAATCCTTATGTGTACATAGAACAGTATAAACTATTTAATGTTAATACTGAGGGCGTATTTGGATATGGTAGATATTTTGAAGGTGCAGACTACAATAAAGTATATAATTTATTTAATACTGCTAGTGATAGACCACTTATAAGAGATTCATGGTTTTTTGTAATTATAAATACACCAACTAGTAACCCTACAGTCTATGCACATAATCCGATTAGAAAGTTATTTGTAAAAATAGACGATGAGCCTACATACAGAAGTATAAAAGGTAAAAAAGGAGAACATATTAAAGCTAGGGATATTTATCAAACATGCGCAATATATGCACTAAAAGAAGCACAACATGTGTTGATAACTGGTAAATGGGGCTCTGGTAAAACACTATTAGCTACAGCACAATCACTAGCTAATGAGGATAAAAAAGTATTTGTAACTAGAGCACCTATAGGCTTGAATTCTAAGTATGATATAGGATTTATTCCTGGTGATAGAGTTGAAAAAATGCAAGATTGGTTAGGTGGTTTTATGAGTGCCTTATATTTTCTTTATGGCAATACTAAAGGCCAGGTAGGGGAAGGCAATAAAGGTTATGATTATGTCAAAGAAGTTCTTTTCAGAGAAAAATTAGAACCTATTGCAATTAACTCTATACAAGGGCTTTCATTACTAGATCATGATACTTTAATAGTAGATGAAGTACAACTCATCACTGTGGACTATATTAGTATGATTTTGAGCCGTCCGTCAGAATCTGGTAGGTTAGTACTCTTAGGTGACTTAGGTCAAACATATGACGTAGTAAAGCCCTCAGAATCGGGTTTATTAAAACTATTAAGGATACTACCACATAGGTCTATAGCATACGTAGATTTACAAAATTCGTATAGAAGTGATATTTTAGAAGTTGCAGAGCTTTTACAGGATAAAACAATAGGATAAAAATAGGATAAAAAAAATGAACACAAAACCATTAGTTATAAACCTATTAGGTGGTCCAGGTAATTTAAAATCAGCCACGGCCGCTGGGATATTCTCGTTATTAAAATTACATTATATAAATTGTGAATTGGTTACAGAGTTTCCTAAAGATTTGACATGGGAAGAAAATTGGAAAGTCTTAGCTATGCAAGGACTAGTATTCTCAGAACAAAATAGACGATTAGCCAGAATAACTCACGATGTAGATGTTATTGTTACTGATACATCTTTATTATTTTCACTACTTTATAACAAAGATACTTTAACTACTGAATTTAGTGAATATATAATGAGTGTGTATAATTCTTACAATAATTTAAATGTTAATTTAGTTAGAAATAAACATATCATGTATGAAGAGTTTGGTAGAAAAGAATCTAAAAACGAATCTATGCAGATAGATGTTAATATAAAGTCAATACTAAATAAATATAAACTAGACTATATAGAATTTAATACTGGAATAAATACTATTAATGAAATAGTAGCACTAATTCTTAATAAATTTAGTAAAAAAATTAAATACACACTAAAGGAAGTGCAGACATAAATGGATAATGGATATAAATATTTAATTGAGCAGGTGGATAAAAAATTTTTAAAGGAAAATAAAATATCTAAAGACGATATTGTATTGTTATTTGATGTAATAAATGCATTAGAGGACCAAGTAAAATTATACAAAACAATTATTAGAGAAGGTAGACATATTACAATAGAGTAGCAAATGATTTTTAATAGTTAGTATAATAGTAGCCACCTTATCAGTATATATTTGAGTGGCTATTATTATATTTAATTGTATCTAAGGAGGTGATTAAAATTAAACTAAAAAATTGGGGGTACTCAGAAAAAAAATTACTGAAAGAGAACTATGATAAACTAACCATTAAAGAGTTAGAACAGTTATTTCCAAAAAGATCTAGGGAGTCTATCAATAATAAAATAAAAAGACTTAAAAGATCAGGAGAACTAACAGAAGGAAAAGATAAAGATACCATCAAAAGATCATATGACCAACGAGGTATTGAAATAGATAAATTTTAGTAAAGGAGTTTATATGGAAAATATTGTTAACCCTTTAGAAGCTATATATAAATCTAAATGTTTTACATGTAAGTACAGATTAAGTAGAGTAGTAGAACCAGTAACACAAGAAGATAGAGAATATTATTTAGAATTTATGGACATAGACATAGGAGAAAATTACGATTTACATATAGAACAACATAAGTGTCTAATGACTGATGAGGATCTTGATGGTATAATATTAAAATGTAATCAGTATAAAATGGTGCATGATTTTAAATTAATACGGGAGTATAAATTTTGAAGAAAAATAAAAGTAATAAAAAATTTCCTACCATGTTTCAATTTGTAGCTGAGCAGAATAGACTAGAACGTACTGGTGGTTTACCTTCAAACCATCCAAATGGAGGTATTGAGCCGTATGATGTACCTCTGACACCAAGAGAACGTGACTTCTTTAAAAGACGGCTAGAAGAAGCTTTAAAAGGACTAGAATAAGGACTAAAAAAGAATTATGGATGTAAAAAATAATAGATTTCACATGGATTTTGACAGACATGTCATAGATTTAACTAAAAAGAACTCAGCAGAAAGAATAGCCTCCAATAAAATTTATAATTGTAGTGCTTATAACTTATTTAGAACACTAATAGTTAATGTAGTAAGAGGGGGATGGCAAGATCATAACGGTTACCCATTAAAAAGTAAATTCTTTGAAAAAGGTAAATTAGCTTGTAGTATATCTACAAGAAAATTAGCTAGAATGGTAGGCCAGAGCGACCAACTGATTCAAAAAAATATAAAACTACTTAAACAAGTGAAATGGTTGGAAACTTCTAATCAGTATATGGCAAAAAAGCAAACTACTTTTGTACTAGGATATTGGATAGAGTATTCGGACACAAAAGGAAAAATTAAGTACAAAGAAACTTGGTATAAAGACGAAGTTCTAGATAATGTACGGCTCCTTAATTATAGTAAAATTGAAAAATCAATAGAAGAAGAAGTAGCTATTTTTGAAGAAGAAACATTAGATTTTGACGATATTTACTTTAATAATTGCTCAAATTATTTTAAATAGACCGTAGTGAAATTCACTACAGTACCGTAGTGAAATTCACTACATATAATATATAAGAATAAAATACTAGATTAATTATTACTACTAGTGTTAATTAAATAAGTATTAATAATTTTTTTTAAAAAATTATATTTAAAATAAAACTTACGCAAAAAACTAAAACATAACTAGAAAAAGAAATACTATGGAAACTTTAACGATACACACTGCTAAAAAAACTATGCACTTAAAAGATTCAAATGCTTGCGTCAGTTTTGTAAGTACAATTTGGAGAGATAAGCCAGTTTTAATTATGTTTAATAACCTAACTAATAAAATTATTGAAATATATTTTAATCCAGTATGTCAGGACGGTGATGAAGAGCTGCTAGAATCTTTAGTAATCTCATTTTTAATGTAATATTGCATTGACAACTGAACTTTGATGCATATATTATATATAACGGACGAAGAAATATTTAATTAAAAAAAAAGGAATTACACATGGTACCATACGTTATTGAAACAGGCAAGAATGACCAAGAAAAAGTATATGATATTTATTCAAGACTTCTTAAAGACAGAATTATATTTATTAGAGGGGAATTTAACCCAGAATTAGCAGATGCTGTAACTGCACAATTACTGTTTCTAGAATCAGCTGACCCTGAGAAAGATATTTTTATGTATATAAACAGTCCTGGTGGCCATATAGACGCTATGTATAGTATTTATGATACTATGAACTACATAAAACCAGATATATGCACACTAGCCTATGGACAGGCTTGTTCTGCAGGTTCTTTTATTTTAGCTGCTGGTACTAAAGGAAAAAGATTTGCTTTACCTAATTGTGATATTATGATTCATGAGTTATCAGGCGGAAGCCAGGGTAAGTTTCATGATATGGAGATAAGTTTTAATAGAAGTAAATCTCTGTATGAGAAAATGGCTAAGCATTATGTAGATTTTACAGGACAGAAATTAGTTAAAATAAAAAAAGATATGAAAAGAGATCACTATATTAGTTCAGAAGATGCAGTAAAATACGGACTTATAGATAAAGTCCAAACTACAAGAGGCTAGTATGATTACGTATAATAAAATATATGAAAAAAAAGATGGCAGGAAATTAGTTGCTACAGGTCCTAGGAATTTACAGAATAGACAGCAGTTACAGAGTACTGAAGTAGTTAGTACTAACTCTGGTATTGTAGAAGGATTAAAAGATGAGTTAAAACATATAGCTTCTACAATTGGTTATACTAAAGATCAGGCTACAGAAATGCTTAACACTGCTATTGAAGAAGTATCAATAGACCTTGAAAAAAAATATATTTTTGAAATTGACACTTTGAAAAAATCAGTGTCAGATAGTATTAATACTATTAATGAGCTTAAAGCTATTAATTCAGCTTTGCAAGTTAGAATTGATAAAAAAGATGACGTAATACTAGAATTAACTTCTAAATTAAGTTCACCTACTAGGGAAGTTGTCTATGAGAGCGATTCAAGTAGTACTAGTGATAGACCGTCTATTGATAATATAATAATAGACCCTACAGAAAGAGGTGCAGGTGCAAAAATGGAATCACACCTTACAGTTAAAGAAGTCAAGTCTATGAAGCCAAAACTTGCTTCAAATATAAATAAATTAAAAGAATTAATGGGTGGATTACCGAAAATAAAATAGGAGCAAATTATGACTGATAAAAATTTTAATAAAACTAGTGGGCCACAAGATAGAGTACCTAAGGTTAAGAATAAACATGAAAGTATGGATGAATCTACAATTGAGAAGGAAAGACCAAAAATTGAAGACCCCATGCCTATTAAAGAAACTGTTGTAGAGTCAGAGCCTACAGTGGTAACACCAATACATAAAGGGCTAGATATAGGAACTAATATGTTAGTAGCTAGCAGTATGGATGCTGATGGAGATACTTCATTTAAAATGCAACGTGATGCATTTTATAGGATAGAACCAAAGTCGGAAGTAAATAAAAATAGCATTAGAATGTCTCTAGATAAGCGACAAGCTAGTTACATTATTGATAATGATGAGTCATTCATAGTAGTAGGTGAAGATGCCCTAGAAATAGCCATAGAGAGGCATGATAAGGCGGAAAGACCTCTTCAGCGAGGAGTCATTTCCCCCCAAAATAAAAAATCACTTCCTATATTAAAACATATTGTTAAAGACTTGCTAGGTGAAGCAATTCCAGGCTCAAAGGTGGTATATTCTGTACCTGCTGCCCCAACCGATACTGATTTCGATATTGTATATCATACTGAAATAATGGGTATGTATTTAAAAGAGTTAGGTTACACATCTGCTCCTATAAATGAAGCCTTTGCTATTGCACTATCTGAATTGTTAGATGAGGGGTTGACAGGTGTATGTTTATCTTATGGAGCTGGTATGACTAATGTAGCTGTAATTCATCAGGGTGACCCTTTAGTTGAGTTTAGTTTAACAAGGTCAGGAGATTACATAGATCAATCAGTAGGTAGAGCTTTAGATATATCACCGAGCCTGGTTCAGCAAGAGAAAGAAGCCGGTATAGATTTAAATTCACCTAATGGTGAGATAGTAGAGGCTATATCTGTATATTATAGTGCAGTAATTAAGTACACTCTAGAGAACATAGCATATGAATTGAGTAAGCGTAAAAAAGATCTACCTATTTTTAGAGAAGAAGTACCTTTAATAGTATCTGGTGGATTAACACTAGCTAATGGTTTTGTACCAAAGGTTCAGGATACTATAGTTAATTTAGACTTCCCTTTAAAAATTGGTACAGTACGTAGAGCTGCAGAGCCTATGACTACAGTAGCACATGGTTGTCTTTTAGCAGCCCATCTTTAATTTCATTACTATGTATATTTATTAATGTAACCTATTTACCTATAAGAGGGAAATTAAAAAAATGCCATCATTTGGACGTAGATCTAAGAAAAACTTAAGTACAGCACATTTTGATTTACAATTACTATTTACTAGAGTTGTAAAATATTTTGATTGTAGTGTACTTTGTGGATTTAGGGATAAAGAATCCCAGAATGAAGCTTTTCATTCTGGACGATCTAAAGTATTATGGCCAAATAGTAAACATAATAGTAAACCTTCCTACGCTATAGATGTAGCCCCTTATTACACTGGGGAAGGGGTCCCATGGGATAATAGAGAACGTTTTATTATTTTTGCTGGCTTTGTATTAGGGCTGGCAGCTAGTATGGATATAGAACTTAGATGGGGCGGAGATTGGGATTCGGATAGAAAGTTAAATGACCAAAGTTTTTTTGATGGTGTACATTTTGAACTTGTGCACTAGATTTTTTTGGTAATTTATATTATAAATTAATTTTACTTTTAAAGTTGAAACTTAAAAAGTAATAGTTGAGATCACACAGATTTGTACTTAGAGATAATTTATGCGGCCCTAAGTACTTTACTGAGTGTTGTAAGAAGTGATTCTAGAGCTTATTCTAGAATTACAGAATTATAGAAATTTATTTTAAAAGATTAGGAGGAAGTAAAGTCAATGAGTCACAGAGTTGAAGGTATTGTAAAATGGTTTAATGATTCAAGAGGTTATGGGTTTGTGTATGAAAGTGAAGATTTACCTGAAGAATTTTTTGTACACTTTAGTGCTATCGAGATGGATGGTTTTAAGACCCTTACAGAAGGTCAAAAAGTATCATTTACTTTAGTACAGACAGATAAAGGTGTTCAAGCATCTTCTGTCCAATTACTTTAGTATAATAACTAGATAATAATCATCTACCTTAATAAAAAAATAACTTATTTATTTAATTATACATACATATTAAAGGTAGTATAGTTAGTGGTTATGGTAGTTTATAAGAAATTTTAAACGGTAAAAGAAAGATATTAGTATACTTATTATTATAAAAACTAAAATATGTTGTTCTAAGTATGGGCGCAAATAGAATAGTAGTATTAAACGTTATGGTAATTGTACTTTTTATTTTCATTAATTAATATTTTGGTAGATGATTATGTTTTTAAGACAACAACTAGATAAAAGAAACAATATAAAAAATAAAATAAATGAGTTGAGTGCGTGGGTACTTAAAGTGGTACCTTCAGACAAACTAGTATCATTACTATTAGTACAGTTTGATGAGTTACAGAATATAAATTTATTAATTAGTAAAGTAAACAATCAAACTGAAGTAAATATAGGTGGTACTACTATTAGTTTAGCTACTGCTATAGAAATACGTAGTACTATTAAATTGAAAATAGATTTAATAACTAGTTTAATAACTACTAACACTAATTTAGATATAACTAGTTTATTGGATCAGCGAGATAACTTTCTAGCTGAATACAATAGTATAGATGGAGTAATTAGAGTCACAGATTGGAATATTAAATTAGATTAAAGGGGATATTTATGGATAAGGCTTATGATAAACAAGCACTACTAGGTTTGACAGATTGGGATATGTATTGGACTGTAATTAGAATTCTAAAGAATAAATAAGGAATTAATACTATGGCATTAATAGTAATTAGTGGTAAAGCAAGAGCTGGTAAAGACACATTTGGTAAGATTTTACAAGCTAAATTAAAAGATAATTATTTTATAATGGCGTTTGCTAATGAGTTAAAACGCAGACTTAAGAAGGATTTTGATTTATCTAATAGTCAGCTATATGGTGACTTAAAGGAAGTACCAGATAAAAGATATAGAAAACCTACAGATGAGGATAAGGTGATTTATTGGACACCAAGAGAAATAATGCAGTTTATAGGTACTGATACTTTTAGGGCTATAGATGATAATTTTTGGGTTAATCAGTTATTTAAGTATGTTACTAGAAATAACTTAAAAAATGTAATTATAACTGATGGTAGATTTCCTACTGAAATTGAGGCAGTTAAATCCAGGGGAGGAATTCATATCAGGGTAGATAGACCTGATGCACAAGAAATATGTGGCAGCTTACATTCTTCTGAAACCTCATTAGATACGTATGATGATATAGATTTCATTGTGAATAATAATAGTACTATTACAGCTTTAGAGGTGATAGCTGAAGAAATTATAAAGGAGATAGAAAATGGAAAATAATGAATTTAACGTAGGTATTGAAATTAAAACAATTAAGAACGCTAGTATTAGTAGGTATAGTGATGGGTATAATTATGCTAGTATATCATCTAAAGTGGCTGATAATGAGTATATGAGTGTTCATTATGAATGGAAAGGTAATCAGATTCCTGAGTTTGCTCTAAATGTTATGGAGGTAATGAAATCTTTAGGTAAGGAAGAAGCATCAAAAAATAATGAGTATGCTGCTTCTTTGGAGAGAGCCGGTAATTTTTTTATTGCTCAGGCAGCAAAAATGAAAGATGAGGAAGATCCTAAGAATAAAAAGAAGGATACTAAAAAAGATACTAAAAAAGAAAAATGCTAATATAAGGGAGGTAATATGCCTATTAGTGAAAGTGAGTTTAGGGAGCCAAAATTTACTAGATACCAAGAGAGGTATCCTATGACTTACAATAAAAATGAGAGGTACACTGCTACTGTAGTTAATCCTAAAATTTTACAAGCGAGAGTAAATAGTATTGATGGTAGTGGTTGGAAATTACCAGGGTACAATCCAAATCATAACTCAATATCAGTAGAGCGTGTGAATTTAACTACAGAGTCACCTACATTCAGACCCTATTAGAATTAAAGGAATTACGAATTATGGATATAGAACAAAGATTAGATGTTTTTAAAGATGAATTATCCGCTATCTCTGATGGTAGAATAAGGGAATTTACTAAATTGTGTTTAGCTCAAGGGCCAGATTACTTTTTTACAGATTGTCCTGCTAGTACTACTGGTAAATATCACCCCTTAAATGAGATTAGTTGGGATGGTACTATTATACATACAAAAAAAGTTTTTAATATTGCATATACTTTAGCACGTGGATTGGGCATAGAGCACAATAGAGACCCTATTTTATGTGCTTGTATTATACATGATTTAATAAAGAAAGGTCTAAAAGATTCACAATGGGCTCAGAAAAACCATCCTCAATTAGCTGCTAGTTTGGTAGATAGGATTCAAAAAGATACTCAATTATTAACACCAGAAGAGTTTGATATAGTTTATAATAGTATCTATTATCACTATGGTCCGTGGACTACTAAAGCTGTAGCAAAACCTATGAATGAGTACTCATTAGAGGAATTATGTGTATATGTTAGTGACTATGTAGCGTCTAAAAGATTTGTAGAAGTGCAATATAAGGATCTAGAACATGAGTAGTACTAAATATTTAGATGAATTCTTACTAGATGACAGAGGTAAGATAACCAAAGACGTCATGGACACCATTAAAGATTACTGCGGATTATTTGCATTTGTGATGTCTATATGTAATGATCAAATATTATCTGACCAAGCTAAAGCTGATTTGATTAGAAATATTGTAGAGTCGTCGTTAAAGTTCATGAGTAAGCGTTATCTTACTAATCTAAATTTATATAATAAACAAGTTACTGATAATTTAAAAACTGGTAAACTTTTTGAGGCTCTATCTGAAATTCCAGCCAAAATGCAGGAAGACTATGAAATGGGTATTGAAGAAGCCCGCCATTTTATATATACTGAAGTACGAGATATTTTAAAAATTTTAAAGATTAATTTAGAAATATAGGGAGGTATTTATGTCAGCTGATAATCATTTTGGTAGTTTAGGTACAGGAGAATTACGCCCAGGTGCTACACCCAGGAGATGGGAACCTGATGGAGGTGTAACTAGTTTGAATAATAGAATTCATAAAGAAAGTAAATTCGCTGATACACATAAAAAATTACCATTTTCTTTCCGTAAGCCACTGAAAGCAAAAGGTAGTCGTAGTCTAATTCAGTGTGATAATTGTGGGGCTATAACTATTGGTACTACCATTACTGTGGGCATTATATGTAAAAAATGTAATAAATTTTCATCTACCTCGGAGGTTTTGTTTGAAGACTAGTACATTTAGGCAAGGCCGAAAAGGTAGACCTATAGGTTTTAGATTAAGTGAAGCCAGCAAAAGAGCTATTAGCGAAGCTAAAAAGGGTCAAAAGCATAAAGAAACTACTAAAACTAAAATATCTAGATCGTTACAGAACTACTTTAGACGTAAGAACCCACTTTCAGAGGAGTTAATTAATACTTATTGTAGAGTATCAGATGACGCCATGTGTGAATGGATGTATAAGGTTACTGAAGAACTTGATAATAGTAGAGATATACTTACTCAGAGGGCTATGTTTAATAAATTAAGGACTGAGATCTCTTATGGTCATAATATAGAAGAAATATTTAGTCATGCTATAACACCTGAGATTCTTTTAATGGCTAAAGAAGCTATTGAATCAAAAATTATTCTAGAAGATGAAAAGGATATTAAATAAATGGGCGGCCAAGGTAGTGGTAAACCAAAAAAACCAGTAATTAAAAAGTTAATAAAAGAGATAATTCCTACTAGTAAAATTTTCTCAGAAGATGAAGCTCAAATGTATGAAGATTTTATGGCAGCTTATTTAGCTGATTTTGACGCTGATGAATTAATCTCTAGCGACATGGATGATATAATGAATTTAGCTCTTAATAAGGTATTATCGTTCAGACTGTTAAAAGAAAGTAAGGATGATACTGATAGACAAATTGATATAGCAGCAACTCTTGAAAAATTAGATAAGCGTAATGAAAAAATAAAAGAAAGTTTATCTACAAGACGCCGTGATAGAATAAACCCCAACGAATTAAAAGGATTTTCTATTGTTGATCTAGCTGTAGCGTTTGACCAAGAGGCTAAGGCAGCTCAAGCTAAGCGTATGGAAAAATTACGTAAAGAAGAGAGAGATATTTTAAAGAAAAGAGAATCATACGAAGGGAATAAGAATGACCTAGAAGAAACTAAACAGGATGACGAATATTAATGACTAAGAAGAGGCACAATTTAGATGATTTAATGGTGCAAGGTAAAGATCTAATTTCATTTTATAGGGCACATCCATGTATTGCTGCTTATGAACTACTTGGAGTTGATTTAGCCCCCATACAACGGCTTGTATTTAGGGATATGTGGTTTAAGAGTTATGTTATAGCAGTGTGCGGGCGTGGTTATGGAAAAAGTCAGTATACTGGATCACTCATACATACTAAATTGGATGGGTTAGTATATCTAAATGAGGTACTTCCACCTATTCCAGCCCATTTAAGTGATGGTGAAGAGGAAGTAATTGATTGGGTTGATGAGATTTATACATCTGAGGGGTTTAGAAATACTAAAAAATTATGCCTGGAAAAAGGTATTACTGGAAAAAAAATCATAACTCAAAACTATTATGAGAACAAAGGAAGTACTCATCACCCATTGTTAGTGTTAAATTCTAAGTGTTGTTTTGAATATAAAAGTATGGATGAATTTATTCCAGGGGACAGGATATGTATACAAAGAGGACAAAACACTTTTGGTAATAATTTAATACCTTTAGATGAGGCTTACTTAATAGGTTTATTTATAGGTGGTAGTTTTATAGGTAGAAAAAATTATATAAAGATTACCACCACAGATAATTACATTAAAGACTTTTGCATTAATTTCTGTATCAATAATAGTGTATCATATAGGGTTGACAAAGATAGATGTACTGAGGATGGCTTTAGTATTTATTTTAAACAATTCGTATCATTTTTTGATAGACACAGTATTGATATGGAGACATCTTACACTAAATCAGTACCATACTCTGTGCGTACTTCTTCTAGAGCATCTCAAGTAGCATTTTTACAAGGGTACTTCGATACTAATAGTACTGTCTATAGAACTAATGGTAGTGTGTCATGTTACTCTGTATCTAAGAAACTGCTAAAAGAAGTTCAAATGATGCTACTAAATTTTGGTATAATAGCTAGACTAAGAAAAAAGAAAACTAAGTCTAAATTTGGTAAAGTTTACTTATTGGATATGTGCTTAGATGACGCTTTAAAATTTAAAGAATTAATAGGGTTTAGATTAAAAAGAAAACAATTTATATTAAATAATTATTTTCATAAAAAAGAACTTAACGTAGATAAAACTACTATACCGTATGCATTACAATTGTGTTACTCCATAACACAATACTACCATAATAAATATATCACTTCTAAAAAACCCCCATTTAACATACGAATTACTAATAAAAAAGAGATAACTTACGATAGGTTAACTAGGTTTTTATCTCAATGTGAAGATATTGAACTTGCTGGATTTAGTCTTATAGAGGTAAGAGAGGACATTTATAAATTAAAAGAGATACTAAAATATAATTACTATTTTGATACTGTTATTTCAATAGATGACTGGAAAGGTGATTGTTACGATTTTGAAATGAATATGGAAACTGATGTTGAGCCAAATTATTTTTCTAATGGGTTTATAGCCCATAATACTTTTATGTTAGGTACTTTAGCAGCATTAAGTTGTTTACTATACCCAGGCTATAGAGTAGGTCTAATTGGCCCAGTCTTTAGACAATCAAAAATGATTTTTTCAGAAGTTGAAAAATTGTATGATCAGTCACCCATTCTACGAGAAGCTACTGCTAAAAAACCTACTAGGGGGTCTGATACATGTTATTTAAAATTTAAATCTGTAGCAGGCAAGACTCCATCATATATCGAAGGACTTCCTCTAGGAGATGGTAGTAAGATTCGTGGATCTAGATTTTATTTAATACTTATAGATGAGTTGGCACAAATACCAGATCAAACACTTGATATGGTTGTACGTCCAATGGGGGCTACAGCCTTAGCACCAATGGAGAGAGTTAGACGTCTAGAAGAGCAAACAAGGCTAATAAAAGCAGGACTAGCTGTAGAAGAAGACTTCCAAGAAGAGAAAGTAAATAAGATGGTTATGACTTCTTCAGGTTACTATAAGTTTAACCATATGTGGCGAAGAATGAAGGATCATTGGAAAATGATGGTAGAGTATGAGGCTAAGGGTGAGGAATGCCCTTACTCTGTTTGGCAAGTCCCTTATTGGGATCTACCTGATGGGTTTTTAGATAAAGCTAATATTGCTGAAGCTAAACGTATAATGTCGTCACATGAGTACAGTATGGAGTATGAAGCCGCTATGGTGTCCGATTCAGAAGGTTTTTTTAAAGCTTCTTTATTAGAAGAATGTACTATAGACTCTGATTTTACTACTCTTCATAAAGGTGATCCAAATAAGAGTTATGTAATTGGTGTAGACCCTAATCAAGGGGGATCAGCTAGTTGTGGTGTTATAGTTACTGAAATGGGTAAACCTAACAAAATTGTAAGTGTGTTAGAATTGATGTCAAAGACTACTCAGGGATTGACACAAGCAGTGCAATCTTTATGTGATCAGTATAAAGTAATAAGAATATTTATGGATAGAGGTGGTGGAGGTAAAGCCATCATGGATCTACTAGAAGAAGGTTATGGTAATGTTGAACCTATTATAGATAGAGGTAATCCTGATAATATTCATAAAGATGGTAGACATATTTTAGAAATGGTTAATTTTAATCCTTCTTGGATTTCTGATGCCAATTTTACTACTAAATCTATGTTTGAAGATAAGAGTTTAAGATTTCCAGAATTAACTGTGAGCGCCAACGATTTAATGGCAAGGACATATGAGTCTATAACTACATTAAAATCTCAATTATTAAGTATAGTTGTAACACAAACTTCTACTGGCATCTTACATTTTGATACTCCCACTAAAAGTATGAATAAGGATTTATATTCTGCTTTGATACTTGCAGCACATGGTATTAGAATGGTGGAAAGGGAACTAGAAGAAGGGGAAGAACCCATACTACATAATGATAGTGGTTTATTTAGAAGTCGTACTGGTAGTCAGGGGTTTAATTACTTAGGTTCGGCTGGTAATATGGGCCTAGGGGCACCACCTATAGGTAGATTTGGTTTGGGTTCTGCCGTGTTACATAGGAAGAAAAAGTAATAAACTAACCTCTTTATTAAATAGAGCAATTACAATAATTATAATATGGTAGGGTTACAGTAAGTAGTGATGAAAATTAAGTTAAAGTTTACAAACACTGTTCCCTACCATAATTTTATATAAAAGGAGAATTACACTATGGCAGATGATAAAGTAAGAAATGATTTTACTGCACCTCCTTGGTGGCTAACACCAGCTTCTAATGATTATACTAAACATAGGACTGGAGCTATAAGTTATACTATGGATGATTTAATTGGTAGGAATGATACTACTAAATATAAGCCTGTAACTAGTGATCCTGCTACTGATACATCAGGGGCTGGAGATTTGCTAACTTCTTAGGATTAAAAAATGACAAATGAAATTATAGATACACATAAACTTACTGCAGAGCTTCAACAAAAATATCCTAATGCTGGTATTCAATCAGTCGATATAGATGAAACTACTGGTAAATCTACTTTTACTTTAATACCTAATAAACAGAATCTAGCTTTTATAGATAAACCTGGAATAGCTATAAAACCACATGTTCATTCTGAATCAGCTGCTACCATTAGCCGGGATTTTATGTCTAGGCAGACGTTGGATTTAGCTGTAAGCAAAAGCCCGTATGATGAAGATCCTAAAGCTCTTTTTAAAAAAGCGGATGAATTATACTATACTGATCCATTACTAGGTTCAACTATTAATATTTTAGCCTCATTAGCTATGAAAGGGTTTGAAAATGATATTGATGATGCTAATATAAAACAATTTTTTGATACCTGGACTTTTGATGTTAATTTTGATGAGCTTTTGGAATGGATATTTTTAGATTTTTTTAAAATAGGTCACGTTACAACATATAAAGTACTTGCTAAGTATGAGCCACGTGTATCGCACCTTTCCCCAGTTCCTGGTCAAAAAACAAAAGTTTCTAAATCACCTAAAGCGAAAGCAGAACAAGAAAGATTATTTAAATTACATGCTAAATTTGAAAATATAAAAAAAGCTGAAGTAAAGGCTATTGTGGCACAAGCTAAAGCTAGTGGAGTATCACAAAAGGATTTAGCTAAATTTGAACAAGCAGCCAAGAAAAATATATGGTCTAAAGGCCATTTACCGGTAGCTTACACTGTATTAAATCCACAATTAGTCACTATTGAAGGTAATTTATTATTTGATAATGTAGCAGTTAAATTGACTCCCCCACAAGAATTAGGTCAACTACTAAAGAAACCTTCTTCTAAATTAACTGAAGAGGAGAAAGCACTTATTAAAGCTTTACCTAAAGAGATAAAGGCAGCTGCAGAAAAGGGTGGAGATTTCCAACTAGACTCTAGGCTAGTTAATACTGTAACCTATAGAAAACAACCTTATGAGAGATATGCTAGACCGAGAGCTACTAGAGTATTTGATACTATTAATTATAAACAACAATTAAAGAATGCAGATATCAGTACATTGGATGGTATTTCTAATTATATACTGAAAATAACTATAGGTAATGATGAGTTCCCAGTCACAAAACAGGCTGAGTTAGAGACTGTAGCTAAATTATTTGATACTCCATCTAAATCATTTGATGTAGTGTGGAACCATACTTTAGATATTCAAAAAATTGTTTCACCTGAGATAGAGTCTATTTTAGGGCAAGATAAGTATAAGCAAGTCAATGAAGATATGACTGGTGGTTTAGCTATTTCTAGGGCTATAGTAGATGGTGCTGGGGATACTAACACAGCAGAAATAGGGCTTCTTACTAAAGGTATAATGGAGGAAATTAATTATGCTCGCCGCCAAGTAGAAAAATGGATATATAAAGAGTATAGACAAATAAGTGAGGCTATGGGTTTTGATAGGTTCCCAAAGGTTAGATGGGACGATTCAGTATTACGTGATGAAGTATTATATATGAGTACTTTAAGTTCATTAGTGGATAGAAGGATGCTTAGTTATAATACTGCTCTAGAGGCACTAGGGTTTGATTATGAGACAGAGCTTAAAAATATGCAAACTGAGCTACCGTTGGTAGAAGATGGTATTTTTGGTATATTAGGAAGTCCATTTCAGCAGGCAGCTACAGGTCCAGGTATCCAACCTAAACAAAAATCACCTACTGGTACCCCTAGTAAGGGTAGACCTGCAGGGGAAACTAAAACAAAGAAAACTAAGAATACTGATCCAAGTAAGCAGCCAGGAAAAAAACCAACTAAACCTAAAAAAACAGCATCATTAGTGGCTAACAGTGAGGAACTTAGAAATATGTCTAAAGAAGCTTGGAAGTATTTTTTAAGTGGAGCTAGAAGTGAACTTTCAGATCGTGATTATGTTAGTTTTTTGGACACTGTGAGTAAGATAAGGTTTGGTAGTTAGTCAGTACAAAAATTATGGAGGGGACTAATGGAAAAATATAAATTTTATTTAACTGCTAATATAAATATGGCAGAAGAAACAGAGGATTTAAAAAAAGAGGCAGCATCAGTAATAAATTTACCTCAGGGTGCGGATAAACAACCAGACTTGAGTTATTTTTCAGCTATATTGGTTTCTACAGGGACTAATTTAAATAACGCTTGTTTTTTAGGTAGTGAGTTAGTTGCTGCAAAAGACACTATAGTTAGTAAAGCAATGGATATAGAACATGAAGAGCAAGATATAATTGGTCACATTTATTCTAGTGCTTTTACTGATGATTCTGGTGAATTTTTGAATACTATAGAGCTATCTTCTACTGAAACAGCTACTTTAGATACAAAAGATATGCATATACAGATAGGATCTGTTGTGTATAAAAATAGGTTTGCTGATATTGCAAAAGAAATAGCAAATAATGAATGGTCTGTAAGTATGGAATGCTATTATAAGGATTTTGATATTAAGGTTGGTGACATGATTATCCCTAAGGAGGCAGCAGCAACATTAGGAATAGAAATAGCAGATGAGGCTATTTATGGTAATCATGCGAAGGTCTTTAGTAAAGGAATAGAGGTAGCAGAAGGTACAGTAGCCAGAGTATTAAGAGGAATATGTTTTTCAGGTTGTGGGATAGTTAAAAACCCTGCTAATCCTTCTTCAGTGGTTTTAGAAACTGCTAAAGATATTAGTACGGATGATTATTTAGTGTTTAATTTAGATTTACTAAATACTACTAGTAATGCTCCAGAAGAACCACAAACTATTGAAAGTATTAATGTAACCTCTAAAGAGATAGAAGATAAACATCAACAAAAAGAAGTTTCTGATTTAGATTATAACGACACGGTAGGTATATGTGTTAGTTACAAAAAACGATTGGAAGATAAAGATGGTACGTTAGTACATGAGAAATGGTGTACTGAATTCTCGCAGATTTGTGCTTCTACATTTTTAGGAGATGCCTCTGACCAAGGTTGTCTTAGAAATAAGGTGCTTCAAACTGCAGCTTCATACGTTGAACATCTTTTTAAAAGTAAACGAACTGAGGATATTACAGTAACTTCATTGGCTCGTTTACAGTCTGCTATAAATAAAGCAGATAAAGTAATTTAACTATTAGTATAAGGAGGAGTTAATATGCCACAATTAGGACAGGCTCAAACAGGTTCACTTAGAAGCACACCTAAGCAACTGAAAATGACAGCTTCAGATAAAGCTGCAGCAGTGTATAAAAATATGGGTAACAACCATAACGTACCATTTATTTGGTCAGCTTCTGCAACTGTTTCAGGTACTGCAACAGAAGTAGAATTGGCTAACGGTCTTAAATTCTATGATATGGATTTAGCAAGTTATGCTGTTGTAACAGCAACACCTACTTCAGACCCAGGCGACACGTACTGGGTAGAACATAACACTAGCACTAATACTATTAAATTAGTAGTAGGAAGTGCTGTAGCTAGTGATGTAGAGTTCAATGTTATGTTTATGTTAGGCGCACCTATTGATGTAAGTACATTGAGTACTAGAGGTTTAGGCGCACCAGCGCAGAGTTATCCGTAATTAATAAGTTAATAACAAATGGTTTTATTGAATTACCCAGGTTGGTAACCTAAAGTAACAAAAAATAACATGATTTTAATTATATAAGGAGGAAAACCTTACTATGGACGAAGCATTGAAGAAAGATATTGAAAATATGGTAAAGACCATCTTTTCTGATAAAGAAGAAGCTAGTCAGATGCAAAAAACTCAAGACGCTTTAAATGAGTCAGCAGAGACTATTGAGGCTTTAACTAATACTTTAGAAGAGACTAATACAGAGCTGGCTAATGTCAAAGATTTGGCAAAAGAGGATGCAGCTACTAAGGATTCTAAAATTTCCGAACTTACTACTGAACTAGAGGCAGTTCAAACTAAGTTGGGTACAGCAGAGGCAGATTTACTTGTTTCTGAGGAGTCTTTAATTAACATTAAAAAAGACCGTTTGGCAGAAGCTAGAATGGTAGAATTACAAGAAGCTAAGGTAGCAATGGAGAATAATTTGGAAGTTCAGACTGCGAAAGTAAGAGAATTTTCAGATGAAGAGTTTGCTACATATAAAGAAGATAGAATTGAGCTTAGAGATTCAGTTAAGAAAGAACTAGAAGCTGCAGCTACTGCTGCCGCTGCTGAAAATAGTAATACAGGTGAAGAAAATACTCAAGAGAACACTGAAACAGCCTCTACTGAAGAGGGTAACAACACACCACCTGTAGAAGTAGCTCCTGGCCAAGCTATGGCTGCTGCTATGAATTTTGAAAATAATCCATCAGATGACATGGTGAGTAAGTATGAGGCAATGGGTAAAGCCATGGCCGCTAGTTTAGCACCTAAGTCCGATAATTAATAAGGAGGAAGAAAAGGTATGTTTATTCCTAGACATTCAGTTGTAGAAAATCAATTTTGTAGTTATACCGAGTCTAATACATTCGGCGGAGCAGGTACAGGTGATGTAGTAGCATATGCAGGTTCAGTAGTTTATCTAGATCCAGCAGCTGCTAATGAAGAGCCAATGGTAAAAGCCATGGCTGGTGTTGTAACTCAAGCTCCTTTTGGTTTTATGATGCAAAAAGTTAAAGTAGGGTATCATAATGTACATCCTACTGGGTTTGTTATGCCAGGTGATTTAGGCTCTAGTGATGCAATAGCACAGCCATTATATAATACTGCTGGCGCTATAGTAGGTCATAAGTCTGTACCAGTAGGTATAGCTCATCTTGGTATATTTGATACTGTTCATTATATATGTGAAGCTGCCGGTGGTACAGCTAGTGCAAAAATGGCTCCAGGGCAATCTTTGTATGCAGCGTCTTATCAAGCTAGAGTTACAAATTCTAGTAATAATACTCCAGCAGATGATGCTACGGGTGATACAGGTGAGAGAGCTTCTAATACAGTTGTTGCTAGAGTTGTTAAAGGGGCTAGTTTGGCTAAATGCCAAGCAAATATGGATAATGTAACACTCTATCCGATTAGAATGAAATTACTTGTTTGATAAAAAAGTTGGATTAATGTATTTTTATAATACATCCAAAATTACTAAATATTAGGAGGAAGTATAAATGGAAAGACAAGAAATGATGGAATTGTTCAAAGCTACTTCAGAGATAAATACCCCTGAAGGGATGGCTGCATACCGTGCGTTTGCTGCTGCTTTGACTACACCAATATTACAGAAAATTGAGTTAGACTCTATAATGAGGAATCTCTTTACTGTGGAAAGACTAGGTCCAGGAGCTCAGGCTGTTTATCCAGTGGCGGAAGATTTTGAGATCCCAGTTTGGGTACTACCCGGATTAGGATATGTAGCACAGAACTTTATTGAAGGTATCGGTGAAGAGGTATACGTTCCTACGTTTACTATTGACGCTGCTGCTGATTGGAAAATAACGTATGCGCGTGATTCCAGAATAGATATTGCTTCTAGAGCTGCAAATCGTGCCGCAAAAGATCTAGCGAATTATGAGGAAGAGTGTGGATGGCGTGTAATTATGCCAGCTGCTACTTCTGCTTTCTCAGGTAAGGGGCTATTAGGCTCTAGACCAGCACCAATTTATGAAATAAATCCTGCTGCACAAGGTGCAGGATATTTATCTAAAGAGTTGATTAATAAAATGATAGTCGGATTTAAACGATTAGGTAGAACACTTACTGATTTGTATGTATCTCCAGAAGATGCTGCAGATATCAGAGAGTGGACTGATACTGATATAGATCCTATTACTCGTAGAGAGATCTTTCAGGCTTCCGGTATGGGAAGTCTTTGGAATGTATCACTTCATGAAATTCAACATTTGGGTGCTACAGGTATGTTTAATATTAATGGCGACGGTTCAGCTTATGGAAAATTCACAGCACCGGGTAATGTTTATAATGGGTATACACTAGACAACCCCAATATTACTGCAGCTGATGGCACCGTAGGCACTTTAGGTGAAACACAAATTCTTGGTTTTGACCTGAGTATGAATGATTCTCTAGTTATGCCAATACGTAAAGAGTATGAAGCACATGATGATCCTACATTACTTCGTGTGCAGAAACAAGGATTTTTTGGATGGGCAGAGTTGGGTTTTGCGTGTCTAGATAGTAGAATGCTTGGTATGGGTATTATAGATAGAAGTTTATAATTTTTAGTGATAACAGTACCTTATATAGTTTTAATTAATTATATAAGGTATTGTTATATAAGTAATACCTGTATTTTATTAATGTAAATATTTTTTCTAACTATTCATAGTATAATAGGGACAGAATTAGTATATCAAGTTAAACAATTCAGATGGGGGCCATAATATTATTTTTATTTCAACATCTTATAGTCAAAAATATTAATGGTTACATCCATAAAATATATTTGTTTAACTTAAGTAATTAACTAACCATCTAATAGTTAGATGAGAATACTATTGATAATATTTGCTGCAATAATTTTTACTGAGGCCATTACTGAACTAGTAGTTAAATCAGAGCTATTTGAACCTTTAAGGAGATCTTTATTTGAGTCTAAGTATAAAGTTTTAAGATTCATACATAGTATTCTGGATTGTGGGTATTGTTTTTCAGTATGGGCAGCAACTATATCATCAGTATTATTATTTGCTCTAGATAATAAGATAATAAATTTTTTTATAATGTGTATCATTGTACATCGTTTGTCTAATTTACTCCATTTTATAATTGATAGAGTAAGAGGGCAATAATTTTAAAGATTTAAAAGGACAAGGTAAAATCAAACAGAAAAGGAGAATTTTAGTATGGAAGGTTTCGTAAAAAATAAATCGTCAGAGTGGGCATATGCAATGAAACGTTCAATTAGACCTGGAGGTGAAATACCATTAAAGGAACTATATGAACAGTATGGAAAAAAATATGATATGTTACCAGATGAGACGTTTGTTAATTGGTTGAAAGACATTAAATTACAAGGTTCAGATAGATGGGATATAGTATTTGATTTTAAAGACACTGAGGTAAAAACAAGTACTTCTAGTACTGCTACACCCAATAAAAGTCTTAGTAATCCATCTAATACTGATTTTACCTCCTCAGTAGCTGTTAAACAGCTACAAGTAGAGGATATTGTTAATTTAACAGTTAGAAAGGCTAGGGGCATTCTACCTAGAGTAATGGATCTAAATTTGTTAAAATATTCTTTAACAGAAGCACGACAGCTATCAGATAAGGATAGTTTATGTAGGTTATTACAAAAGAGAGTAAAAGAATTACAGATTTCTAGATAACTATAATTAAAATAATAGGCGGGGTAGTATAAATGATTGTTTTAAGAAAAATCAACTCAAGTTTAGTTGAAAAAACTATACAGCCCGGGCAGACGGAAGAATTTTTTACTCTTGATTTGGATAAGTATGACGCATTTGATTGGAATGTAAAAATTCTAAGTGATGGCAATAGCGGTATTACTAAAATTTCAAGCTTATACAATGATAATGTTATGGAATCTACAGCGTATGCTTTTTTAGGGAAAAGGTTTAAGGCAACTACTATAATTACGGTAGTATATGGTACTCATTGCCAATTTAGTATTACTAATAATGAGATAGAATTAATTAAGTGTAGTGTTAAATTAAAAACTTTTTAAGGAGGAATTAAATTATGGCACTTTTTGGTATAAAAGAAGGTCTAAAGATCTTCGGAAGTGAGTCAGACACTAGTCTACTTAATGGTACTAGTGACCCTTCTGCTGCTGCTGGTATTCCTGCGCCTCAAGGGTCCTTATACCTCAGGGCAGATGGAGTTAGTTATAAAAAAACTGGAGCGTTAGATACAGATTGGCAACCATATAGTGAAATTGAAGGTGGTGGACTTCTTTGGTCTACAATTAGTGGTGCTACCGTATTGGAGTCTAGTAAAGGTTATATATTAGATGCTGATTCTACTGCGTTTACAGTTACTATGCCAGCCGCCCCAGAAGAAGGCGATTCAATAGGTTTTGCTGGTTTAAGTGATATAGAAACAAATAATGTTACTGTTGATCTAAACGGTCTAAATATGAATGGGTCAGGTGATGACCTTGTAATAGATTTAAATTATTGTTATTTTGAGATGTTGTACACCGGTGATGCTACTACTGGTTGGGTATTATCTAATACAGATGAGTCTGGTAATGTAGATAATATTAGAACTTTTATTGGTAATAATGATAATGTTGATCCAGCAGTAACCGAGTTTACTGAAGAAAATTATATTGTAGCTGGTGATTCTTTAGAAACTTCTATAGATAAACTTGATATGGCATTAGCTGATGCTGATACTTCTTCTTCAGGTATTAATACAGATCTTACTACATTATCAGGTAGAGTAGATGTTAATGAAGTTAACATAGCATCTAATGATATTGATATAGCTAATAATGTTACTAATATAGCTACTAATGCTTCTGGTATAGCAGTGAACGCTGCGGATATTAGTGACTTAGAGGCCTATACTGGGTCAGCAGGTGCTTCAGCCCCTGATTATAATCAAGAAAACTATATTACAGATGGCGATTCGTTAGAAGAAGCTATCAGTAAGTTAGATGCAGCTTTACAGACTGTAGATAATATAGCAGCTACCGGTGTTAACTGGCGTCAATCTATTATGGGTGCCACTGGCGATATTATTACTACAGGCGTAGCAGATTATGCTGGTACAGATCATTTCTCTGATGATGATGTCCCATTCTGGACACATGATATGTGGGCAGATGGCGATCAAATGTTGTCATTGAATGCTTCTACTTCTGGTATAATTTATACTTGGAATGATGGAGCAGACCAATGGGTGCAAACAGACGCCTTAGGTGCTAATGACGCAGTATCCGTAAGATATGATTTTCCAGATGCCCCAGGGGGTCAGGAAGATGGTGCTTCTTATATGATGAAGTCAGATCTTACAGAATGTATTAAGATTGCTGATTTTGATATGGAGACAGCAGCTACTATAGGATTATCTTCTGGATACACTGCAACATCAGGTACTATCTCTTCTACCGATAGTGTAGAGAGTGCGCTTGAGAAATTAGACGCTAGATCGTCTGATGCCGGTGGAGATTTAACAGCTTTAGAAGCTAGAGTAACTACTAATGAAACTAATATTTCATCTAATGATACCGATATAGCTACTAATGCATCAGGAATAGGTGTAAATGGTGCAGATATTGATGATCTTGAAGCAGCTGTAGGCTCGTCTACTGGCTTAGCAGGTATGGATTATACCTCAACTAGTTATGTTACTGAGGATACTTCTGCAGTAGCTGCAATTTCAGCTTTAGATGCAGCACTTACTTTAACAGACGCTACGGTTTCTGGATTAGGTGTTACTGCTAATAATAATTACACTTATATAACTAATGTGGATACAGCACACGATAAGCTAGCTGCTGCAGTTCTTACAGAGGCTACTACTGCTGTAAGTGCCTCTTCTAGTGACACAGTGTTAGATACTGTACCTCAGGCAGGTAATTTAGGAGCTAAATGGTTCGTAATAGCTTATGATGGTAGTGGTAATAGATATGCAGCAGAAATTTATGCTATGCATGACGGCACCACCTCAGCAGATTTGACTGAGTATGCTATTCTTACTATAGGTACTAGGCTTAAAGTGGATTTTGATGTAGCTGCTAATGGTACTTCTATGAGTTTGACTGTGGATAATGGAGATACTTCTTCTGTAACCGTTAAGACTCAAAGAATAACTGTACAGACCGCTTCTGTAGATACTACTGCAATAATTAGTTAATATAGTTGTATGATAAAATAATATACATAACTATAATTAGTTAAACTATTAAGAGGGAGGTCTATTTAATTATAGGCTTCCCTTTTTTTATATTTAAAATTAGATTAAAAATTAAATTATAATATGTTAAATAAGGAGAAATAAAAATGCCTACACTTTCTAGTTTATATCGACATGCAGATGTACGGTGGGAAACTCTAGATTTAATTAATATATCAGATGGAGAAACTTTTTATATGGGGGCTAATATACAAGTAGTAGTAGGATCTAATTGCACTGTTGTACTTAACCCTGGTCCAGTAGTTGGTGCAGAAATATCTATAATGGTAGGAGCAGATTGGGAAGATGTGTCTTCAACTATTTCGGGGGCAGGTAATAATATTATGTCATCTCCTGAAAACTTAGTATTGGATATTAATAATCCATTAAAATTGATTTATCAAAATGATATTCGTGGTTGGGTTTTTGGAGCTTAAGGAGGAAATATATGATAAGACAATTCGATAGAGATTGGTATTTAACTCCATGGGTAACTGTGGAGGATAACTCTACTTTTAATATAACAGAATTTTTAAATAAATTAATAGTAGGAGGTAATTGTACTATTAATTTACCTGAAATTCCTATTATAGGTACAAAAATATCCTTAGCTATTGGGGCTGATTGGGAAGTCAATAATACAACCATATTCTCGCATGGTTCATGTATTATGGGAGTTGTTAGGGATATTACTTTAGATATTAATAAACCTATTAGTTTATTATATAAAGACTTAGATAGTGGATTTATATTTAGTAAATTTTAAAAGGGAGCATAATATGACAAAATGGAGTGATTTTTCTAAAGTATTTTCCGATAAAGTTGTGTTTGACAACTCGGAGTCTACATTGCAATCAGACGATGTAGAAACTGTAATAGTAGAACTAGATGATAAAGTTAATGGATTAGATCAAGCATTAACTGCTATCTCAGGAACGGTAGAAGAGATAGAATCTAGTGATGGTTCAAATGTGACTAAAGTTGTTAATCAAGATCAATTTAATAATCTATTCGAGCTATTCGATGCTAGATCTGAGTGCGCACAATACGGTGTTTATAAAGTTAAGTCTGAATTCACTGATATTCTTATTGCACCAGGGAGTTATAGTGTAGAATCATTTTTAACATCCAAAGGTAATAGTAGTAATTATTGCTGCTTTATACTTCATGATAATGTGAAAACTTTTATGTGTGATATGCAGGATAAGAACTCAAAAGTAGAGATAGATTTTTATAGTAAAAGGCCCTTAGGTAATTTAGGAGCCTTAGCTATTAGACAATATGGTGCACATGTTAGAGGTATCAAGTTAACTAGGTACGAGACACAAAATGTAGTTGAGATAGGTAGTTCAGGATTTCAGTTATTAGGTGACGCAATACAATTAGAAGATTGTGAAGTGGAGAATTTTTATCGTTCAGGCGGTAGTGGTGAAAATGTGTATAGTTTTACAGGGGCTTTAACTATAGATAATCCTGATCAAAGTGGCGGTTATTACTCAGGAGAACCTATTTGGAGTCCTTGGACGTACGGTACTGATAATGGTAATATAGATACTGCGTTATGTAAACTTATCCGTTGTTCTGTATTAAATTATAATAAGGGTTTCTATCAAGTAGGTAATTTAGTAGATTGTGTAGCTAAAGAAGGGTGGGGTATAACTATTTCACCGTCAGCCTTATGTAGTAGTGTGAATAATATAGATGGGCTTCATTTGACTTCTTATACTCATTCATTAGATACACCTTTATTTAATTATTGTAGTAATGTTAGTAATGTTACTGTAACTTTTAGAACTAATTATGCTACATGGAAAGGGGTGTTTAGTAGATGTAATAATATTAGTAATATACTTTTAGATGAGTATCATAGTGAACAAATACATTTAATGAGAGACATCCTTAAAAATTGTAATTACGTGAGAGGATTTAAGATAAACCTAGGTGATGGTGGTACTTTTAGTGGAGATAGTGTACCTTCTATTTCTAATTGCTCATATCTTCAGGAGTTAGATTTTACTTTTGGTAAAGTACATGATGACGCTAATGAAAATGTGGCATTATTTTATGATTGTAGTAATATAAGTGAGTTTAAATTTAACTTTACCCACGCTGCTGCTAGGACTAGAATGTTTATATTTGATGAAAGTAAATTCATTAGTTCTGGTATAATTAGTAGTAGTGATCATGATAGGATGCTTACATGTTTTCATAACTCTTCTTATATTAGTTTAATACAATTAAACTTACAAGAAGAACATTACGTAGCAGTAGGTTCTAACTATTTAAGTGATATTAAAGCTACTATGCTTAGTAGCAGTACAATTCAAAATACTAATAGTTTTTTTACTTGTAAGAATTTAACTAATTGTAGTGTTCAGTTTCCAGCCTCTTCTACACTTACTACAGGGTTTAGAGGTTGTATAATGCTTAGTACTTGTTCAGTAAATGAAGCAGTATACGGTTTTCATGGTTGTGAAAATATAGTAGCATGTAGAGTTGATAATTGTACAGCTGGTTTTACTAATTGCAAATATCTAGCAGCTTGCTCTGATTTAGATAATACTAGTTCATCAGGTAATATTAGTGTAGATTCAGATTCATGTTCTGGAATAAGTTAATGCACAATTTTGTAATAATAACTTTGGATTCTTTACGGTATGATGTGGCTATGTTAGCCAATACTCCTACATTAAATAGTTTAATGCACAAGTATCAGGTAGCAACTGATACTTGGCATAAAACTTTTGCTCATGCTACTTATACTTTACCTGCTCATGTGTCTATGTTTTCTGGTGGAAAATTTCCGTGTAATGAGGGGGATGTAGCTCCATTTAGTAGGTTGAATAATCTTTTTGGGTATACATTTACTAAATCAAATAGTTTATTCAAGTTAACTGAAGATAATGAGTGTATTACGTGTTATTTTAAAGATAGAGACTACAGAACTATAGGCTTAGGTTCTGTTGGGTGGTTTGATGATTTATTAAGCTCTTCAAAAGATTTTTGGGGTAAGTATTTTAATGAATTTTACTATCAATCGAATTTCTCAGTAAAAAATTCTGAAAGTTTTAGAAATCAGATAAATTTTACACGTGATTTACTAAAAAATAATACCAGTGATTTATTTTATTTTGTTAATGTAGGATCTACTCATGCACCTTATAGAGATGGTGGTACTAGTATAGATGCACAAAAGAAAGCATTAGAGTATATAGATGATAACATAGCAGAGCTTATTAGTTTATTCGGTAGTGGTACTGATATCTTTATCTGTGGAGACCATGGTGAGTGTTTTGGGGAAGATGGTCTATGGGGACATAGTTTTTATCACCATAAGGTAATGGAAGTACCCGCGTGCTACTTGGAGATACCATGAAGAAATTTAGTATATCTGGAAGATTTAACGCATTAGAACAAATGGATTTAATTAACTCTATACAGACTAGATTTGAAAAATTTAAAGCACTTGGGACTATAGAATCTATTTTTGGTTGTTACATTAGTTATTCTAAGTTATATGGTGGTAGACATAATGCAAATATATTAGATACTGATTGTATAGAGTTAATTTATAGTATAGGAGCACATGTGTCTATAACCATGTCAAATTTATTCTTTGATGGTAAATTAGATAAAAATAGTGAAAAAATACTAGATTTATTGCATACTGATGGTAACTCCATCGTAGTGGCTAATGATGAGTTGGCTAAAACGATAAGAAAATATTATCCTAAATATCTATTAAGGGCGTCTGCTACTAAACTAATTACTACTATTGAAGAAATTGATCATTTGTTAGAGTTGTATAATTTGGTAGTGTTGATGCCTAATTATAGTACAGATATAGTTTTTTTAGAAAAAATAAAATTTAAGGATCGTATTGTGTTGTTTGCTAATGCTAATTGTGCCTATACATGTAAGAATCATCCTTGTTATGTTAGTATTTCTAGACAAAATAGGGGGGAGTCTAATGACGATTATCCCACATGTCCGATGAAGGATAGATCTATACGTAGAAATATAAAAACTACTTATTTTGACATGAGCGATCCTATTTTTAATGAGTTTAATAATTTTAAATTAGTGAATTGCAAGTAAATAAAATGAATTAAGTAACCATATTATTAATAGAGCTAAGTTAAAAAAGGAGTACATATGTTTAAGTTTATTTTAAGGTTAGTGCTTTGTACTATAACACTACATAAAAAAGGGGCCAAGATACAGTCTCACAGGGAATATAATATATACACATGCGCTAGGTGTGGTAATCTTTTCGCGGTAAAGAAGGATAAATATAAAATATAGTTTTAAAAGGATGAAATAAATGACTAAGTATTTAAATGCCAAAAATGGTATAGAGATACTACATTCTGATGGGCTTACTCAGATTATTACAGGAAGTAGCGACCCTAGTTTAGATGGTGCTGAAGCTAATGTAGGCTCTTTATTTCTACGTAATGACTTGGGCGGGGGTATTTATAATAAAATAGGTACTCAAGATACTGATTGGGAACTACAAGTATCTTCTCCTAATACTTCTAGTAGTGGTATAACTCCTGAACAACATATAGCTCTTCATAATGGTGATAAATTTATAGAGTATATTAGAACTGGGGCTAGAGTATCAAATATAAATGAATGGTTAGATGAAACTAAAACTTATTGCATAAGTTCTACATATTTAGCTAGGGATGCTGGCAGAGTAAATCATTTTACTAAACATATTTATGATTATGCTTCTGGCTCTTATATAGTAGCTACAGTATCTGGAGTAGTTAATAGAGTAGATGGTAAAGTTATTTCAATAAAGTACTCTAGAGATAATACTATAGGGGGGTATTAATATGGAATATGTAGTAATAGAAGGGGAAGTAGTATTAATTGATTCCAAAGGGGATATTTTATCTACTATCAGTGGGGCTAATGGTAGTAAATTAGAAGTAGCTACTGCATTAGATAATACAATTAGTGGAAGTGCTATAAAAGTAAGGGAGCAGAACTTAGATCCTGAAGGCTATATAAAGAATTCATCTCATAATATGGCACATCAAGAGGGTCATTGGGCACCTTTAAATTTAGATTCTTTAGGTAGATTGAGGGTAGTTACGGAAGTTGAAAACCTACCACACACGTTAAGTGGTACGCAACATACAGGTATTTTAAGTGATGCTCAAATACCATTTAGTATAGTTCGAGATGATGATTTAGCTACAGTTTCTGGAGTATTAAGACAAGATATAGATAATATTGATGGTGGAAATTTCATTTAAGGAGAAATTATGACAACACAAATTAGAATAAGAAGAGGGACAAAAACACAGTTAGCTACATTAATGGCAGGGGCTACCCCATTAGCTAGTGGGGAACTTGGGTTTACGACTGATACTAAGGAAGTATTTGTATCTGATGGTAGTGCTACTCATTTAATAGGTAGGGTGTTAGTAGGACTACTAACAGCAAGACCTGCAGCAGGTCAGTCAGGTTCTATGTATCATGCTACGGATGATTCATCTACTTGGGTGGACAATGGCACTTCATGGGTAGATGTGTCTGGAGGGTTGTCTACTTTAGATGATTTAGCTGACGGCACGACGTATGGTAAAGTATTAAATACATATTTAGATAGTAATAGACCTGATGGTTTATGGGATGGTGCTGTAAAACTTACAGGTAGTGTACTTAGAACACATTTAAATACTATAGCACAACATAGAGAAATTAATGATGCAGGAGGGTCAAGTACCGATTTATGGTCTGCAGATAAGATAACTACTGCTATAGATAATGCATTAACTGGTTTAGATTTTCAAGCTGATGTTATAGCTATACAGGGTGATGCGTCATTAGATCCTACAGGTTCGCCTGTAGTAGGTGCTAGATATATAATTAACAATAGTTCATCTTTACACGCTAATTTTGGCACTATTACGGGTGTAGCGGACGGTGACATAGTAGAATATAATGGATCTATTTTCATAGTAAGTTATGATGTTTCCGTATCTGGGGAAGGAGCATTAGTATGGGATAGAGATACTGATACTTATCAAAAGTGGGATGGGACTACTTGGGCTGAGTTTGGCGGATTATCTGGTATTACTGCTGGAAGTGGACTAACTAAGGCTGGAAATACTTTAAATGTAGGACAAGGTAACGGTATAAATGTACTGGCAGATGCTATCACGGTAAAACCTGATGTAACTACTGGGGCCACAGTTGCCCCTGTAGCTGTAACTAGTGCCGGTGTAGGCGTTATACTTGATAATGACTCATTAGCACATGTAGGTGGCGCTGTAGAAGTAAAAAAAGTAGACGGTGGAACATTTGTATAAGGAGTAATATATGACTTCTGAAATTAAAATAAAAAGGGGTACAAAGTCCCAATTACCAACTTTAGAGCTAGCTGAGCCTGGGTTTGTAACTGATTCCAAGGAATTATACATAGGGGATGGTACTGGGAATATAAAAATTGGCGGGAATTCTACCTTCTTAGAACATGTGGATTCCCCGGCTACTTACACTAGCTATGCTAATAATGTGGTGGCAGTAAATAATGCTGAGTCTGGACTAGAATTTAAAAGTATAGATTTAACTCCTAGTACTTTGGCATTGATGGTGTATAATACCAATGCACAAACTGACGTTGATACAGCAGAAAGTTTACAGTTGGAAGGTATAATAAGGTTGGATAGTGGTTTTAGTATGGGTGGTACTAATAGTACCGAAATAACTATTAGTGGTGCAGGTTGGTACGAATTTCAGTATTCTGTCGCATGGGATAGTGATTATAGTAATAGATCTACTATGCGTGTATATGTAGAACGTGCAGGTCTGTATGGCTGGGAAGCAATTAGTCAATCTTATTCTTATGAGTACTTACGACATAGTACTTATGGTAGAATGAGTAATAATACAGCATCTTTCTTTCTAAATTCATCTGAAGGAGAAAAATTTAGAGTTCGTATGGATGGCGCTACTACTGGTTCATTCCCATCAACTAGTGTTGATTCAGATACAATAAATAATCAGTGTTGGGTTACTATAAAATCATTAGATTTTATGGGTATAAAGGGTAAAGATGGTAAAGATGGTAGTGACGGTGATGATGGGGTAGATGGTTCACCGGGCCCTCCTGGCTCTGGTTCTTCCACTAATGTTTACCATGAGGGTTCTACTATTTCTGGATCTCCATTTAGTACTATTAATTTTAATGGGTTGAATGTAGCTCCTAGTGTAACTAGCGGTACTGTAGATGTAACACATACTCCTTCTATTTTTGGTACCTGGTATGGTTGGGAAACTTCTGAGTCTCAGAGTACGACTACAAGTACCTCTTGGCAACTAAAATTAAGATATTCTTTAAGTGATATACCAGCTGGGTACTATAGAATAGGGTACCAGTGGGAGTGGCGAAGAAATCATGTAGGAACTGATTTTAAATCAAGAGTACAAATAGATGATACTAGTACGGTAGCTAATATGAATTATGAATCTAAAGATGTCCATTCGTGGCATTTAGATCAAGGATTTTACATAGCTAATTTAACTGCAGGTAATCACTACATAGATATAGATTATTGTGGTGAATCAAGTTCATACACTAACTATATTAGGGCAGTTAGAATAGAATGTTATAGAGTGTCATAAATAGGAGAATACTATGGAATACATTTATATACTAGAACAATTTATGAATAATAAGGCAGATTTTAGTAAGTTAACACGAGAGATAGGTGATGCCGATATTATAACTGCGTTGGATTTTATATCCGGAGAAAATAATGAGGTAACTATACATTTTAAAGCTGAGTTATCATCAGGTGATTTTGCTACTCTTAGTGGTATAGTGGCCTCACATGACGGCGTAGATGATAATATTGACTACCAACCAGTTAAAATAATAGGCTCTGATGATGCTATCCATTTAAATACATGTTTAAATGATGAGTATAGGGATAGATCTGGTAAATTAAGAATTCATCAGACTTCCAGGAAGATAGGTACTGTAATTGTATGGACTGGAGAAGGAGATGATCACACTGATCCCTCATGTGTTGGTGGTGGAGAACCATTTTCTTTTAATTATACTATGGGGCAATCAGATCCTTTAATTAAGTATATAGATTTTAATATGATAGAGAATGAGACATGGTTACATGAAGGTTATATAACTTGGAGTAATTGTAGTTTAGATACATTAGATTTACTATTGGTGACTAGAGCTACCCCCTTTATTACAGCTAGTGGTACTAATTTTAATTTGTATAATGGGTATTTAATTGTACCAGCAGTACCTGGTACTGGTACAATTGATATAACTACTGATTTATCAGAGCATACAGCAGGGCTGGTGTACACCCCAAAGAACGATGTAGGAGTACGTCCAACTGCTTTTTGGGATGCTACCTGGGATAGTTCCATTCAGAAATTTGTAGACATAGTACCTAATCCTACAGGCACTGGCAAATACAATCTATTTGCAGCAGAAATACCAATAGCACATTTTATACGGAAGATGCCTTTATTAGACTCTGGCTTCATAGCGCTCAACTCATCTGATACAGATCAGTTAGGTCACGGAATGAGGTTAAAAATGATAGCTGACACTAATACTACTAGTAGTGTAGGTGATCATGATTGGTCTATTGCCTGTACAATGTGTTTACATAGAGCTAGAACTGTATAAATTTATTTAGGAGGATAGTAATGAAACATACAAAAAGTTTTACTAGAAAGTTTAAAGAAATACTAATAGATTTTTTAGGTAATATTAGATTTTACCCTGGTGGATTAGTACTATTTGGAGATTCTAAATATAAATTAAAGGGGCCAGATTGGAGGGCTATTTTAGATATTATAAAACCAGGAGATGTGATAGGAAGTGCACATAATCATTACGTTAGTTCATGGTTCATAAAAGGTGATTTTGGTCATGTAGGTCTATATGTTGGCAATAATAAGATTATTCATGTAAGAACTGATGGTATAGTAGAAGAAGACATACTTACATTTTTAAGGGCCGACAATGCTTTTGTAGTTAGACCTACTAATGTAGAATTAGTTCCCCCTGCTATTACTAAAGCATATACACAACTAGCAAAAAATATAGAATATGATTATGATTTTAATAAACAAGATACAGAACAGTTTTATTGCTCTGAGTTTACTGATTTTTGTTATGGATACCTTTTACGTGAAGGTGTATCAAAAGATAAAAATTATATTTTTCCTGATGACTATTTAGTGCCCTCCGCACTATTTGACATTATATGGAAAAAACAGTAAAGTAGGTATTATATGATAGAAGCTAATAAAAATGAGTTGTTTCCTATCACAGTTTCACTTTATGATGAAACTACTTCTGAATTAGTACCTAATCAGTTAGTTACTTATGACATACGTACTATGGATGATATGGTATTAGCACCACCAATTAGTGGTAGTTTAAGTGAATCTACAGTAGAAGGTGGTATATATAAAACTCAACTTAGTTTACCTTACTCAGGTACTTATATATGTTATGCTTCTTGCTCTGGATTTTTGGCTGGTACTGAAGATATAGTAATAAATAATGAAAATATCTATGAAATTACAAAATCAAATAGACCCCATAATTTATCAGTAATAGATGTTCCTAGAGTTACAGTTTCTGGTGCTGCAACACCTTCTCAGATTTTGCGTAGAGTACCATTTGGTAGAACTGATTATATCACAACAATTATAAAAAATGATAGTGCGCTTGATTGGAGTAATCCAGTGAGTTCTGGGGTATCGTATGCTCATTACAAGTCTACTAGTGATGAATTACCATACATGATGGCTGGAGAGTTCTAGATGGTAGATATTAGGCCAATGGCAGCCAGAGGATTTGATATGTGGAGCCCTCAAATAATAACAACTACTGTTTCAGGCGGTGGTATGTTTGGTAAAGGCTCTATAGAACTAGAAACAGGTTGGCAGTTAGTAGCTATTCCTATTGAGCATGGTTACTGGAGTTCGGCTACTCATATGCATATACATGATGGTGTTACTAAAGCTAAGTTTAAAAACTATGTATTAGATCAAATATCCGATTTATATGGGGAGGATATAGTAGAAGTAGCCAATACTTATACTGGAGATCAGCAAGCATTTTTTAGTTTTGTAGTAGGGTCAACCCCTGCCTCATCACCACATAATTTTAATTTAGTGTATAGTGATAATATTAGTATGGAGATTGCTGGATTTTGGATCAATATTATAGGCAATACAGGTCCATATGTGATAAGCTGGGGGGAGTAATGACTTTTGGTATAATATACAAGGAGGCTAGTCTATGAGTCTAAATATCACTTTTGATGGTTATGCCTATGATAAAGATTCAAGTATAGGTAATGCTGACATATATTATCAAGCTTATTTCTATAATAATGGTACTTCTTCCAGCACATCAAAATGGAATGATGTAAGATTAATAGAAAACTCTGGTTATTGGAACTTCAATCTAGGTGATAGTGATTTCTTAGGCCAAACTGGTGTAGTACTGTCAGGTTCAAAACTAGTAGTTGTTTTTTGGAAAGGTGCCGCAGATAGAACAGCTGATTGTGGTGTACTAACTGAGTGGGGGGCCTTTGAATTAAATATAACGTCAGCATCATTTTATACTAGTGATATTCAAACTAAAACCAATATAATTCCCAACCTAATATGGTATGACAATATCCCAACTCATGGGTATGTAAATACTAATTATAGTGTAATTAATAATAGTACAGATATACACTTATGGAATTTTGATGGGATATTATCTACTGGAAGTGTTACTATGTATCATTGGTACACACGGTATAATCAAGTTATTAATAATGTAAATAGAATTGAAACTACTGATTATACTTGGGGAGATGGTGAGTCATCATTAGGGGTAGCAGGTACTATAAATGGAGGACATTCTTATGATGCTGCCGGTACATATACTATTGATATAGAAGTACATGATTATTGTGGTGGTAGTTCTTCTGATTCTACTGAGGTAGATATATACTGGCATGCACCTAGTCCTAATATATCTAGATGTACTAATTTAGGAGCTACACAAGGTAATACTATATATCCACCAGATACTAAAGTATTTTTTAAATATGTTGGTACTGATATAGACAACACTATAACATCTATAGAGTGGACCATCCATGATAGTGGGGTATATGGAAATACTGATACTATAATTACTACTAGTAAAGATTCTATCATAGCTCATAGTGAGGGGGATGGTACTGCATGGGATGGGCATTTAGCTACTTCTGGAGCTTTTACAAATCCAGGCACTCATGTAGTTGAATTGAAAGTGTATTGGTATGATGGGTATGAGACTAAAGTAGTTTCTTACAGCGAAAATTTTAATCAATTAACCTTCAATGGACCCCCTGTAGCAAATTTAGTATGTAATGAGGCACAAAGTAATCATGTAGCTATTCCTAGTACAGTAGTAACATTTGCATATACAGGTACTAATCCAGATGGTAGGTTAACTGGTATAGATTGGACTATTGATGATGGTACTACAGATACTATTATAAATAATTCTCCTTATGATACAGTTATTAATCACACAGAAGGATTAGGAGGAAGTTGGTATGGTAATTTAAGTACTATAGGCGCATTTTCTAACCCTGGTAATCATCTCATAAGTATTAAAGTACATTGGAATGATGGTTGGGAAAATTTGGAAGTAAACTATAGTGAAAATATTACACAAGGTGTTTTTTCTGGTCCAATACTTAGTTTGGATCAGGTACCATCTAAAGCTACAGTGGCTAGTGGTGTAACATTCGTAAATACATCTACTAATACTGATAGGGTAGGATTAGACTTATTTGATAATGAGGAATACAAATGGGTATGGGCTGATGGTTTTTTAGTTGAGTCTGAACTTGATAAGCCGTATAGTTATCAGTTTACAAAAGTACCTACTTCAGTAGAGTGTATTGTGTATTTATATGCGGATTGGTCTGATGGTTGGGATAGTAAAACATCTTGGATAGACGTACCTGTAGTCTTTGATACTTCAGTTACTATTACTCCAGAGGACTGTTATTATAGTATTAGTATAATTGGAACTTCTTCTGATGGTTCGGCTACTAGCTATAATTGGACAGTTTCTTCTGGAGTATCAGAGGAAGGCCCATGGGATATAGTTTGGGAAAGTCCTACAGGATTAGAACAACAACAAAAAACGCTATGTTTTTCTGCTACTGGTTGGTACAAAGTAACAGGGTATGTACATGGTACTGGCAGTACTTCTAGTGCATATGATACTTTATTAATTACCGAAACATGCCCAGATTCTGCAGCAGTATATAATATTTGGAATGGTACTGGAATTTTAGATATAGGTACAGATTGGTTAAGGCTTGGAGCAGGGGAAGAAACAACGGTTTCTAAATATAGAGGTACTAATGGATTAGATGTAGTATATAGTGGACATACTAATATAGTGGAGTTTGTTAGAACTACTGATTCAAATATTAACGACTATGATTTTTTGTCTTTTTGGATAAACACCAGAGAGTATCATAAAAGAAGTGATATTTTTATTAGATTATTTTCTTCTAACTTTACATATGGTTCAGAGTTACATTTAAGCCACTATGTGGATTTGTCTGACACAGATCATTGGACAAGAGCAATGATACCTATATCTAGATTTAATTTAAAAGCTCAGTTTGCAGAATTAGGTTGGCCTACTTTAATAAATATGTTACACTTTAGAACTAAAGGTCATATAAGTTTTTGGTTAGATAATGTAGCACTAAGTATGGGCGCATTAATAACTGTACCAGTATGTGCACCTATAATGGAAACTACAGATTTAGGTGGATTAACTATGAATACAACAAATGTTGGGGAAGTTCCAATGATAGCAGCTAATATTAGGTCCTTTCCAAAGCCTATAAATATATAATATTAAGGAGAGTAATATGATTGGGTTATCTTTTACAATTGACAATATATCTACCGTACTTACTGCGTATAATTATATTCAAATAGCGAAGTATACCGGTACAGAATCAGACCAACCACCTAGTCCGGCAGATGATGTGGCTAATTGGACTTCAATGTCTGGGTCGTTAGAATTTCCTATACCTGTAGCATTAGAGGCTAATAAATCATTCTACCAAGCTTATGATAATGATGGTCAGTATAATGATTGGTATAGTTCTAGATATGTGTATATAACTACTGAGAGTGGTACTAGTGTAATAGATGCAGCTAATGGATGGTCCTCTCCAATACTTGGAGAAACAGGTGATTTATACTATGACCCTGAATTCCCAAAAGAAGTAAATTATGGTACTGCTGATCAGCGAATAATAGACAGAATAAGGCTTTATATAGGTGATCCATTATCCCTCAGACGAGAGTATGGTGAAGAAGCCATGGCATCTATACATCCTGATGGTAAAACATATGAAATGGATGAATTAGGTTGGCCAGTGTTTGTTACTATGGGAGGTAAAGCTTTTGTGGACACCTTAAATCCCTCAGTAAATGGATACAGGTTATTAAAATTTCAGGAATACATTGATGAGATGTGCGCTACTTGTTCAGGTATAACTAATTTATGTGGTGTTGATATTGTGAAGGAGATAGATCATGGTGTGGATATCTGGTATTATACTTTCAGACATTCAGATAGGCAGATAATGGAAGCATACGAGTCTTGCCCAATACCACCACAATTAGATGAGCATACAGCTACTCCCTCAGTGTATATGATACAGACATCTATCGATTTATTACGACAAGAATTATTAGAAGATGCTACTGAAGATGGAGCTAAAGTAAGGGATGAGGGGTCATCATATGACCCAGAACCAGGCCTAAAAATTAGACGAGAATTGTTAGCAGATTTAAAGAAAAGGTTAGATGAGATGATTAAGGTGCTAATGATGCAAGGTATTTCTGGTGTACTTATCGATTAATAGGAGATTAAAATGGCATATAGTGGTGTAAGTTCAAAAACAAAACGTAGATATAGAAAAGCTATGAAAAAGGTTGTTAAGACTCTAAGTAGAAAAATAGCTGTATATAAACAACCATTAAAAGCTGAGTGTCCAAATTGTTACTATGATAAACTTACAGATAGTTCTACTGGTAAATGTAAATGGACTCCGTTAGAAGCTAGAAGTAAACAAATGGCAATAGGACTAAGTAACGAACTACAATATAAGTTTTTTAAGGTAGGCAGGTGTCCTGTATGTAAAGGTAAGGGCTATCTAGAAACACCTAGAAAAGTTTGGGTGGATTGTTTAGTAATATGGAATCCTAATAATAGAAACAGTGTATCTTACACTCCAGCTGGCACAGAAGGATCTACTATAGTTGAATTAAAATCAGACACCAGTAATTTTGAACTATTTAAAAATTGTGATAAATTGGTAATTGACGGTATTACTTGTAGATTATCCAAACCTCCAATACTACGAGGACTAGGCAATCAAACAGTATTAATAATTACAGCATTTACTACTGATAAAGCTAGTATCAATAGTGATGAGATATTAAAGAATTATCTAGGTGACTAATGGATAGACGTATTAAAGATTCTTATAGATATACTATAGTTAAACTAGAGCAAATGTTTGAAGATAAAATACCTGAGCTTATAGAGGTAATTATGGAAGGATATGATAGTTTATCTGTTAAAGTAAGTGATTCCAATAGTAAAACTAATCCTGAGTTATTTAGGGATCAGTTTAAAGAAAAATTAGATAATTTTACATATGTATATAAAACTTTAACACAAACTAAACTAGTTGTACCTGATATGTACAATTTTAATTTTGTGGGTATACCTATAGTAGAACAAATACTGGAAGGTACAGCAGGAACATTTGTAGAAATATTACATGAGGATCTGGTTAAACTTACTGGTAAATCTACCATTAATGAGGAGCCGGTAGATTCCTCTATAACTAAACAAAAAAGAGTTTATCTAATTAGGTATGATGATAAGGTAAGACAGGCAGAAAAAGGGGTATTAAAGAAAAAATTAATAAGGTTTCCTTTTTCTAATACACCAGCCCTAGATGCTACAGTATTTGGAGTAGCAGAAGAGTATGTTGTTGATAATATTGATAAATGGATAGATTCAACATTAAAAACAAGTACAAAAGAGATATCACAAAAATGCGGGAAGGGGTAACATGAAAAATTTACGTAAAGAAGATTTGAGTTTATATAGATACATTAAAGATACAGTGTTACGAGATTTTATAGAAAAAGAGGAGATGGTACCATTAGAACTCCTTACTGAGTTGTCTTGTCAAGGTAGTTATGTCTACCAAGCTAAATCTGTAGCAATACCATCTCCTATTGATAGAGGTAGAGGTTGGGTTTTCTTTGATTGTCCCAATTATGACTCTGATGGTTATTGTGAATATACTACTGAGAGTTGTATACCTGAATTTGTATCAGTAGATGGTACCGACTATGGTGGTACTTTGTCTGGTACTGAGTTGCCTGGTAATAATTGTATTGGTACCCCAGAACAATCCAATAGAGTAGTACTCTATGATGAAAATTTTTCTACTATATCAGGTACTAATTATTTAATAGACTACACAGATGGTAGAATTATAATGACTACTAATGATATTATTCCTAAGTATGTTGATTACTATTGGAATTATATAAGTGTAGTAGATGAATGGGCTTCTATTGAAGCTGCAGAGCCACCAGTTGTGGTAATAGATACTAATGGTACTGATAAAGAGCCATACCAGTTAGGTGGTGGTAAAAAAGTGAAACGAAAGGTAGAAATACATGTGTTTGCAAGTAACACTTCAGAACGTAATGATATAATAGAAACAATACATGATGGACTATATAATAAATCTTCACCGGTGTATAATTTTGCTACTGGGGATGTACTAGATTATGATGGAACTTTTTATGGCCGCAAATATACCTCCAATAAACTAACCTCACTATTTAATAGAACGTCTTTAAATGATTTAGGTCAGCTTCATGGAGGAATGACTTTTAATAAAGTTTCTTCTAGACATGTCAATTTACCGTTGTTAATGTCTAGGGATCGTGGAGAGGTAATGCTAAGTGATTTAAATGCTTACAGATCTAGAATAAGTTTTGAAATAGAAACTTATACAAGGATATAAGGATAGGCTTATTGCTAGTGCTACAGCCTCGTTAATCTAGTAATAAGAAGACGTTTTAACTACCAACCTGAGTGCTGTTTTAAAAAAATAACAGGAGGAAAGACTATGGCACGTAATAGAATAATTTATGCTTCCCAGAGTGTATGGGTAGATGGAGAGGTACTTTATAGAGTACAATCATTGGGGACAACAACGTCATTTACGAGCGAGGATATATTTGAGCTCGGCCACCTCGATATAATTGACGTGGTAGATGATGTCCCAGCAGTAACAGTTACATTGAATACTAATGATTTTGGGGATGTGAAAACATTCGCTAAATTAGCACAAGTGGCACCAGCAAAAATTGCTATGGATGCTACTGCTACTGTAAATAATGCCAATTTGGTCGCTGGCGCTACTTATTTACATGGAGTAGCTTTAGCCGATTTTGCAGTAACATGTGGTAATCTTACAGGGGTAACTCTGTGGGCACCAGTACAGGATGAGTGCTCAATAGGTACTTTAGCTAATAACATAGATCAAACTTTATTTCTTGATGAAGTATATATTAATAGTTTGGAATATAGTTATACTACTGGAGCTAATGCTACAGAGAATTATGGTGCAGAAACTGATAATAAAATGTGGTTATTGAATGATGGTAGATTTGTTAATTTTGAATCTACAATCTCAGGGTCACTTGGAGAGTTGGATGCTACTATGATTAGTGATGGTTATGTAGATCTTACTTTGGATGCTTCTGCTGAAATTGCAGAACTTTCAACTGGTCTAGGTTTCCTAAGGAAGGACGCTAATGGTGTTTCAGCGGTAACACATTATGCCACCTCTGGTGGTTCAGCTGAGAATGTAGCAATAGTTGTAGGTACTTTAGCAGCTCTAGATACTTATGTATATCATAACACAGGTACAGAGCATCGTATTTATTTTCCTACAGGTACTAATGCTCCAGTAGCTGGGGATGTTATTCAAGCAGTATATTCTGCTGATGCCTATGCTGCAGCTATGAATGATTATTTTATTCCTCTAACAGAGGAGACTACTAGACCAGACGCAGTAGGTGCATTAAGACAGGGTCAAGTAGAGGTATATATAGTTGATCCAGACTCTAGTGCTACTGACTTTGATAATGCTTGGAGATTAACTGGTGCTACTATTTCTACTGATCTTACTCGTGAGCCACTTACTGAGCTAGGACATTTAGGTCCTTATGATAGACCACTTACACTTCCAATTCCAATTACTATTAGTATTGATACTACTGCCGGTGATTTGGAGAACTGGGCTAAGTTTGCTGGGAAATTAACTGACTATGATGCGGAGACTATGCTATCAGTAGATCTTACAGATCTTATGACTAAAGATAACTTAACTCTCGTAGTTAAAGTTTTCGAACAGACTGATGAAGAAGCTGGTGGAGCTACTGGTGCTGGGCGTAAAGTACTGGCAGGTAGTAGTATGGTAGGTGATGAGTATTTCTCAGATGGTGCTATGGCAGTTTATACACCAGGTCAGCGTGAATATGCACTTAAGACTATAGTTGTTAAAAACCTTAAGATCACTGATGAGGGTATGACTCTCGATGTTGGATCTAATGCAACACAGACATTTGGTTTTAAATCCAATAATGACCTGTATGCAGTTAAAGGTGATGTGTCTTACGCTACTGTTCAAGCTAATATTATGCGTAATGCTTAATTATAAAAAATGAAGTATTAAGGGAGGGGGAAACCCCTCCCTTAGGACCAGAATATAATTAAAGGAAGGTAAAGGCTATGGAAGAAAGGTTTAAAAATAATAGTCGTAAAAAATTAGTACAGGCTATGAAAAAAGAAGTTACTAAGATGATGGAAAAGACTTTGGATTTTGCAGATGTAGCATGTCCAAAAGACAATTTTAAACAATTACGTTCAAAAATACTACGCGCAGGTAATGACTGTATGCGTAATCTTACTAAGGAATTTGATGGTTACATCATTGAGTATGATAAACTTAATGAAGAAATAATCGAATTTAGAAATAAAGGATAAGGAGAAATTAAAATGGTAGAAGAAATTAAAGGGTTAGAAGATGAGTTTGATGCGCGAAGAAGTTTTTCAACAGTGGAAGAAGAGATTGATTATTTTATAGGTACACCTAGTGCAGAGGATATACGTGGTGCGGATTGGCAGTATAGTAAAGTTTTTACTAAGTGTCTAAATGAAGGTATACCAACTAGTGCTGAATTGACTGATATATTGAAACGTCGTGGAATAATTGGTGAAGATTTCGATAAACGTGCACAAGAACTATCTATTACATTAAATGAACTTATAAACCGACTAAATGAATCCGATGGTAATACTACTAAAGCTGAGTTAGCTTTGGAAGTTTCTAAGGCTAGAGAAGCCTTATTCCAATGGAATCAAAGATTAAGTGGACCAATGAGTAATACTTGTGAACAAATTGCTGATGATGCACGTTTGGAGTACTTAACAGCAAGTATTCTACAGCATAAAGATAAGTCTAAAGTATGGAATGACTATGATGAGTTTCTAAGTTCAACTGATCAGAGCCTTACTTTAAAAGCCAGATATGAAGTTATGTTATTTTTGCAAGGGTATGACTCTAATTTTCTAGAGAACACCCCAGAAGCTGTTGCTATGAAAGAGGTGGAAACTAATATAATTCAAGAAGCTGCAATAGCAGTAGAAAAGGAACAGGCAGCAAAGGCTTTAGAAGAAAAAAAGAGTGTAAAATCTAAAGTTAAATCTAAATCTAAATCAAAACCTAATAATAAAAAGTAAAAAGGTTTAATTATTTATGTTATTAGAGGACTCTGAGGTTGAAAATCTAATTACTTGTATCTCTTCTGGGGTACATCTTAAAATTATTGATAATAAGTTAATAGTATTTAAATTTCCTACGAATATAATTAAATTAGAGGCCGATGTCCGTTATGAAGATGAATATAAAAAAGCAATTGATAGTGGTTTACTAGATAGGTCCTCATTAGAAGAACTAATTAAAAAGCGAAATTTATTTACTAATGAGGATCAAAAGAAGTTAGATAGTTTAAAATCTAAGCTAGAAGCACAAAGAGTACTACTAGCTAAGACTACCGTTGTAAAAGCAAATCAATCTAGAATTAAAGGTATAATTAATAAATTAACTTCGGATATAGCAGAAATAACTTTACAAAAGACTTCCAAGTTGATGATGTCAGCAGAAGTAAGGGCCAATGAAGAGAGGTCATTATTTTTATGCTGGAGATGCACTTTTATTAATGATAAATTAGTATGGGAAACTTTTGAAGATTTTAAGCACTCTACTGATTTAGTATTTAGAGAGAATGTTTTAACTTATTTTTTAGATGTGAACGCCGGTTTACCGGCGGATAAATTAAGATTCATAGCTCGCCATAATTTATGGCGAATTAGGTATGTAAATAGCCAGAAATTATCTGAAGCTTTATTTGGTGTACCTTCTGTAGAGTATACTACAGATATGCTAAGTTTAGCTTATTGGTCTAATTACTATGATAATATATACCAAATGATGGCTGAAGATAAACCAAGTGATTTAATCATAGAAGATGATGAGTCATTAGATGCTTATATGAGAGCTTTTTATGAGGAAAGGACACGTGAGGACGCTGCAAGGCGAAGTAAAAGTAAGTCACCTGGTAAATTATCAGCATTTGATTCTGAGGAAGTGATAGTGACTGCTTCTAATGAATTGTATCAAGATATAGAGTATGACACCCCAAGAGAAGCTAAAAAGCTTAAAGAAAGAGCGGATATTAAAAAAAGGACAAAGAGGGCTGGATAGGTAATTAAGTAACTACTAAAGGTTTAAAGGGATTTCTTTCTCAAAAAAACTAGGAGGATACTAACTTGGGAGAACATATAGTAAGTCATGATATAAAAGACTCTAGAACATCAAGTAAAAGCGGAAATACACAAGGTGTTTCTGTTGTAGAATTATCTAAAACGGATAAAGCGAGTCAAAAGAAACTTAATGACGGTATAAAAGAAATTAGGTCTATTATTAAGAAACAGGCCAATGACACCGTAACTTCAAAATTATTAAGTTTAATAGAGAAATTGATTAGTGCCACTAATCAAGGATCTAAAATAAGTAGTTCTGAATTAAAAACACTATTAAATTCTATTGTTAAGAATCAGTTTAAAGGGGGACAAGGTTCCCAGACTAAAGCTACATCTACAGCTTCTGGTGCTTTAAAGATAGACACTACTTCTATTATAAAACTTCTTACAGATAATACTAATTCAATAACTAGTGCAGTTATAAAAGCTCTAGAATCTAAGGGTATTTCTATAGATGATGCTTCTATAAAACAATTTCATAATACTATGACGTCTACTGTTAAAGATATTATACCCGCTAAATTATATTCTATAATAGGTGAACTTAATTCTACATTAGATGGAGTAGTTAAGTCCAATCAGGTAGTTGTTCAAGCCTTTAAGTCTATGAAGAAATTACGTGCTAGTGGTGGTGAGTTAGGTGTGAGTGAAGTAATACCATTCATGAGAAATCTTGAGAAAGGATTTGTAGAAGTTAAGTCCTTAGTGTCCAAAGTAAATGGGCTTAGTTCTAGTATATCAGCTATTCCTAAAGAACTTAAAGGGGCTATGGATGGTATTAAAGATGAACTTTCTAAAATGAAAAAAAGAACCCAAAATAGAACATATAGCGTAATTAAAGAGGTTTCAGATAGTCCAGCAAGTGCTACACAGGCTGTGGTTAAACAAGTTGCTAAGGAGTTAAGTAAGGTAGGAGAAAAAGCATCTGACCCTCAAATTAAGAAATTGATCACTAAAATAGATAAATTTTCAGGTTCTTTGGATGATTTTCCTAAATTTATAGATGCCTTAGATAATTTTGCTAAGGCTGTGACTAATGCTAAAAGTTTAGATCCAAAAACTATTCAAAATATTTTGGCTCCTTTACAGCAAGTTTCAAAATTTGCTCCAAAGGGGCTAAAAGACGATGTATTAAGTAGTAAGCCATATAAACTTCTAATGTCTCAAATGAATAAGCTTATAGAAGTAACTAAACAAATAACTATTAAGTTTAATGTAAAAACTAATAATTTAGACAAACAAATAGATAAGGTTATTACTAAAAAAGAACGTTCTGTAGATATTACTTTAAAATCTAAGAACTCTGATACTGTTGTTAAAGAGTTAGAAGATATTTCTAAACCTAGAGAAGTTATAATTACACCTGTCATAGCTACTAAAAAAGTAGTACAATCTAGTGTTACACCTTCTAGGGCAAATTCAAATAAAAATGTGCCTCAAAATGTATTACAGGCTAATAAAAGACAATTAGCCTGCAAAGAAAAATCAAATATATATAGTCCTGACGAAGTTAAACAATGGTCTAATACACTGAATAGTAAAGTGGATGTATTAATAGGATCTTTAACTAAAGCAGCTAATAGCAGAGGCGCAGCAATTAATGATGCAGATTTTGTTCTACCTCCTGTAGTGGAAAGTTCAATAATTAAATTGATAGCTATCATAGATGGTATATCTAGTAGAAGAGAGAATCCTTCTGAACTTAGAAAATATATGGATAATTTATCTGCTAATTCACGGTATACCCCCTGCATCTCCACTCAGTCAAAACGGGACATTAAAGAGGTTTATGATGTATTACACTCTGTAACTACTGACGCTTTTAGTGACATAGTAAAGGCTTCTGAAGAGGTAGTTAAAAATTTTGAGAAACTTAAAAAATTTCCAGATCCTGTTACAAATGTAACTAAAGATACTAAACTTAGTGTTGCTAAGACTACTGAACCAGTTAAATCAATTCAACAAACTAAACCAGTTAAGTCTACAGAACCTAGTAAACCTAGTAAACCTATAAAAACTACTAAAACTACTAAATCTACTGAGTCTAATAAAGATGCTATAGACAGTACAGCAAAGCGTAATTTAGCTCAAACAAATGGTTCTGTTATACCACGTAAACCAGGAGCAAATGAAAATCGAGGTATACCTAGTTCTACACAACAAGATATTTATCAATATACTGAACGTAATATAGATCCTGGAACCACTACATTTACTAGTGGAGCTGATATAGGGGTAGGTGAAAAGACTAAACAAATAGTACTTGATCATGTGGCAGATTTATCAAAATCTCTTTTAGATTTACAACAATATATAGTAACTACACTTGATGAAGAATTTACTAAAGTACGAGACAAGTCTAATAAGAAGAACTGGAAGATTGTAGGTAAGACTGATACAAATCCTATTTCAGACTATTTTAAATTAACTGAAGGGTATAATAGGAAAAAGTCTGGGAAGCAATATAGTTTTAAAATAGCTAATATTAAAGCTTTACAAGGTAAAACTGGTAGTGATTTAGAAGATCCGACTTCTTTAATAAATAAGTTTAAAGAAGATGTATCTAAAGAGTTATTAAACGCTAATAAATTTAATTTAGCAGAATCAGTGGGTAAGTGGCTTAAACGTTTCTCTACGTCTGATATATCTAACTGGAAGGGGTTAGGCACTGATACTTCACGTAGATTAGTAGGTATCAAAACTAAACATGATTTAGGTAAAGGAACTTCCCCTTCTAAGGGTATGGTTAAGGCACTAAAAGGACTTGGTAACGATAGATTAATAAATATATTTGAAAAGACTATTAGTGAGATAGAGTCAGACCGTAGGCTTAGCGAAGAGAAATTTAAAAGGTCTCCATTACTCAGAACTATTGCTATACCTGCGGCACGTTTGACTTCCACAGGTGCTACAACTTTTGATACTGCTTCAGGGAGTAAACGTGTAATACCTAAATTTGCGACATATAAGACTGGTTTTGAAAATATTTTTGAGTCCTTACAAAAAACTAAATCTCTAGATATAGACAAAAGCTATGCTTCAAAGATACGTAAATTAGGAATTAGGCCTTCTGGTTCTAATTTTGAAGAAGCTAATAAGTTATCTAAATCAATGTTAATAGATTTATCTAGTGTTAAAGATGTAGTAGATCCTGACGGTAAAAAAAGCGTAAATGCTGATGATGTGAGAGCTGACTTAGCTAAAAAGTTAGAGGCCTCGGTAGTAATAAAAGCAGGAAAATTAGCTAAAGCTAAACATGTAAATAGCCCAGAAGATATATTAAGTAAAATAGATACTAGTATTTATACTGAATTTGCTAATGGTACTAAAACTATGGAAGAATTTATAGCTGCCACTAGTGCTGCTGGGGTAGCTGCTTATGATTTAGTTAAAGGGATGGAGAGCGTTGAATTTAAAAATATTTACCAAATAATTAAAAAGTTACTGGAAGGCTCAGCAGACACCAGCACTCCTTTAAGAACATTAGGTAATAATCCCGTTTATTCTAAAAATATTCGTGATTTTGATTCAACTATTGGAAAACTTATTGGTACAATACCTATCGCTGAGGCTGCTAGGCCTAGACGGTCAACGCACCAAGAAAAAATAATAAACTTGATGAGTATGAGTACGCCTATATATAGAGAAAAAGGTGCTATAGGTCTGCAAGGTACAGAGGCTGAAGGCCAAAAACAGTTTCTTAGAGACTTAAATCTGAATCTTGCTGAGTTTGTGTCCAATACAAAAATATTAACAACTGCAGGTATGGGCAAAGATAGACTACCTTCAGATGTAAAAACTTTTTCTAGTTTAGGTATACCTGATGGACAGGCTGGTACTATTTTAGAGTATAGGAAAGATTTTAGACATGAAGATTCAAAGTATTTAGCACCTCTTAATGCTACTAATGTAAAGCTGTATTCAGATTCATTAGCTGAGTTGTCTCCAGCAGGTGCTCAGTTTACACAGTTAGGTAGAAATACTGCTAATGTTAATAATGCTTTAGCATATAGAAGTGGAGGTGTCGGAACTGATTTTCCTAGTTTACGTTCCAATAGAGAGTCAGAGTTAATTGCTGGGGGAAGGTATGGTACTCAAGGATATGGCTTTAATGTTACAGCTGAATTACGTAATACACCTAATACGTTCGAAGATCAAATAGTTGTATCAGGTAAATTAGCTGATGTCCTTACATCCATAACTAAAACTATAATGCAGCCAGATAAACTAGGTAGATTAGCTCTAATAGGGAGTGATGGACAAATAGCTGATACACCAGAAGGCTCTGTTAGTGATATTGTACCACAACAATTAGTAAGTGTAATTGAACAGGCTAATAGGGTATTTCAAGATGTATTAGGAATAAAACAAGAGTATAAAGGACGTGCTGAGGATGCACTAATAAAAGAGGTTACAAGCGTATTAACTACTGTAAGAGGAAAGGATGTACAGGTTCAATCAGCTAAATTAGCGGAAGTATTTTTTAATTACTATGGTAGGAAATTTACTACTAGATATGGCTCTAAAGGTGTATCTATAACGGCTCAAGGGGGAAAAGAAGAATTAACTGGGAAGCAGCTCAATGATTTATTTGCAAATAAGAAAGTAAAAGTATTAAACCGAGAAGAGCGAGCTACTGCTGGCTTAGGAACAGCTGCACTACCTAAGAGTATGGGCCAGCTTGTGCAAGAAATATATAAAGAATACGCACAAGAGTTAGAACTTTCAAAGTCAGATTTAAAGCTTTCAAGTCAAGCACTTGTAAATAGTGGTAATAAATTTATGTTAAGTATGTTCTCTGATGCCTCTTATGGGGTTGTGTCTGATGAATTAGATCTTACAGAGCAAAATAGTTTATTTGAGGAAACAAAAAAAGCCCTAGCTAAATTAGATTTAGATTTAGCTAAGGATATTAAAGGTATAGAGGGATTAAAAGAATTTTATTCTAATATGTCTGGGGCGCAGTTGTACACTGAAAAACCTATAGACATTAGAATTAGTTCACATGGTATTGCTAAACGTGGGCTTCAAGGTGAGAACATCGAAGCCATTATGAATAATGTTATTAATTCTGGTGAAGAAGAACATACTTCTTTAGTAACTAAATTCTCACCTACTGCATATAGGCATTTGTTAGGTACATCTACTGATACCTCTGGCAAGTTCCCAAGTTTAAATGAGTTGAGTAAGGCTCTAGGTTTTGAGAGTCAGGCAAAAGGTAAAGACAGGGCTACAGTTGTAGAAGATATGATGAAGCTACTTAAATCTAGGCATATTAAAGGTTCTTCTGAGGAACTAACAACACAAGCTAATAAGTTGGCAGATTTAGAAATAAATTCTAATTTTTATAGTAGTATACGGGATGAGTTTGGTGAAAGTAGAAAAAGTTTGGTGGGCTCAAAATTTGTAGAACTAATAGAAGAGCCTCATGCAAATCCAGCATGGAGTGAGACTGATATAAAGAAGCAGGTAGCAGGCCAACGTTTAAATATACCTGCATTTGGGGCTTATGCTACAGTATTTGGAGAGCAATCAAAGTTTATAAAGCAGTTAACTTCGGATGTACCATTAGAGGCTAAAAAACATTGGGAGTATTTAAAAGCCCTTCAAGTGTTAAATACTGACAGTTCAGATATGGTAGATAGCCTTATGGCATCTGCACAGGTAGTAGATGTGTCAGATTTACGTAGTTTTACTAAGTCTACAGGTAAATTTATACCAGCATCACAGATGGTTAATATTGATTCAATGTCAGAAGAGGAAGCAGGTAGGGTGATGAATAACTCCATCTTAGACACTGCTAAATATCCTGGCCCGATGAATTTACAAATTCCAAATACTAAAGACCCATCTAAACGTGAGTCATTTTACGTCCCTGGGGCTCTTGCTAGAGTTACTTATCCAGAACCTAATATAGCAGGAGAGCGTGGACTAGATGTAGTAGCTAGACGATTGCAGTCTATTGTAAATGCAGCAAATAAGGTAGATAGTGTTAAGGGGAAGACTGGAGAAGATGGCAGTACTAAACGTTGGGATACTATAGCTAGAATAAAGGCTAAATTAAATGATTATAGATCAAGAGTTACTGAGATAGTAGGGCCTGACCCACAAACTAAAAATTTATCTTCTAATGAGGTTGGTCAACTTGAAGGGATTCTACAGAAACTATTAAAAGTATTAGACCAAGCTCCTGCTGATAATAGAATGCTTTATAGTAATCAGAAGTATTTAAGTGGTAGTACAAGGGGTGAGGTTGTTAGGGATATTTATAAGACTAGAGGAGCAGATCAATCTCAAGCTAAAGTATACCAAACTACTATAAATAGTGCTGTGGATCAACTTATAGGACCAGATGGAGCCCCAAACCCTAAAATGCCTCAATTTGCACAAAGATATGAACCTGATGCTAATTTATTAGGAGCTAAAGATGCATTAGGTGTCACTTCACTATCTAATTTTGCACTTAGTTTGGATGTAAAACCTGCTTCTGGAGAGGACAAACTAAAGGACGCATTAAAATCATTAGAACGCGCAAAAATTGAATATTATAATACATTAGCTAAGTCAGTTCTTGGCAAAACTGGTTCTGTACAGGAATTTTTATTTAATAGAAAACTGCCCGCTGTTATGGGTAAAGCTATAAATGCTACAGTAGATAAAACTAAAGATTTAGAAACTTTTAGTAAAGAACTTCTTTCTATAAGTAATTCTTCAGGTGATATAGGTGTAGATTTAAGTTCTTTAAGTGAAGCAGCTAGTACTATAGATGAAATAAAGATAAGTCACGCTAAGAATGTAGAAAAATCTAAAGCTAAAGGTCTACCCGTCTTGCAACAGCATGAGATAGGGATACCAGAAAATTATGCAGCTAAGCTTCCAACATCTTTTGTAAAGAGATATGATATTAATGAAGGAAGAGTAAAGGAATTACCAAAACCTATTTTTGAAAAGTCCAACTTAGCGAAAATGTTAACATATAGAGAAGAAGTAAAAGCTGCAATGCCCAGTACTGCTCCAGATATGCAGACAAAGATGAAAGCTTATCTTTCTTCTGAGTTATCTCCTTATATAGAAAGTTTACGTTTTCCGGTCACTGGGGTCTCTTCTATTCAACCTTATGAGGCTAAATTACTTAAACCAAATGAGGACGGTACACGTCAGATGGCTAAGCACTCTTTGATGGTACCAGGAGTACCAGATTTCGATACTAGTAAATTTGATACTATAAAGGTTAAAGTAGAAGCCGTGATAGAAGGCTTAGTAGAAGATAGGGAAGCAGAATACAATAAAGACACTCCTGATTTGAGTAGAGTAGACAAATTAACTACTACTATTTCAAGTTTAGATAAAGCATTATTTGATGTACTACCAAAATATACTGCTGCGCAACAAAATCTAGATTTTGATGGTGATCAAATTCAATTACATGCAGCCAAAAAATCATTAGCTAGACAAGAAATAACACAGCATTTTAAAACTATAACAGATTATGATAGCCAAAAAGATACTACTGCTCAAGCTTTGAGATCTGATTTTACTTATGATGCTTTGATCCCATCTACAGGTAATTATACATTAGCAGAACAACAACTAGCTTTTGAAAAGAAATTTCCATCAGAAGAAGGTTTTGGTTTCATGACCAAACCTTTCTTAACAAAAGATTTAGAGTATTTGAAACCTGCAGAGCAGCTAGACATTTTAAGTAATTATCCAGGAACTGAAGGTGCAGAAGTAACTCCATTAACTGTACTAGATAATTTATTACCAGAGTTATTTAGAAATGCAAAGCAGATGAGTAAAATAATGGAAACTTTAGAAGCAGTAGTACCAGGTGTAGATGATGAGGGTAAGTCTACTTATAGTAAGGACCTCCTAACTGCTTTAAGCAATATGAAATCTCCAGATGGTAAGACTAATGGTACACAGGTTGATGTATTTAAAGAAGGTATAAAAAATAAGTTATACGACACTAAAATGACTAATGCTATTAATGCTAACTTCTTTAAGTTAAATACTGGACAAGATACTGAGGCACTTAATAGGCAATTAAAACTATTTGAAAGAAATTTAGGTTATGGTGGTGGCCTTATAAGACAAGGTGCAAAATATAATCCAACTGAAAACCTAGCTCAAAGGTTTCCATTAGACTTAAAATCAATGGGAAATATTATAGGTGAAGAATTACATACTATGGTTAATGAGTTTGTTCGTTTTGGTGAACAGAAAGGGCTAGATGTAAAACATGCTGGATCTTTACCAGTAGCTACTGAGATGGCACAATTAATATCACAAGGAAGCTCTGGAGTAAAAAAGTTGATTGATAAAATAAATACTAAGGGTGGTTCTTATGGAGAGCTAGCTGATTTTAAGGATGCTAACTATAAAGTTTTAAATCATAGGTTAGGCGCTATGTCTACTGAAGATTTATACACAGATGCTACCAAAATTGCAAGTGGTAGAGGAGAACCAACAGCTAAACTTGATTCTAGTAGTAGAGACCAACTAAAAGAGTATATCATTAGCTCTATTGGTTTTGAAGGTTTTTTATATGAATTAAGTAATCAAGTTATAGAAGGAGCACAGGAGGGATTAAAAGCAGCTATTAGTACTTGGTCAGAGTCCAAAAAACAGAAAGAATTTAAAGGTATGAATGAGGATAATTATGTAAAGTCTATTATTAGAAAACAACTTAAAGGTGGTGGGGTAAATATATCAGGCACCGCTGAAAATCCTTTAATGCCTTTATACAAAATGAGGACTTCTTCAGCTTCAGGGTATGGCCAAAGAAAATTACATATGGATAAGTATGGCGATCCTGAAGTACCAGAATTAGATGGTATTTTTGAAGGAGATGAAGCCAAAGCTTATGTATCTAAACTTAAAGAGGCAAAAGCTGTGGCAAAGAATATTCAAGATGCTTTAACTGATTTTAGTGCTAATAAACTAGGTAATCGTAGAGGCAGCTATAATATGCTTTTAGCTAGTGATATAGACAATATTTACAATGATCAACGTATAATCCAAGAGTTAGTAAAATCACTTGAAGGTAAAGAAGATACTATAGAATCTAGTGTAGCGGATAGGTTAAGTGGTAATAGCCCTATGAGTAATTTAGCTATTGAGGCATTAAGTAAGCCAAATAACACAGTTAGAAAAGAATTTCTAGAGATTAAGGGTAGAGCTGTATCAGTCCCTAGTATAGGTCAAGAGTCAGCAGCTATTTCGAACGAGGAGTATATTACCACTGCTTCTATGTTAGCTGAAAGGGATCTACCTATGCCTGTACAAGGTGATACTACTAATAAAGAGTATGCTGCCATTCTTATCGAGCATGAAAAAGCTGTAGATAAATTAAAAGATAAATACTTAGCTGATGCACTGGTTATAGCTCAAACTGATACAATATTGAAAGCTGCAATGAGTAGGGCAGAAGAAATAGGTTTTGTAACTAGATTATTACCCGAGGATGCTAGATCCTACAATGACCGTAGGCAGAGGGTTACTCAAGCAGCTCAGGAAAGTGCTAATAATGCTAATCAGAGTACTAACACTAATAGTAACTTAGGGGTGGATATACTTCAAAGGTCTATGCCAGCTGGAGGTGCTGGTACTCCAGAAGGTAGTTTAGTTAAATTTAGTGGAGGCCCGGCAGTTGACGTACGTATTGTAGCTGTAGCTGAGGGAGTAGGTATTTTCTTAGGTAAAACTGCTGGTATAGCACAGACTACTGAAGAACAACAACCTAGATTTAGTATTTCCTCCGAGTTGGAAGAAAAAATAAAAAAAGCAGAAAATATAGTTAAAGACATAACTGGAGGGTTGAATAACGCAAAAGGCGATAGTTTTGCTAATAAGTATAGAGCTAGTGGCCTAAAAGGTGGGTATGGTAATCGTCAAATTTCTGAAATAAAAAAACAAATGCAGGGTTTTCAAGCTAACGAAGACATTTTGGACTCTACCTCTTTATTAGGTACAGGTATTCATGCTAAATTAGAGGGAGGCTACCAGAGTAAGGGGTATGCTACTGAAAAGCCTGTGAGATACGACTCACCAGAAGGGGAAATTTCAGGCACTGTAGACGCTATTAAATATGAAAATGGTAAAGCCAAACATATAGTTGATATTAAAACTACTAGTGCTCTTAATTATGAGGATTTACATAGAGGAGTGGCTCGATTCCAAGAGAAGACTGGTAAAAAAACACCTACCTTAGAAGAGATTAAACCTTATGTAGGGAAAGCCCTGAGTAGTACTAAATTGGATGATGTAGCTTCTCAGTTAAATTTGTATCTCAGAGCTACTAATACTAATGCTAAAGCATCAGCACATTTCTATAGTAGGGAAGATCCAGACCTAGAACCTATAAAACTAGATCAATTTTTTGATGCAGATAGATTGAAAGCAGATGTTACGGCTATAGGACAAGCTAGAAAGGAGATTAAACGTGAAGGTGGTACGTTTGCACCTACAGCTTCTTATGAAGAAGCTAAAATTATAGCTAAAGAAACTAAACCAGTAACACCAGAAAGAATAGAAGAATTAATTTCTATAGCTACTGAATACTATAATTCAGTTAAGCAGGGGCAACATACACAGAAGAATATGCCAGCTTCTGGTGGGTTAAGGGATAATGAACTATATACTATAGGTATAAGGGCTAGGGAATACCAAAGCCAATCTAAAGCTTTTGATGATATGGTAAGAGCTACACCTGTAGTAGAGGGTAAAGAAACTTATAATGTACACCAGAATTTAACAACTTTGCATGAAAGAGCCAGAATTACACAACAAAAAAGAGGTGTAGAGACTTCAGGGCCTCAATTTAATAAATTCAATGAGGAAGTGCAGAGTAAAATAACCGAAGCCTCAAAAAAAGGACCTGCAGGTGCCGAATTTAGTGCTTTAATAACACATCTTAAAGATACCTCACAAATTGATGGTAGCAAGATAAATGCAGCATGGAAAGCTTATCGTGTGGCAGTAGGGGATTATTTTGTAAAAGAAATGGCAGAGGCAAGAAGGCAGCTAACTAATGACTCTGCTAATGATGATAACATTGTACCTCGTTTTGGCGAGTATAGTAAGGTAGTAAAGAATTTCCAACGGTTTGTAAAGCAAGGTATTGGTAAAAAAACTGATATATACACAGCTAATTCTCAGTATTTTAATCCTGAGTCAGCTAGAGGCGCAGGTGTATATATGGATACTGATGATTTGATAAAAAAATCTTCTAAGCCTTTGGGTGAAGACACTAAATTAATTAGTCTTTTTAAACGTATAACCTCATTGGAAGAAAATGAAGTACCTATACCTAGGGATGCAATTAGGGATGTACTAGAAGATTTAATGGATATGGATCATGCATTAATTAGCTTGTATACTGATGCTGAATTAGTAGCTAAAATAGGTCCTAAAATAAAGAATGGTTGGAGGTTTGACAGACTTAAAGGTGGTTTGTCAAAAATGCGAGCAGCACTTGAGTTACAACTAAATCAACCTGTAAAAGAGTTATATGATGAAGACCAAATAGCTTATTTGAAACAGGTATTAAAAGAGTTGAAAAGTCTAGAGACTGTTTATATCGACTTAGATTTAGATACTGACTCATTTGAAAATACCCTTGGTGAATATAAATTTCCTACATTAATACCAGTTCCTAAACAATTACCTAGGAATCAGCAATTGGCTTCTCACTATAAGAACGTTGAGGGTTTAAAATCTCATTATAGAACTCCAGAAGCTCAAGGTGGTGCAAAAACTGGAGATTCCTTTGTTTATCCTATTAAAACCTATGGTCCAAGTGGTAAACTTATGGATAACCAGAGATTTGTTATTTCTAAGTGGGGAGAAACTATTAATTCTGCAGGAGATTCTATACCTGTTTTAAAAAGTAGACTAGATGATTTAAATAAATCACTGGTTGATGGTAATAGAACATTTAGTGTGGCTATAGAAAGGGTAGTTAAGTGGGGAGCTGCTGCTACTTTAGTATATGGTGGGATGAGTTATATTAAAGATGCAGTTAACCATATGGCAGATGTAGAGACAGCTATGGCTAGGTTGAGAATGGTGATGAATCCATTAACTACTGATTTTGATGCTCTACAGAAATCAGCATTAGGGTTTGCTCAGCAATATGGTGTAGAGACAACAGATGTTTTAGGTAGTATGAAGGTATTTGCTCAGCAGGGGTTATCACAAGGTGAGGTACAAGATAGGACTCAGACTTCTACATTAGCTGCTAATGTTACTACTTTAAGTGCTACAGATGCTACTGAAGCATTAACTGCTTCTATGAAAGTGTTCAGGTCTGAGGGCGAAAATTCTATGAGATTTCTAGATTCTTGGAGCCAAGTAGAGGCTAGAGCAGCAATTACAGCTGGAGATCTTGCTGACGCTATAAAAAAATCAGCATCAGCTGGTAAAAATGCAGGATTTACTTTTGATGAACTAAATGGTATGATAGCTGCTATAGGTTCAGTAACTCGTAAATCAGGTAAAGAGATTGGTACTTCTTTGAGATTCATTTTTAGACGTATTTCAGCTGATAAAGCTCCTAAAGCTCTTAAAAATGTAGGGGTAAGCACTACTACAGATAAAGGGGAACTTAGGTCTGGTTTTGCTGTTTTAGGCGACTTAGCTAGTGAGTGGGATAACTTAGCTCAAGCACAAAAATTAAGTATTGCCCAAGCAATAGGTGGTACTCGTCAATATAATCAAGTACTAGTTTTAATGGATAATTGGGATCAGGTAGTTAAAAGTTTAGGGGATAGTTTAGACGCCAAAGGTTCAGCCGAGAGACGTAATCTTCAGTTAATGAAGACTTATACTAAACAGTTAGAACAAACTAAGGCAGTTTTTTCAGCTTTAAAGATAGAGGTAGGTAAAGTAGTACTACCTAGTTTTAAAGTAGCTATGAGTGGTATAAGAGGCCTCATTGAAGTAGTAAATAATGTACCTGAGTCTATAAAACTAGCTGGTGCTGGTATAGTTTTATTCGTAGGTTATATTACTAAGGGAGCTTCTGCTCTTAATTATATTATAAACATGGTGGATAGAACTAAATTATCGTTTGCTGCCTTAAAGGATGATTTTGCTAAAGGACTTGGGCAAGGTCTGTTTGAATCTTTTGGTAAAGGTAGTCCTGAGCTAGATTCTAATTTATTTGGATTGTCTAGTTTGGGGGATTCTGGTACTAGGAATATTAATGATATGACTAGTTCAATGGGTAAGTTAGCCTTTGGTGTATTAGCAGCAGGGCAAGCTTTTAATAAATTTTCTGGTATAGTAGTTAAAGATACTGGAGGAGCTTCTAAGGTAGTTGCAAAATACCTAAAGACAGCAGGTAAGTTAGTTTCAGCTGTAGGCACTGGAGCACTTTTAGCGCCAATACCTGGTCCAGTTGATGATATTATAGGAGGTGCCACTGAGTTCGCTGGGGAAGCTTTAAAAGGGACTGCAGGAACTTTTGATTTCCTAGGTGATACTATGGGTAAAGGGGCCCAAGCATGGATAGAGAATTTTGCGTCTAGTAACTCTTCTGCCGTAAAGTCAGTAATGCCATTAATGGCAACTCTTGGAGGATTAGCAGCAATGGCACCTATAGTCAGTACTGCTTTTAAAAATTTAACTCAGACCGCTAAAGATTATAAAGATGAGCAACTGAATAGACTTGAAGTAGATGCTAAAGAAATAGATTCTATACAAGGGCTTATTACTTCATATAAAGACCTTCAGTCTCAAAAACAAAGAATCGCAAAATTGTCTACCCCAGAGGAGCAGGCAAAGAATATTAAACAAGGTGACTACAAAAGTCCGGTGTTTGAAGAAATAGATAGTTTAAAGACTACTAGAAAATTTAATGCTTCCTTAAGTGGTTTAGATTCCAATATGGTTGATGGCTTTGATGAGTTTGGGCGAGTTATAATTAATAACAAAGGTAATTTAAAGGAATACTTAGAAGAATTAAAACGGGCTAAAACGATTTCTTTGGCCTTGTCAAAAATTAAAATTACTTCTAGATTTACAGAAGACTTGACTAAGACAGATGGTAATCAAGAGTGGAAGTACCAAGTTCAACAGCTTGCTAAGGAATTCCCTTTAATAGGTGATATGCTAGCTAAGGGTATATCAGTAGGGCCTAAGAAAGCTTTGGAAGTGTTACAAACTGAGCTAACTCAGCTTTTAGACGCAAAAGCTGAAAATCCTATGTCCACAGCGTTTGATCAAGATATAAAGACAGCACTTACTGCTCATTCTAAAATACTGAAAACATTTGCTTCTGAATACTCTGAAATTTCTAAAACTTTAAGTGGTATTAGTATTAGTGGTACTACTTTATCTGATGTAACTAATTTATTTAATTCAGGGGATGCCTTGGCTACTTTTGATTTACAAGCAGCATATGAAGATAAATACAATATTGCTAGTGTGAAAGGTACTGTTAGTGGTAAGGATATAGCGGCATCCAAAATACTATCTACCCAAGCAGGTGGAAATTCATCATATGTAGAGGCTTCTCGCTTATTAACAGAGAATAATTTATTTAGTGCAGGTAGGCTACCTAGAGCTCCAGATGCTACTGGAAATATTTCAGTAGAGAATAATGATTTTGTAACACTCAATAAGGATTTTGCTAAAGCGCATAATATAGCTACCGAACAAGCTATTTTAATAATAGATAAAAATAACCATACGTTTCTGCAGTATATAGATTCTATTTCTGGTGCACCTAAGACTAAAAAGATTTCTAAATGGGATCTAGCGAGAGCTGCCAGGGGATTTTTTCCAGCAGAGGCTATCTTACGAAAAACTAAAGCAGATATAACTAAATTAAATACATTCATCTCTGGGGCTTCAGCAGGCTTAATAGGAATTTCTGATAAGGGGTTAAAAAAACGTCAATTTAGTTTAGGAGAGAAATTTTTTGACCAGGTGTCTACTGATACTTTGTTACAATCTAATAAGGGTTTTGATATTACTAATAGAACTTTTGGTGAACCTAAGTATAAAGAAAATCAGTCAAAAGATTTTATAAAGAAATACTATGATCCATTACAAGAGTACAACTCACTTAAATCAAGGCTAGGTGGGGAGGAGTCAACTCCGAAGGATGGGGATCGTTTGGGCAGTACTGCTAAAAGGTTTAAAGAGCTACAGGATATACTTAAAAATAACTCTGTTGCATTTCAATATAAAGCTGCAATAGAAGATTTATCGAAAACACTTTATGCTGGGGAGCGGGCCATACGTAAAAATATTGAGGCAGAGAAGTCTAGACAGACTATAGACAAAGAGACGTCTGGATTCCTACAGGGTAAGACTAAAGGGATTAGTTCCCTTAATTTAGGTGTTAGGGATTATAAAGACTTAAATCCACAGCAAAAGGCCTCAGTAAAATTCAAAAGTTATGATAGTGTAGCTAAAAGTATATTAGTACAAGAGACAAATTTAGAGGGGTTACTTAATAACTATAAAGAGTTAGCCAACACATATGCAGATGTAAAGGAGATAAAGTTAGTATCTAAGGCATTCGGTGCAGTAATGCAGCCAAAAAGACATACAGAGTTATTATCCGCTATGGATAAAGTAGGTGGGGATAAAGGTACTGCTCAGTTATATTTAAAGATGTCAGAGTTAAAATCCCCATTAGATGACATTAATATTAATACAGCTAAAACAGTTGATTTGCTAGATAAAGATAGTGCTAAAGTTACTAAGGCTAAAAATATAGTAAATTTAAATTTAGAAGAGGCTAATAAAAAGAAATTACGTGGTGAGAGGCTGAATACCTTTAAAACCGAGTTTTCACCTGGAGTAGTCATTATTAAAAATTTAGATATGTTATTAACTAAAAGAGATTCAGCTGCTAAAGTTGGGGACAAAGCTACTGTAAAAATGTTAGATTCTTATTTGACTAAGTCATATGGTAAGCTCATAAAAACGTTTGGTGTAGCAAATACAGTTAAATTAGCTAAAGAACTTTATTATAAGGATGAGACTAGGTCACGTACGTCAAGGGTTTTAAGTTTAGGTCTCCACGGGTTGGGTACAGACCCTACTAGGTTGACACAGGTGATAGAATCAAAAAAACTTTCTGACGCTGCAAGTGTTGGTAATAAATTAACTAAATTATTTTCTAAAGATCATCCTTGGAAGTCCTATATAGATAAAAGATTTACTAACTATACACCTAAAAAGACATCAGAGGCTATGAATTTAGAATCTACTTATTCAAAGAAAGCTAAGTCTCCTTGGTTTGCGCCAAAAACTTTTGAAAAGGCACTATTGGTGGGTAATATAGTTACGGCATTTAAAGGAGCCTCACTTAAAGAGAAAAGAGACACTGTATTAGATAATATAGTTAAATTACAAAAAAGAAAGTCTGCACTATCTACTAATGACGAAACTACTAAATCTAGAATTGATGAAGAAATAACTACTAATAAGTCACTTTTAAAAAGGGATTTAGATCCTAAAATTTATTTAAATAATATTCTAAAATCAACTGCTAGAGCTGCGTTTGTGGCTTATGAGGGTGCTGACACTTTTAAAGTGTCAGCAACCAATAAAGAAAATCTAGCAGTTACTGCTGGTGGCATTTTTATGTTGATGAAGGGGTTAGAGGGAAAGATAGGAAAAGAAAATATGCCAGAGTATTTTAAGAAATTCTCTAAAAAAGTAGGCCCAGCTTTTACAGAAGCAGCAACATCAGGGGATTTTTCTAAAGTTACATCCTTAGGCTCTGACACAAAATCGTTTTTGGGTGAATTTACAGGATCTATGAAAGAGCAGTTTAAGGAATTTAAAGATGGTAGTAAGTCATCCGGCACAGTTAAAGATGATAGGAGTGATTCTGAAAAATTAAGGGAGTTGTCTAAATTAAAAAAGTCAGAGCAGGCGTTAGCCGATCTTAAAAAGCAACTATCTGCTGGTAATACAGGGGCACTAAGATCTATTGAAGCAGCACTTTATGCTTTTGGTGGTGTAGCTACATTAGGTTGGAAAGCTTCTAAAGGTGAAACAGCTGCTAAAATTAAAGATGATAAAAAGTTAGCTGAGGCACAATCAAAAGCTATGCTAGAATATACAATTAAAAATGCATCGGAGGTAGATAATTATATACTTAATAATGAAAAATCAAAGAAAGAGAAAAAATCAAATATAGCTGCTAAGCCTGCCGGAAAGCCAGATGACATTATTATGGATACCAATAAAAATTTTATTGATATTGTAGAAACACTAAAGGCTTCTGGAGGCAGTTATCTAGAGGTAATTAAAAAACTACAAGATGTACTAGGAAATGATAAGTCATTTGCAAATCTTATAGTAGATGTTACTAGGATTCAATCCTCCTTAGAGAACTTTAGAGGTGAACTTATAAAGACATTCAGTACTTTTGATGATAAGAGAATACTAGCGCCTATTAGGTCTTTAAATGGTAAATTGACTGGGTTTGGTGGTGATATACAACTACCGGTTAGTGAAAGAGAAATGTCCCCACAACAAAGATTTTATGCTGGTGGATCAAAAGAGTTACAGAGTATCTTTACACTAATGTCAAAAGCTGCCATGGTACAAGAAACTAATTTAAGAGCTATTGGTTCTGTAAGATCTGAAATTAGTACTATTACTCAAAATCTTTCTAAAAGTACTGAATCCGGAGCTTCTGAAAAAGATATAGTTTATTGGGAAGAAGAGTTATTACGACTTAATGCTATATTAAATAAATTAAAGCAAGATACTGGTAAACTTAATGAACAAACACAGACATTAAGTACTACTATGCGTGCAGCTAATAAATATGCTAATGCTATTTATAAATTAAATGATGCATTAGAAGACATAACGGTAGATCACATTGTTTCAGGTTTAACAGGTTTAAAGACTTATTTTAAGTCGTTTAATAAATTAATGGGAGGGTCAGATTCATTAGCAGTACAGCCTATAACTCCAGAGCAACAAAGAATGGGGACTAAAGTAGGGGTACCATTAGAATTTAATATATCTACTAATAAGGATATAGAGAAGGCACAATTACGTACTGAACTTAAGAACGCTTCTGATACTAAATCTAAAGCGGCCGCTCAACGTAAAATAAATGATTTAGAAGAAAAGTATAGACGATTGGAGTTGGAGCAGTCACAGAAAGAAGAGAATTCACGATTAACTTCCAATATGCGGCCATATACAGATTTTTACAAAGAGATAACTCGTCTACAGGTCAGTGGTGGTTTAAATGACAAACAAATTAGTGACATAGAAGAAGTTAAAGTAATAATTAATAAAGCTATAGGTGGTGCTACTAAACCTATACCAATAGAAGATGCTATAAAACGATTAAAAACTAATGAAGATAGTATGGGTAACACTCAGTTTAAAATGGCTATGAATGAGTTACTTAAATTTAAGGAGACAGGCACTGAGTTTGTTTACCAGGGTGTCGCTGACTCAAATGAGCTTCAAGATGCTATAAATAGATTACGTATAGCATATGAAGATGAATTAAAGACTATTGCAGCTGATAATGGGGAAACTACTATATCTACCGCATTAAGAGATGAGGTAGCAGATCCTATAGTTGGAGTTATAAATTTATCTAATAAATTATTAGAAGAGTTAGTTACTGAGTTTGTGGGGCAAACAGCTACGGATATGGTATTAAAGGAATTTGAGAAAAAACAAGTAGTGCCTAGTTATCTTAAGGCTGTTTCATCTTCTAAAGAGTTAAGTACATCACCTAAGAGTAAAGTATTTAGAAATAGTTTTACTACCCCAGCTGATGAATTAAAACCATTACCTTCTGTCATAGATACTGATTTTAATAAAGTATTTAATGATAAAAAATTCTTGGCTCAATCACCTGTAGAGCGCACCGAGTATAATAATAGAGGGGCAACTCCTAATATGTTTGAAAAAATTGAAGGGTTTATTAATCCTAATAAGACGATTAAGACATATGAAAAGCCTTCTATTATGGAGAATGTGTATATTCCATCTAGTACGCAAGATAATATAGAAACTAATGAAATGGCTAATGGTATTCTAATTTCAAAATCACAGGATATTTCTACAATGTCTGGAAACCCTCAAAAAATTATTACTGATCAAGAGACCAAAGACATTCTAAAAGAGATAGCTGTAAACAGTAAGGCAGTAGACAAAGAACAACCAAAAGAAGCCCTAAAAAAAGCTATAGGTGGTAGAATATTTGGTGAAGGTGGGCCAAGAGAAGATAAAGTCCCGGCTTATTTAAGTCCTGGGGAATTTGTTATACGTGCTGCTTCTGCACAGCAGATAGGCTATCAGAATCTGGATGTAATGAATAAGAAGGGTAGAGTACCATTAAAGTTTAAAGATGGAGGACTAACACCAGAACTTATAGGTAAGGCTCATACATACTTTACTGACCCAGATGCTGAAGCGCCTATACCTACATTTGATTCAAAGAATGAAGAAAAATTTAATTCTAAGTTAACCAAAAAGTACCTTGATTTATATAGATCATTATTACCTGAAGAAGCTAGAGAAAATGAGTCTATTAAGTTGGCATCTACTTTTCGTGGTTTTTATAATACTTTAATAGATTTAAATGAGGCTGAGGTTTTTTCAGACGACGAACTATTTGCTGTAGATGCTTCTATGATGTTAAATAAGTTTAAAGAGATGCAAAGTAATAAAGGTATATTAGGCTTTATGCAACGTTCATTAAGTAAGAAGACTGGGGCTACAGCAGGTGCAAGAGCACTCACAGGTTTGGATAAAGTTGATTTGCTAAAGGAAATAAATACTTATGCTGACGGTGGGAAAGCTATTAGTACTATTACAGGTAAACCTATTCCTACTGCTGAAGAAAAAGAAGTAGGTATGTCAAAGATGCGTGAGGCCTTAGGATTCGTAGCGTCAGTTGCTCATCCTTATACTTCTATCCCTACCTCTATTTATGGTATGTACCAGGGATTTAAAGAAAGTGGTTTTAATATGAAGTCTATGGTAGAAGGGGCCGGTATTCTAGAGATAATGAATTTTATACCACAAGCTAAAAAACTAGGTAAAGTTGGGAAATTTTTAAGTAAAGGAGTAGGTAAATATGTAGATAACGCTGGAGATATTAATGATTATTTTAATATTACTGGTAAATTAACTAAAGCCCCAGAAACGTATAAAGTGACAAAACCTATACATAGGGACTTTGGGCCATTAAGTGCATCATTTAAAGATGGCGGTTCAGTACTTTCTGAAGAAAAACAAAATGAACACGATGCTTTATATTCAAGGTTTCCAAGTAATACTGAATCTAATTATAACTCAAAAAGTACTGTTAATTTAAATAAAGTGAGAAGTTTTATAGGTGACTCTACAGGAGTAGCAGAAGTTGACGCTTCATTATTTAATAAGAGGCTTAATACTTCTATTGGAAGTCGTAGATCTGTAGCTAGACTACTTAAAGATTCTTATATGGCCCCAGATAAAAATAATGAAGTAATGAATACTGATGTTTTAAAGTTAACAGCTAAATCTAATAGTAAGCTAATGAATAATAAAGTACGAAATTTTATAGGTGATTCTACTGGTGCAGTAGAGGTAGATGATACTTTATTTAATCGTAGGCTTAATTCTTCGGATGACTTACAGTCAGTAGCTGATTTACTTAAAAATAATTATAATAAAATTGATACTAATAATGAAAAATTAAATACTGATGTTTTAAAACTTACTGAAGAACCAACTAAACCTTTAAATATTAAGAACTTACATGCTAAGTATCCTAAATCAAATAGCAGATTATTAGCTAATAATAAGGAAGCTACTACATCATATCATATCCCTATGGGGGATGGAAGTAGTGAGATATCTACTAATGATTGGCCTCCATCCCAAAATCTACTTGACTTAATTAGAAATAACTGGAGTTCGTCTGCAAAAGTTAATAATAAGGAAGCTACTACATCATATTATACTCCTACTAGTACTGGTTATAGTCAAGTATCTAAAGAGTACTGGCCCTTTATGAATAACAAAGAGCAGATTGAGAAGTTTAATGCGGGTGGTCAACCTAAGAGCTCTTCTACTGAGCAAGAAAAATATAATACTGGTACTATTAATTCTTTACTTAAGGATGATGAGAAAACCAAGGGGTTAGTAGATGAGGATCAGAATCATATTAAAAAATGGGGGGCAACTACTGCTAAAAAAGTTGGGGATATATTTACTACAGAGGCTCAAAATTCTGCTGATTTTAGGGGTTTAGATGCTATGTCTAGAAAACAAGATTTTGAGAGGGCCTTAACTGAACAAGGACATGGTAGATCTAGTGTTTATGAGATATTAAAAAATAATAGTTATATATCTAGAGAGTTACAAAGAAGTTATTTACATACTCCAGATAAACAACGAGGGCTGAATATCTTAAGAGATAAGAATTCTGGTGTTACTGGTGGGAGGGTTGCTATTGAGTCATATCGTACACCTGATGAATCTTATAGACCAAAAGGTAAAGATAGTATTAAAACTACTGTTCATGACCCCTCTGCTTTATACCCTGGCAACGAAACTACAAGGTACCGTAAGTACAAACGTGATATTGATATTAGGGGTAAACAACTTACTAATAAGATGGCTACTTTGGACTCAGAGAGTGATTCATATTCTAAGTTGGCCAAGGAATATAAACAAGTTCAAAAAAATTCAAAAGCAGCAGCGACTATATTAGAGGTATTAGGAGAAGGAGGTAATATTTATGATGATGCGAGATTACAGCATAGAGTAAAAGATTTTTTACCTGCCTCTGAAACTTGGGGAGTTGGTAAAAATGCATTTAAGTTTCAACCTTCTCCTGAAAAAAGGTATACTTCTGATCTAGAAGATGTAAAAAATGCAGCACTTAATGCTAGACAATATCTTGAAGAATCAGTTGGTGGTGCTAAAGTATCATCTATAAAAACTCTTATGCCTTTATCCAAAAAGTTAGCTAATAAAGGTACTGTTTTACAGGACTACGCTATGCAAGGGGCATCTAAAAGTGAAGCAGATAAGATTATAGATGAATTTAGCCTTGAAGAGATAAAAAAGTTTCTAGACTCTGGAGATCATAGTTCAGTGTCAAGGGATACTTTAAGGAAATTAAAACAGAGTATTAATGCGCAGGAGTATAATGTGGGCGGGGTTGCTACTAGATCTATGCCAGTTAAACATTTTGGCGGTGTTATTACTCAGACTGGCCCAGTTTTTGCTGAAAAGGGTGAGTACATTATACCTAAAGGGTATAAAGATGGTACTTCTGGGGTGGGGGCACTACCCTCTATGCCAGTAGCTAAATCTTTGACTTCTAGTTCTACGGTACTTGATTTGACTGCCCTGTTATCTGATTTAACTAATATAAGACTTAAAGTAGATCCATCAGCATTGAATGGTATAAGTCTACCAGTAAAAGACACAGTACTAGAAGTAGATAAAACTCCTATTCCTATAGATTCTAGTAGTTTAGATGGGGTAGTACTAAATGTGGATCAGACTCCAATTACTTTAAATTCTAGTAGTTTAAATGATCTTACTTTATCTGTAGATAAAACTCCTATTCCTATAGATTCTAGTAGTTTAGATGGGGTAGTATTAGAAGTAGATAAAACTTCTATTCCCATAGATTCTAGTAGTTTAGATGGGGTAGTATTAGAAGTAGATAAAACACCTATATTTGTTGATTCTAGTAGTTTAGATGGGGTAGTACTAAATGTAGACCAAACACCTATAATAATTGATACGAGCGGGTTATTAGAAAAATTAGCGAGTTTAACATTATCTGTGGATAAAACCCCATTACCAATTGATTCTGGTAGTTTGAGCGAATTTAAACTCAACATAGGGGATGCACCTGAAAAATTAGCTGCTGCTATTAATAATAGTTTAAATGCAGCTGTTGTAAATATCAAGGTTGATTCCTCTGAGGTTGGAGGCTCCGTAGGTGCGGAGAAGTTTAATCAGTTAGCACAAACTGTATCTGATGTAAATGATAAGTTATTAAATAGTTCAGTAATTATAGAAGATAGAATTACATTATTAGAGGGTGGTATAGATGTAGTAATAGATAATAGTGTGGAACGTAAACTGGCATCTAAATTAGTAGGTATAAATGAAGACGTAGCTACTGCTATTAGGGGGGTAGCGTCTTTAACTAATAATGTAACCACTCAAATAGATAGTATAAGAAGAGAGTCAACTAATGTAAAATATCTAGCACATTTAGCTTTAAATGCTAGAGGTACAGGAAATATAACTTAAAAAAGGAATATGTATATATATGTCGAATCCAGAGTGTGTAAATAGTTTTTGGGAAGCCTATGGTAATTCAGCCATGCTGGTTGAAATTGAAGCTGAGGGCCCCTCTGGAAGTTTAGCATTGCATGTATTGGATGTTTTTAATATAGATGTTGCAGCTTCAACTCGTATAGGTGGTAATTTAAAAGGGCTAGATATAAAGCATATGGATGCAATGGCGGTCATAAATTTATCACTATTAGAAGAATTAGCTGACCGGTCAGGAGGGATGTTCGAGGCTATTGTAAATCCTGATGGAGAGGTAGAGTTTGTAGAGATAGGTGGGTCTATAGCTAGTTTAAGTTCTATATATTATCAAGTTCAGTCTTTTACTTACGTTGAAGAGTGTAAAGGTGTTTTACTTCGTGGGGGTAATATTATGCCTTCTTGGAAAGAACTAGATTGGAAACTAATATGGGGTAATGGAGAAGGTAAAGATATATTTCATACAACTCAAATGGTTACTAATTGTATGTATGATGATTTTAGTACTCATGCTACAATTACCTTTAATGATCCTCACTTAGATAGTGAGTATGATGACGGTATAAATAATTTATACGAAATAGACAGTCCTTGGAATAAAATTATAGGCTATGCTAGATTTATAGATTGTCCTAATGCCACTGAAGGCACTAAAATAGTATTAAACTCTTCTACTGTTATACCTATAGAGATAGGTGGTAATGGCGGGGCTAATGGTCCATACATGGGAACTTTAAAATCTAGACCTTCCCACGACCCTGATGCTGCAGACTACGCAGATTGTTGGCAATGGACTGAAGGTGGTGTTATAGGCACTGCCTCTGAGGGGGTAAGGATTGATTTGCCAAGCTCTTTACGTTTTCAAAATGTATCAGGACAAGTAGTAGATAAATTTGTTAAAGTAGAGGAAATACTTCTTGTAGGGCAAGAACTTTCAATGGTACACTCTGGAGCACTAAGCGATTCAGTGGCTGCAACCCAGGAGCCCTCAGATATAAATTCTATAGCATTAATCTCTATTGACACTAAGAATCAATCTATCTTTAAACTAGAGGGGGGTAAGCATTATGCTATACTTTATGAAGATGAAGACGGCTTTAAACAACCTTATGTACTCTTTGCAAAAGACGCTAGATCTAATGAGTTTAAAGAATATGGTCAAAATACATCGTATATTATAAGTCAAACAGGGGCAGAGGGGCTAGTTCATGCTGGTGAGACTGGTGTAGGCACTATTTTTCCTTTAGCCGATAACAGAGGAGTTTTAGTACAACAGATATTTGCACAAGTTTCTTTGGACACTCCAGCTATTACTGTATTTGATCCGGAAATGGATGAACGTCATAACCAGACTAGAGCATTAGATTTAGCAGAAGAACTTAAATTTTGGGTTACACCTCTTATGGTAGAGGAACCTCCATCTACCATAGCGTTTAATGGCACGATAATAGATCAACGTCCAGCAGTACAAGATAATGATCCTACAGTACCTCAGAATTTTGAGGACACCCCATTAGAGTTAGTTTATGATACGTTAGATGGTGGAAGTGGTATGGAACTCACTTTACCATTTTTTAATTCAGTAGAAGACGATGCTAAATTAGCTAGTTTATCTGCATCTTTATATGACTTCATGAATTCAGGTACTGGTATTGATACTACCTATGTTTGTGGCCCAGATGTGGATGTGTCTTTAGGAGAAGTTGGTCCGGCAGGTGGAGTAATAAATAGTATTTCTTACTCATACACTGATTCTGGGTCTTATACTATCTCAGTTAATGAAGGCCCTAGAGTCATTAAAAACTTTTCAGGTGGTGGCCCAGCAGGTCCATCATTTAAAGCTTCAGAGTCTTTTAGTGCCAGAGGTACTATTATAGCTTCTCTAGGTAATGGTATGTTTTTTAAAGTTAGAATTGATGGATATGGGGAGAGAGTAGCTATAAATATGGCACCTTCTATTTTAAAAGTAGGTGATGTAGTACAATGTTCTGTACATAATAATCCGGCGGAGGTGTAAAATGACTATTGAATTAGTTCCAATAAGGGCAGTTATTAAAATAGGGGATTTAGAAGTTAGGACTCCTTTTGTACAATCCTTTAATGTAAGAAAAACTAGAGGTCAACTTAGTACTTTTGATGCTACTTTAAAAGTAGATCATTCACAGATTTCTAGTAGTAATATTGGTGGTTTTGTAACTATTAGTGCTGGTAGTAATAGGATACGAAAAATTTATACAGGTATTTTAAAAAAGTCAACAGTTTCACCTTGTTGGGATGACCCTGGTTATGTTTTATTAAATATTAGTGGTACTGATATTTTAAGTCATTTACAGGGAAAGAAGTATACTAGAAGATGTAGAGCTACTAAAAGTACATGGATTAGTATAGACTCTGTTACTAGGGAGGGACTAAGAGATGGTAAATTTAAAAAAGACTATCAAGTCTTAGAGTCACTACCTACTTCTATTGAGAAGGCTAAAGAAGTTATTAAAACACCTATGCCGACACATGTGGCAACGCCACAAAATTCACCTACAGAAAAAGTAGTTCTTATAAATGTTACTTCAGTAGTTACACCTACTGGATAAATGGGGGATTGAATAAATGGCTAATATAACAAATATTTCAGTGAATCTTAGTGCAGGACAAACTTATACTATTATGGTGCCTGTTAATATGTCTAATAATATGGGGTATTTCCCAAGACGAGGAAATATTACTTTAGAGAATGGAGAAACTATTACCTTTCAACAAGGATTTTATGTAGAAAATGAAGAGGTAGGTGAGATAGTTACAGTACATAGTGATAAAGTAGCCATAGATTATAAGTACAAGCTTCCCGAGCAAACCTCTATTTGGTTTGTAGCTCATACAGGTGAACGTGCTAGAATTATTATTTCTAGTATGCAGGTACATGATCATGCTTCTATTGTAACTGGCGGTCCTGCATATAGCACATATTTTAGTGATACAGACGCACCAGAGGAGTCAATTTAATGAGCGGTTGCTGTAATTTAGTAGGTAATTTTTTATCAGAAACAGGTTTACAACTTCCAGGTGGTTGTTTTATTTCTGTTAATACTAATATAAACACTGAATATTCAGATCAAGGATGTGATTCTATGTTAGGAGGCTACACTGTTGGGTCTATGAATTTATCAGCCTATGTGAGTACTGAAGTGTATACTGGATGTGGAGGGAGGGCTGGAGCTCAGGTAATTTGGATACGTAAGTATGATTGTGAATTAGATTTACTTCATTTTATATTTGCTGGTGAAGGTAGGTCATTTTTATCTGACGATATTAGTGGGTTTGGAACTATTTCGTTAAATAATACTTATCCAAATCGCACTAGATCTTTAAGTGCCTCTGCTCAATCAGGCCCAACAAGTTTTTATACGGATGTTATTCAAATAGAAGGTAAAGGTATGGCTTATAGTGGGGGTCCTATTAGTTTTGACACTTCAAACCAGGCTGGATGCACATTAGCAAATATGGGGTTGGGAGTAAGTGATTATTATTTACAAAATTTTAGCATAGAATTAGTACCAGGGGCTATCCCTGTAGCTAATTATACATTTGCCTACACCCCTTAAGGAGGAATTTAATAATGGCTGTTAGTGATATAGGTATTCAATATAAATTAAGAGCAGGTAGTCCTATGCCTACTGCTACTCTAGGTAATTTTGTACTACATTCTTTTATGGCATCAATTTCTGAAGTTAGGGTAGATAATTGTATAGCAAGCTTACCGTCTAGTAGTGACTTTAGAGGACAAGGTGGGTCATATATGTCAGCTAGTTACTCCAGGCTTCCTTTGTCAGAAGAGAGATTTAAAGGTAAAATAAATGATAGTGGTGCTTATGTAGATGAACATATGGGAGGTTATAATTAGTTAGTTATGCCTACTTTTATAGAGTGTGAGTCTTTATCAATAAGTTATAATGAAATGGGGATAGCTACTATTAATTATACTTTAATATCCACAGAGGAATCCCCAAGTTTTAATTATAATAGTATTGAAGCCGGACAACTTTTATTTACTGGAGTAGTCACTGATGTGTATTCTCAAATTATACCTAATACTGAGAATGCTACTAATGGTCCATGGTTTTCTATAAATGTTACATTATTAGCTACTAGTTGATATAGGAGGAATAAATTATGGCATGTGGTGGATGTGGTAGACGAAGAAAAGCTCCTAATACCAGGGCAGTTACTCCAGAAGCGTATGATTTAACAGGAGGTATGGATGTTAGGAGTTTAAATAATAGACAAATAAAGGCAAGATTAGAAGTATTTAAGCGTAAATTTTGTAAAACATGTAGTATTAGGTACTTATGTGATTATACTACTTATTTAGAGTGTAAAGGGCTTAACCCACAGTAATTAAGTAACCTAATATATTATAGAAAGGAGAAATAAAATATGAGTATTCAAGTTATCATAGGACAAGCTACCAATGTATCTCTGGATGGTACAGTATGTGCCATTTCAGCGAATTGGGGTTTTGAGCCTGGAAAGCAGGACGCTTTTTGTTTAGGTAGTTGGACACCTAGTACTGAGCATATGATTTTTAAGCCTCAACAAACACTAAGTATCACCTTATATGCCCCCGGCCCAACACACAGTGTTATACCATCAAATTCTTGTGATATGTCAGATACTATAGCAGCATCAGTGTCCCCTGCTACTTGTAATGGTGTCATAGAGGGATTATCTGGAGATTGGATGGTTACTAGTTATAATTATTCTAAAGAAGCTAAAGATCAACCAGCTCAAGAGAGTTGGTCACTTATTAAATATATCGGGGCTAGTGCATATTTATCTGGTCAAGCAGCATCAAGAGCAGTAGAACCTTCTACTATTTTGAGAGGTATTTCTCAAGGGCAGACTACTGATACTGCAGTAACTGGTATAATATTTGATAGTGCAGGGGCTTATGCTACTTCTGTAAATGGTAGTGTATCAGCGGGGGCTATAGGTAAGTCTACTACAATGCAACATGGGGTAGTTGAATCTATTGGTGGGGGTTCAAGTAGTGTTTCTGTGCAAGGAACTGGAAGTGCATCTATTCCTTTAAACCCCATTTATTCGGATATAACTTAATTATGCGTGAATTTTTATTATCAGAGCAGTTTAAGTTAGAACTACATTGGAAAACAGCTATGTATAATCAACCAGGTATATGTGTATTAGATGGAGCCTACTTTATGGGCCCTGTATTACAAGTAGCTGCTAAGATTGAACCTAATGACTACATGATGTTGGACTTATATTCTCAGTACATAATGTTGGTAAAAGGTGCTTATGTAGTTAAGTTTTTATGGGATGAAGTTACTTATAATTCAGATAGTTCAAAAGTTTTTTTAACTAATGCTAGATTAGAACATGAGATGGATTTAAATACTACACCTAATTTAAAGTCTAGTGACTATTTTGTTATTGATACTAGCGATCATGAAATTAGTGTACATAAGTATCATTTAGTATATAAAACCTTCTTAATTAACCCTGACAATACTTTGTATAGGTTTAATAAATGAGTTATAAAGAGAAACTTTGTGCACCTGTATCTGGTATGTCTAATGAAGATATTTGGAGAGAGATACGTGCTTTAGTTGGGGGCACTACAGTTGATACACCAGACGCTATAGCTAGAATGAATCAAGAAATAGTAGACTATAATATATGGGTAGCTCAGAATGGTGTAGTGCCTTTTGATAGATGGTTAAGGTGGTTAATAAGGATAGGCACTACTAGATATAATAATTTAGCTACTACTAAAGTAAATGAGGGCAAAGTAGGCCATGGGTATGCGCCATGTCCCTACTCTTTACAGAGTGGTGAAGTTAGAACTAGACTTATGTTAGGACTTACAGATAGTGATCCTTTACCTGTAAGAACTAATCATATAGACTCAGGTATAACTTATTTTTTAAGTACAACATCCAAAGGGAGTAGGTGGGGCCAAGGGTGTACATTTATTGGTTGCCCCTATTATATTTTAAATGGATCACAATTTTTTTATGTTTAAATACTATCGAATAATAAAGAGTTAAAAACAACTATTAAAGGAGGAATTTAAATTGGCAATTAATATAGACACACAGGACCTAGAAAATTTTCCTGGCACAACAAAGAGAATTACAATTGATTTAAGTAGCATAGTACCTATAGGTGCAGAGGGGGATGAGAAATTTGTATTAAGTACAGCTACTAATTCGTATAGTGATAATGAGGAGCGTACTCGTATACAAGAACTTTATATTACTGATATGGTAGCAGGGTGGTGTAAAAGTTCTGGCTTTGCTGGATCTGCAGGTAAATTCTATTTGGATGATACCCATAATAGTTTAAAAGTACGTATGGACGCTACAGTAAGTGGTATTGATGGTAGTGGTTTTTATACTATAGCATTAACCCCGAATGACGACAACACCCCAGTAGCAGGTGAAGTTGTAGCTGCAGAGTTAGAAATTAAAATAAGGGCTATTAGTGACATACTGGCTCCAGTGGATGCAGGATTTTCTATGGCGTATAAAAACGCTTCAGTTGAATTTAAGAATGGTAAGTTTTGGGTAATTTCAGGCAGTATAAGTCATTATTATTCAGGCAATTTACGATCTTCAGTAGTCATAATAGATGCCGATACTAATGGGTGCTCTCAGGTCCTAGGCTTTGATTTACCTACTACTAGTTTTGACTTATCAAACGTAGCTGTTAAAGAAACTTTACTTAACTCAGATTATACATCTGACTCTACGACTTTAAGTGTAAATACTGGAACAGGGGCAACCGCAGGGATGTCTTTTATGATTACTGATGGTATTAATACGGAATATTTCACTGCATTGTCTGGAACTACAGATTCAAGTATAAAAGTAGCTACTTTAGGTGTAAATGGGTATACAGGAATAACTAACTCATATACGGCTAATAACGCTAAGCTGCAGCTTATGAGGGAACAAGATCCAGAGAGTGTTCCTACCAATTGGTATACTTCTATTGATCAATTAGTACGTTATGGTATAAAGGTAATGGCAAGTCAGATTGATTATAGTAGTTAATTTTTAAGAGGTAATTATTATGAAAGTATATGAATTTTGGAATAGGTTATGTATTGACTTAGATTATAGGGTTTTTTCAGGTGTACCAATAAAAGAATTAAAGACTATTTATGAGTCTATGTCCCCAGAATTTTTGCATTTTATTCCTACACTAACTGAAGAAATAGCTCTAGGCTTAATTAGTGGCGCAAAAATTACAGGAACTAAGGGTGTAGTTATGGTAGCAGCAGAAGCATTTGATAGTTTTAATGCTCAATTTAAGAGATTTAATTGTGCGTTTGAAATTCCGGTGTTATTTATTGTGGAAACTGAGTATAACCCATTGAATTTATACTGTAAAGTGTTAGCAGATGATCTCAGTGTTATTGATACTTTGATAGATCATATGGATACTACTAATGAGTCTGTTATTTTAGTAGTAAAAGAAGGAGTTTTGGTATGATTATTACTAGGAAGAGGGTTTTAACTGGTATAAAAGATTTAGTATCTCAGGATGACATAGTTTTTTGTATTGGTAAGACATTAAGTAAAGAAGCTAGCATTTTTACAGAACATACTATTTTTATAGATGATAATTTTGTAGATTTTTTGTCGATAATTACGGGTCTGGCTATGACTACTGAGAGACGAGTACTTATTATAATTGAAGATCAGTATATGCTTAAATATTTTAATACTATTTTACAGATAGCTGTTAGTAAGTGTACTAATTTATTTATAATTACTATAGTTACCTCATTATATGATGTAGTTATACCTCAAACTAATTTATTTAATACTTTAAGATCTATTAAGGGGATATTATTTAATTCTGGTATTTTAACCCATGAGTATACTAAATACTTTGAAACTAAAGCGTCTGTAAAACAATTAAAAGGTATATATGATAGTACTATTGGTCCAGTTATAGGTTTGGTAGCAATATCTAGTAATAGATTATATAATGTAGGAGACAATGTGTCCACTTTTAAAGATTTATCTGATTTAGGTGAATATATACAAACAACTCCTACTGCTAATTTATTTTCTAAAGACAAAGTTTCTAGTTTAGATGATATTATGATGGATAAATAAATGGCACATATATTAGTTAAAAATAGTCTAAGTAACTATAAAGCAGCATTAGTAGATATTAATTTTCCAATAGTCGTTACTACTGATTCAGAAGGGGACCCAAAATGGGTATTAGAGACTGCTTCTACGTACCCATCAGCTAGTGGTACTAAGATTAACCCTGTTTATGCACATAAGATTACAGCATTTAATAGCTTAGACGATGCGGTAGCCAAGGCTATTTCAGAAATAGCTAAGCAAATAGATTGGGACCCTTTAGTTGTTGATGCTACTTCGCCTTATGTCACCGATGTAAAGCCTTTAGGTGACTCAGTATCTATAGCATCTAATGTTAGTATAGATATTGTAGATGATATACCTTCTGCTGGAATAGATTTATCTGATATACAAGTAACATTGACTACTGAAAATACAGTATTTGATATCACTAATGAATGCACTATTGAAGGTGACCCGTTTTATTATAATGTTCATTGGGAACCACCAAGTAGAATAACTAGAAATTATAAACAGGAGTAATTATGGCAACAGATAATTTAAAATTTAAAAAACCACATATGACTTTCATTGAGGGTTATTTTTATATGTTGGATGATGATACTGATATGCTTTTACAAAAAACTGATGATGGTATAACAGCTTTTTCTTATCCTTTTGATACTTTACTTACAGATTCAGTATTAAGTTTAGAGTATGATGGTATTAATTTTTGGACTTTACAAGATGGTGCAGAAGCGTCAACTTTAAGTATTAAACGTTGGCGTATAGAAAATTATATGTGTAAATTACAAGATTCTATAATGTTAAGTCATTCAGGTCATGATTTTAATGGAGAGGCTATGACAGTAGAACACTACCATTGTACTATAAGTGGTGCATATCTTCCAGGGGATACCATAGTAACTATAGCTTCAGACAGCGGTGAGATGCCTGGAGAGTTACGTAGTGGTATGACTGCTACTATAGGCCCAAACTACGCAGGTAGTTATGAAACTATTAATATACAGCATGTATCTGGTAATGTAGTAACTTTTGCTTCCCCCTTAGAGTATGCTTATGTGGAGGGTCAAGAGTTTAAATTCTTTAATTATTTATGGTTATTTAATAATGCGCATGAGTTAGACACAGATAAAGGAGCACTTTATAAATTGAACGCATATTCAGGCTCTGTTATCTCTGTATATCCAAGTGGCGGATATAAAGATGTTAAGGCCGCAACTTTCTCCGAGATAGATCATTTCATTGATTTAGGTAAAGTTAATTCATTAATGTATGTTAAAGCTAGTAATTTATTATTTATAGATATTTCTACAGCTAATTCTGAGTTAAGTTACTATGGTTCTATGGCCATGGATACTATTGAATCAGATGATGTTAATATAATAGATGTATTTGCGATATCTGTTTATGGTAGAAATGTATATAGGTTACAACTTAAAGCTACATATTTTGGGCATACTTCTGTTTGGGGAACACACTATAGTTACCAAGCAGCTACATTTAATCAATTAGTAGCATCTATTTCTATGGTGGCTACACCTAATGTTATAGCAGCCAATGAAATAAGTGTTTCTGAAGTGACTGCTAAGGTTAGAGATCAATTTCTTCAGCCAATAGTGGGAAGATTGATTTATTTTTCTCTCGGTCTTGATTCACATGGATCAATATTACCAGGGCAAGAGCACGTTAACACTGATGCTGATGGTATTGCGATTACTACTTATAAGTCAGGTAATGAGGCAGAGTTAGTACAGATAATAGCCAGGGTGCAACAAGTGTAATAATGACTAATGAGAATATTAGATTCACTAAAGCACATTTTGTAGCAAGAAATGGGTACTTTTATTATATAGATGAAGTAAGTAATGTATTATATCAAAAAAATTCTAACAGTACAACTGTCTTTACTTTTCCAATTTTAGATTCTATAGGTAAACCAATTAAATGTATGGATTTTGATGGAAGGTACTTTTGGACTTTACAAGAAGGAGATACGGATAGAGATATAGTAATTAAAAAATACTATGAATCTAATTATGTGATACATTTAGAAGAGGAATTACCTTTTTATAGTAATTTAGATCATTACTTTGATGTAGATACTTTTGCACTTGAATTTTATAACACTACATTATCTGAACCTATATTTAAGGATGATACTTCTTTGTCTATTTTACATTACTCTGAAAAGGTAGTGCCAGGCACTGTAGTTACAATAGGTCCTAATAGTGAAGGGGATTATGAAAATGTCACAGTTACTGGAACATTGAATGATGATAATCTACTAGGGTTAGATTTTTTTACTATGAAGGATTATGCCATTGGTACAGATATTTATTTTACTACTAATATCTGGCTACTAAATAAATATGCTTTTCATATAGTAAATGGTGGAGCGTTATACCAAGTAAGGCTACCACAACAAGAGATAGTTTCGGTTACAGTAGATGAAGATTTTGCAGCAATAACTGCTAGTTGTTTTTATTCTACTTTAACTAATAGCTATATTATTATGGTATGGAATAATAGTTTAAGGTTTTTAAATTCAACCTCTTTAGTGGTTGATAAGACCATGGTTTTAGATAATATTAAAGTTGATAATGCTACTATAATACCTATAGTTGGTTTACAATTAGATGGGGACACCCTATTTAGATTACAAGCTTCAGCATCATATTTTGGGGAGGATTTTGATTTTGGTACTTTTAACTTTCAAGTGTCACCATTACGTCCTTTTATAGACTCTGTTTCTATTGACGTATTACCTAAAATTCTTCCTGCAAATGGTATAAATATAGCAGATGTAGAAGCAGTTGTTAAAGATCAGTATGGAGCGCCTATACAGTTAAAGCCGGTAAAATTTATAGACACAGATTCTGTAGGCTTTTTAACTATAGCTGAAAGATACACTAATTTAGCTGGTACAGCTAAAACTTATTATAAAGCAGGGATAGTACCAAATACTGTGTTTATCACGGCTACTGCCACTCAATATGATTAAGGAGGCACAAGCTAATGTTTGAAAATATAAGGGTAAATAAGTCTAATTTTTGCATAGGTCCTCAGACAGGTACTTATTGTTCAGTGGATTATGAGAATGATCCTGTTGTCATGCATGTAGTAAATGATAATGGTGGTCTTATAAGAACTTATGGATTCTATCCACCTAATACTTTAGAATCAGGCCCTTATGTACATACTAGCAGTGCTCCGGTTAATTCTTCTGGTTACTTTGGTCATGAGTTTGTTACTATTAAGTATATAGGGCCTAGAGATCAGGACTCATACTTTGATGGGGCAGTATTTTATACACTAGAGCGTAGAGCTAAGGTATATAGAGAATTTTATACTTTTGAACGTGATATGGAAGTAACGGGCCATCCATATAAAATAGTACCTTTACTTGTTGGTGAGGAGATAGAATTTCCTAGACCCACACCATATGAGCTATATGGTATAAATGATATAGAAGGACATTTACTTACTTCTAAACACACAGAATATAGTAGCAATATTATACGTAGATGGTTATTAGATGCTGCTAATGATCGGTTAGTTTTACATAGTACAGTAATTAAAGATTCCAATGATACTGATTGGTTTGGGGGTGAGACATTTGCTGTAATGCATACTGTTTCACCTATGACTAGTCATACTCCTAAAAGTTCTGGAGAAATAACTATTACTACTACTTCAGGACTTAAAAAATATGATACTATAATGTTGGGACCGTCAGCAGATCAGGATAATGTAGGAGAAATAGAGGAAGTATATGTTCATAAAGTAATAGGAAATAAAGTCATAATTAAAACTTATGGCGGATATATACCTCCTAAATATGATTATATGGAGGGTGATGCAGTAACTACTTTTGGGGATATTATATTATTTAGTGATGACAGGCCCCTAATAAATGAAGAGGATATAGAATATACCACAGCTACGTCCTCTGGTACATTATTTCACCTAGACCAGACTAATTATGGGGAGGTATACCATCGTGAGTACAATGGCGCATTTAGTAATGTTAAAGCTGCAGTATGGAATGTTTATATGCAGACACTTAGTTTTGTAAAAGCCTCCACATTACTTCATATGGATTTAGATGACTATGAAATAAGCAGGGCTCAAAATATAGGGTTGGAATACCCAATAGAGTCCAAACTAATAAATATTTATGATTTAGAGATAAAAGATGTAACTATTTACAAGTTACAGGATGAAGTAATAAAAAAAGATGATAGTGGTATGTATTCTAAACAAAGTTGGAGTACTTATAATTACCATGCTGATTCTTTATTACCTTACTCGTTTTCTATTGCTTTACAGGCAGATAATAATGTATTGATGGTGGCAGATAGAGCTAATATAATAGCTACAGTTAGAGATCAATTTGGAGTAGGTTTAATTAATAAAAATGTTTGGTTTACTACTGAAGGGGATGCTGGTGCAATAATAACTCCATTAGATGGTTATGGCCAAACGGATGCCGATGGAAAAGTTTATTTAATATATGATAGTGGGTATAATACACAAGAACAGATCCAAATAAAAGCTAAGGCTGATGGTGGTAATATTACTCATGGTACATCTTTACTTAATGGTATTTTGAATCTTACTCAACATAGTTATTTTGAAACTACAAATGCTTTACTTTCTAATCCTGGGATAACAAGTGAATGTACAATATTTGCAAAAATATATCTAATTACCATAATCCGTGATGGACATATTGTGGATCGTTATGATGGTAGTGTACAGGCTACTAATATGATTTCTTTTACATACCCAGGTAATATACTAGAGGAAGAGCCTCTACCAGGAGTTCCTCTAGGTGAAGACTTTATTAATGAGTGGCATGGATTAATTACAGTTTGTAATGAGCCCTCATTTCATAATGGGGCTAAAGCTAGGCTTAATATTTTTATAGCGGGCCTATTGCTTTGTAATAAGGCGTTAATACGTGGCCATGCACTTATTAAAAATAGATTTTCTGAATTGTATTATTATTTACTATTAGTATCTGAAGGAGAATCAAATCATACTATTAGTCAAAATTATATTAGTAGACATTTACTATATGGCCATACAGCTACTGTATCGTTAGACCAATTCGTATTTGTTCAAGAGGCCATCCCAGCCATGTGGTCAGAGAAGAATAATATTGATACTGATTACTGGATTAGACTTAGACCTTTCGCTAGTGATTTAAATCCACATACTTTAATTATAAAATTTAGAGAAGACTCTTACTTAGGTTTAAGTGATTGGTATAATGTTACTCCATTCGGTAATATAACTATGTTTGATGCAGGTGGTGGTCTATTAGGTATAGATTTTCATTATACTCCAGCAACTGTATTCCATCATAATGCTATAGTGTATGTATATATAGAAGTGTATGATACCTCTAATACCCCTAATAAAATTATATTGGAATACTGGTTTAAATTGATACCTGATTTTAAAGCACCCCATTTAGCTAACTATTTTCCAGCTATAGAAGAATCATCTGCTAATGTCAATACAGATATTACCTTTGATTGTTTAGATATAGGGGAAGGTGTGGACATCAATACTTTAGAGGTGTATGTTAATAATAGATCAACTACGTTTACATATGAAGAGTTTGAACATGGTAATTACCATATTACATGTGAGTTACCATATAATTTTCACTATGGACAAATAGTTAATGTGGTGGTTAATGTTAGAGATAGATCAGCTAATGCTAATAGGTTATTTGATGGCTGGAAATTTTTTATTACAGATAGTACTGAGCCATGGTTTAATATGGACAACACTATACCAGCTAGGTGTCTAGAGGGGTTAAATAGGGACCAAGATGTCTCATTACAAGTATATGGAGTAGATGATGCAGGCATTGCTTATGATAGTTTAAGATTAGAGGTAGGTGGTAGGTATAGAAATATTAAAATAACTCCTATAGTTTATAGACTAAATTAATAAAGTAACCTAATTATATATAGGAAGATAAGGAGAAATAATGTCAGAACCTGTTTTAACATTTTTGTATAATTATTCAGAAAATGATACACCATACGTAGGTACTGGATTACCTAATGGTGACTGGAAAAGTATTTTTTTAACCACTACTTCGGGTGGTAACCCTGACAAAAAAGTATATACTGGTGGGGGAATACATCAATCATTAGCTACTCCTGTAGCTAGTTATGGTAGTAGAGAGGCTACTCTTAGACCTACTATCGGTACCTACCCTGTCCCTCAAATTTATATAGAGTCAGAAGTTGATAATATAATGTATCATGTACCTTTAGCCAGTGGTCAACCAAATACTAATAGGTTTGTATTTGGGGTATACGTCGATGGATTAATTACAAGTGATTTATATTTAGAGATGTGGGATGATATTACATTTTCAACTACGTCTATACCGACTCTTTCTGGTTCTATTAATTATCCACATTCAGTATTTAATGCTATTAGTACTACTGAAGTTGCACCTCCAGATTCATGGTCTGGTACTACTACCTCTGGTGCTATTTGTTTAGCTGGATATACAAATAGGTTGAGATTAAAAAATTCAGATGAGATTCAGAATGAGTGTTTATATTATAGCATGTATGCAGCTATACCTTGGGATTTAGAGTTTACCCATGATAAACCTATAGAGTCTTATAGATATTTATATATTTAAAGGAAATAATTTATGGACAAGCGTATAGCCCCGGTAACTAACTTAGATGCAGTGTATGGCACCATTTATGGAAGACATAATAAAGCTAAAATGGTCAATCCATATAAGTCATATTTTATTGTATACTATAATGATGGTACAATAGTAACAGGTAATAATTTATATGATACAGGTTGGAACAAAGTAAAGAATGGTATTAAACTTTTACAATATAAGTTATCTACCGGCCACTTAATTACTATACCAAGATTTCAAGGATATTTACCTACTATAGAGGTAAGTGAGTCCGTGGAAGGATTTAAGTTATTTCACGCTATTCATGTGAATTGTATAGCTGATAATAAAATAATGGTATATAAAATAATTTTAAAAGAAGATAATATTAGTAAATATAATATTGGAGATATAATCGTATCAACATCTTCTAAACGTATTAAGTCTTTACAATGGAAAATGGCAGGCTAAAGGAGCGAAATTAATGGCAGTAACTATAATAAAAAAATTTTGGAACGGCACTGAATATAAAGATATAGCTAAAATTGTGTTTACTAGCCCTAATTTTACTAGCCCATATCAAGCCGGCACAAGGTCTCACATGCAACCTGGTGGTCAGTACATGGGGACTTGGTACGAAGCTGTAGATTTTATGTATCGACAAAGGGTTGATCAAGATTATGCTAGTTTACCAGATGAAATGGAGAGTTTTTTTGGCCAGGTTACTGTTTCTGGGGGGTTTGATTTTTCTACTGATACTACTTTAACTGTTACACATAAATATGGGAATACTTTTGATTTAATAGGCCCTGGTACATATGCTAATATACTATATAGGGATAAAGATAATTATGGAGCTATTAGTGAAAGTACTGCTTCTTCAGGTATTGATGGTGATACTATTGTTCAATTGACTTTAACAGATGTAGTAGGTGATGCTATTTTAAACAACTGGTTAAACCAAACTACTAGTGGTACTTTAACGGATACTATAGTAGGTCAAGCTAGTCCAGTAGGCGAAATTACTACTATTTCTGGAGTGTATAATCCTACTGTTGTAGCTAATGATGAATTTGAGTCCCATTTATCTATAGAGACTACTATAGCTGTAAGTGGTGCTTTGACAAGTGAAGCCAATGAGACGGTAAGTGGCACTCTTACTACTCAATTAGATGAGGTATTAGAAGGAGTTTTAGGTGATGGACTAGGTACACCAGCTTCTAGTACTATTTCTGGCGCTATGTCTGTAATTGCTACAGGGCACGATTACGGCGTTACACTTAGTGGTGTGTTGGGCGTACTTATATCAGAAACAATGCCACCTATTGGTAGTATTTTTACTACTATAGTTAGTGGTGAGGTAGTAGCTTATACTAATGATTCACGACATGTTACTATTAGCGGTACGGTTGGTGGACAATTATCAGGTACTGTAACTAGTGGGGCAGTGTATCCTAATGTGGGTGGGACTATCTCTGGTAATATGACAGGTAATTTAGAAGGTTATTACTTTGAAGAGTTAGTTTCTAGTGATGTTACAGGTACCATGAATGTAGCTCTTTCTGGTAGAGAACATGTAGTGTTTACTACGTTAGGGACCTGTCCTGTAGATGGTATAGCAGTAGGCCCTATAGACGGTACCATTTACGGTGAGATGGCTGGTAATTTTACGAAACCCAGAGAAAAGATGTACCATCAATACTCGGATATAGCGATAAATTCTACTACAGTTATTCCTAGACCTAGGAGACATCATGGTGGTAATTCTATTTTATTTGCGGTTACTTTTGGGGAAGCGTATGACTGTAGGTTGACTGCCTGGGATGATGATACTCATTCTACTACTAATAATAAAGTATTAGCAGAAGAACATTATAAAGTAGATGCTATAGCCTATAGATCTAATATAGAGAATACAGCACATACTCCTACTTTTAGAAAAAACACTAATTTAGTATTTCCTCCCGCAATGGATGCAGTGTTGCGGGGTAATGACAGATACTACGGTGATTTTGATTTAATTTTTTCTATTGAAGTAGATGAGTACGGTGAGTACTTAGCATTTATTCCCAGATTAGTAGACATTGATGATTCATTTATTGCAGGAAGTTATGATTTTATAACCACATTACATTACAAATATACTTAGGGGTATATTTTATGTTTTTACAATCGCATGAACTACCTATAGTAGTGAGAGTAACACCAACTGATAGTTTAGAGGTAGATATAGCTTCTAATGTAATTTATAGTACTACTGATAGTGGTACTACTTCTATAGATGTAGATTTTGCAAAGTATAATGCTGATTTTGTAGATACCTTTACAATTAATACTGAGTTTACTACAACAGCTACTGGGAGCACATATTTATCTATTTTAGATAGTATGACTACTAATTGTACACAAGATGATTTAGTTGATATTTTAGATACTATTTTTTTAGCACATAGAAATGAATTTACATATGATCTACCAATTGATTGGTACTTAACTTCTTTTGTATTTTCAATAGACAACAATACTTTAATGAAGTTTAGAGTTAACTTAGGTACAGTGCCAGTGTCAAATGATGTAGATGTAGATTTATTTTTATCTAATGTAAGATATTATAATTGGAAGACTGATATATTTTGTTGTACTGCTAATACTTCTAAAGTATTAGAGGTAGACATAGTACAAGGGGATGGTAGAGTGATAGGTGTACCTACCGATATTTATACTGCTGTATTAGAAGCACCATATTTAAATACGTCTATTTATAATGCTACAATGTCAACTTCTGGGGTACTACAAGTAGATCTGATTTCTACTCCTGGAGGTATTACTAGTGTTCCTATAGACATTTACACATCAGTAATGGGACAGTCATTACCGATTTCTACAGAATTTAAGACTAGGAGTCTTTTTATCGGGGATTTTTTTATAGAGCGTGATAGTTTTGTGACTGCTTCCTCTATAGCTTGGGTAGATATTGTAGATTATTTATATCCTATCGACATTGATAATACTTTTTTTTATGTAGAAGGTAATTTAGCTAGTGGTGTTTATTTTGAAGACATTCCTGATGGCAAACGAATGTATTATAATCCTTTAGATGATTTTTATTCTGATGGTGTACTTAATTACTCTGTACACACTGAGAACACTATAGGAGAAGTTGCAGAGCAAGAATTTTATTTTCTATATGGGTATGATTTACAACTAGACGAGGTAGTTGACTGGGGGCCCAATAGTACAGTATTGATAAGAGGAGAGGCTACTAATTTAGCTTTTTGTCCCAATACTGCTGGAGCAGCCTATGATTTTACAACAGTAGACTTAACTTCTTTTAATTTAGGTTGTACTATAGTACCTGTAGGATTTGAAGATTTGAATATAAAAATAATACCGCAAAGTAAGGTATTCTTTTATGGTAAGACATATGTAATTAAGGTACAAAATGTGAAGGATTTTGCTGGTAATTTAATGCCAGATTTGGAGTATACCTTCACTATAGAAGACCCACTAATATAAGTATAATATTAAGGAGGAGTAAAGTATGGTAGCAAAAACACGTTGGGTGGCGTATCCAGTGGATGCTGAAGGACAAGCCACAGATGGTAATGGTAATTCATACAAAGGTAAAGCAGGGTATAGTAGGGCAACTGCTAGTGTAGCAGATACATTTACAATAGGACCTACATCTAATAGATTGTATATATCTATGGATGGGGATGGTGGTCCTTATATTACTATGTATTCAGGTACTAATTTAGATCCTAGATTTTTGGCTAAGGATATCACAGAGAAAATGCATGATTTAGGTAAGAATAATAAGCGGTGGGATGCCGCAAAATGTATTTGGACAAATAATAAAGCGGAAGGTAATTGCTTTGAAATACATTCCGGGACATTGGGCTCATCTTCTAGTGTTGTTATATCTACAGGTCAAACTAACGATGGCTCAGCTATTTTAGGGTATGCGACTGCTACAGAGCAAGGGGGCTTAGTTAGTAGTAATGGTTTTTCAGGAGACATAACAGTTACTGGTGATTATCGTGGTTTTTTAGATGAGATGTATACTATAATGATTACTAATGATTCTTATAGTGAAGCTGGCTCAGCCCCTAGAGGTATTGGTACTCCAGTTAAAGATGCTGCTAATAGTTATGACGGCACAATGGTAACTGGCGGGGTGTTTAAATATACATCTGATTTAACTTATACTATCAGTATTGATGTAACAAATGGGTCCACAATGGGCGGAGGATGGGGAAATGTACCAAGAATATCATGGGTGTCTACTGGAGATGATTCTTCTACAGTTAGTACGGAGCTTCTATTTCCGGATTATTGGTATAAAGTAGGTGATTATGGTTTAATGGTAAAATTCTCTGATGCCGTATTTAATCAAGTTAGCCCCGCATGGACAATAGGTTGTAAAAAAGCCGACTATGTAGGAGGCACAAATGCTACAGGACCAGTTGAAACTGCAGAATATGTATGGGCGTCTGACCGTGGCGAAATGAGCTCTGCTCCAGTAGTAACTTCTTCTGGTGCACCTACTCAATTAGGTACTAGAGGTCTGTCAGTGGTCTTTAATCCAGTAGGGGCAGATAATTTTAATGCTGGGGATGAGTTTAGAGTGATATGTACTGCGCCTAAACCTACCAACTATAATATAACTAGTTTAAATTATGGAAATGTTACAGTAAGTACAGAATCTAGTGTAAAATGTGTAGTATTTGAGATAGAGTCTGGGGCTGTAGAAATGTCTACTGTAAAATTTGGACTACAAAATCATGGTACATTTAGTCATCATGATGCTGGGAATAATGATACCGAATTTAGATTTGGTACGGTAGGTCCAGATAATACTTCTGGGGTTAATCCATCCAATGGCATAGAGTGGTGGAAAAATGTAACTCCGGGGGATATAGATGATAATACTGCGCCCTCATATTTATATCATACTAAAGCAAATTTATCAGTAGTTTCTACTGCAGATGATAGTGAAAGTATAGGTAATATAGGATTAATGTCTGATCCTATATGGTCAGGTATAAGGCTAGGTAGCTCAGAGACTGGAGCAAATAGTACAATTAATATGCGTTTATATTTTGATTATTCGTAAGTTATTTCAGTAACTTACAAAGTACACTAAGACTAAAGAAAAAGTTAATATGGCTTTGTGAGGTAGCATTGAGTTATTAGCGCTAGGAACAATAGATAATTGTGGCGACGCCAAATTAAACAGAAAATATAGAAATAAAAAGGAACTAATAAAATGAAATCGAAACTCTATTTAGAGGAGATAGTAGAAAATAAGGATAGGAAGTTTGGGTCAACTTTAAAATATTACCCAGCTAGATTAATTTCAGAAAGCGGTACAACAGTTAACGCGTTGTTTACGAAAAATGAGTTAGATACTGCCATGAAAAGAGCAGTAACTAACCCAGAGGATATACCAAAGAAAACGTTTTTGGAAGGATTATTTAATTAAGGAGTAATAGCTATGCCAGTATATGAGTTTGAATGTGACTGTGGGAACGTATCTGAGGAATTAGTACCTATGGGCACCAAGTCTATTGAGTGCCCTAAGTGTAAAGAAAATATGAAAAAGATTATTTCAAAGTCTAGTTTTATTCTAAAAGGTACAGGGTGGGCATTTGATAACTATGGGTTGAAGAGTACAAAAAAAATTAATCAGTAAAGGGGATATATTTTATGAGGCGAGGATGGCAGGTTGAGCTGGTTGATGGCTCTATATTAGAAGAGGGGCAGATTGAATGGAGGGAAGTACCTAAGGTTAAAATAAAACGTTTATCTTTACTTTATGACGGAAGGCAATGGGATTTATTTGAGAAACAGGCATACTTTATTAAAAATAAAGCGTCTATGGTTCCTGGGATAGCAGAGTCTTTTCAAATTGAACGTAGATGTATAGGATATTATGAAGGGGCTAAGAAAATTCATTATATAGTGGATGAGTTAACTGGCAAATTTAATATGGAAGTAGTAGATAATGGATAAATTTAATGTCAAATGAACCTATAAACAAATGTCAATATTGGAATAAACATGAGCCTCTTCCGTGTATATATTGGGATGAAGAAACTACGGTGTGTAATTATAGGGGCGCCGAAGATCAAAATTCTGTATCATCTACCTATACACCAACTCATTTTCCTTATTGTAATTTAATTGGTACTTCCGTAGGGTGTTCTAGCTATAAATCTCCTAATCATGGTGCAACTATTGCTAGGTGTATTTTGCCCGATCCTAGAAGACATGTATGTAATAGAGCTACAGGAAGAAAATGGGTAACAGCTGAAGAGGATAGTGATACATATAACGAGAGTGGGGCAGTGTTACTTGATTGGCAATTTGATACTATAAATGGATACAATAATGGGGCGTGTGACGGTGTTGGAACCAATGTAACATGTAGTGGCTACGCTCCATATCATTTAGGCTTTGGAGTACTTACTCCTTCTGATAGTGTAGAATTAGATACTTTTGCCTTAGGTAGATTTTCAATAGATTCAGAATTTGATTATAGATTACCTACTAATTTTGTTATTTATAATATTAGGGCTGCTTTATCTAAGTGTTATTGGTGGAGAGTAGATAGTGGTAATTTTATAGTCGAAGAGGATAGTACTATAGCTTTAGAAGGTAATTGGGAGTGTTCTTGCCCTAATGACACTAGTTTTTATAGTGAGTTTACTTTAGATAATGGTCCCCCATGTAATGGGTGTAAACCTGAATGTCCTAGTTATACTGGTGTTTGCTGGAAATATTGTATAGATGTAAAAATGCAGGATGGAGATCCTATTTTAGCTGAGCAGATACATGAATTACGTTATTACCATAGAGAATCAAATTGGACTACTGAAGCCATTCAATCTATATTTATAGATGAAGGTGATATTTTTACATGGCATGGGTCTATAGATCCTGCAAGATGTGCTGAGGGTAGTCTTGGTCAACAGTTAGACTCTGAGTGTGTAGATGGTGGTGCTACTTTAAAAGGGGCACTATCTACTACTATAGGTATAAATGGTATGATTGAAGATTATCGGATACCTGCAGTTAAAGTTACAATGCCATCTTTTGAAGAGTTTACTATTGAAACTGAGGATGTAGAGTTAACTCAAGGTACAACAGTAACGTCAGCATTATCAGATTTTCCTACATTAGTTAGATCAATTCAATTACTTCCTTTATCTCCGATAATTCAAACAGAATTTACTAAACATACTACTGTCAATAATGAAAATTTATTATTGTTTGAGACACCATTTTTAGCTAAAGATATTAGTGTTTTGATTTATGGTAAATTATTTTATTCTAAAACAGCTTATGCTATAAATATTAGTGATAGTAAAGTACGAGCAATTATACCTAGGGAGTTATATCATTTTGATGATATATATTTATTAGAGACTACTTTAGGTCCAGAAGACTATGATATTTTTAAAGCTAGGTTAGTATCTGCTTTTAGAGCACTAAAGGCGTTAGATCCAGATAAGGTAATAGTTAATTCTTTAGCTAATGAGGATTTAACTTTTTTAATGGATGTTCCGGTACTATCTAAAGATAAGACTTATAATGGTTCTAGTGAAAATACTATTTTGGTATTTCAAGAAGTTAATGATACTTTTACTTTTGATAAGATTAGTTTTATTAAGAGAGTAGTAGGTGGTATGATGTTTCAAGATGATTTTAAAATTATAGGAGATAGAAAACTAGTACGTCACCCCATTCCTAATTTTGAAAAGTCATTTATGACAAATTTAAATCATAACGGAAGTATATCATTCCATTTTTCTCCGTTTATAGATGCGGGGATAGAAACTACACCAGCATATACATATAATGATGTTAAGCATATAGACCCATTGACTGGAGATCTATTTATAGGGAGTAAGAAATACAAAATTACGATAGTAACTTATTTGCTTGAAGTAACTTCTACTGTTGAATACGAACGAGAGTTTAAACCTATAGGCTCTAATGGGTATGCATTAATAAAATTGAACGACTTGTATATTAATAATATTATAGAAAATTGGAAAGCAGAAAAGATTGTAGTAACTTATGAGAATGAGGTATTAGCTCCAAATGGTACTACTAGTATAGAATACTCTGAATGTGAAATGGAAATAGTACATCATGGTGGAGACCATAAAATGCCTAGTAGATGTGTACTGGTTAAACCAAGAAATATAGCTAATTATGGCTCAATTTGTGGAAGAGTATCAACTGTAAAAATAATTAATCTCACTTATATAGAAAAAAGAAGTTTTGAGCAACTACCAGAGTTAAATTTAGGTACATATGAAGAGGTTATTGAGGAATCTGATGAGGTGCATATACTTAGTGCAGGCACACTTGAAGGGTCAGAGTCTAATTTTATTATTGTAGATTATAAATTTGTGCTTACTTTAGCTACTATTATGAAAGATAGTACTGGTAGATATTTTACAATGTCTAGAACTAAACCTATAGGAATGGTTAAACAAGTAGCATGCCCAGATGTGGAGATTTTTTATAGTTGGGAAGGTAAGTATACAGAGTATCAAAATTTCCCTCATTGTAGATGTTGTGGTCCTTGGACAGAGACTCATATGTCAGATGATAACATTAGGAGGAACTCTCCATTTTGTGGAGACCATTTTGAATGTGCAGGTTGTTTGATTGGGCCCATGTGGTGGCCATATAATAAATGCCGGGATTACTCTGGTTACAGACAAGTAACTAATTTGGATAATTGGGATCTAGAGATGAGAGGCCTTTTTCAAATGAGGGATGACGATGGTCAATGGGTACATGGTGCGCACGATATGAGAATGCTTGGACCGGATAAGAGGGATGGACGTACTGGTTTGTATTGTCCCCCTAGAGCTTGTACATGTCCAATGCTGACATACAATTATTACTTAAGGGGTGAGGCCTACTTTGTGGGATATGGTAGAGTAAGAGCTGGAGTTAGTCAAAGTCAGATAAGTATTTGGTTTGCTACTGGAAGTGATCCTATTTTACCTTTTGGTAATGAGCGTAGATCTGTTTTAAGGTCATATAGGACAATGGATCAAGCCCCGTATATTAGAACCGATATAGACCCATTAACTAAAATATCTATACCCAGGACTGATTGGAAACTAATGCCTGCAATACAAATGTTTTCTCGCTCTGATATAACTCAAAATGATGATGAAATGTGGGATTATTTTTGTGGTTCTAAGGGCGCAAATGTAATAAATCCATTGGGCTTTTATTTAGCTGATGAGTTCGATGGTTTAGCTATTGATGAGACTGTAGATTATCATAATAGATTTAGGTTTGAAGATATAATAATAGCACGAAATGAGTTTAATCTAGGTTATCCTAAGACTGCAGGAAGTTATGTAGTGGCGGTAGGTAATAGTATAGTTTCTCCTTGGTACGACTTTAAAGAGTACTTAGTTAGTGGTTTATATATACAATGGGCTTGGCAAGAAGTGTGGAAACCTTTAGAGAGGAATAGTAATGAGTCGTTAGAGTGTTCATATGAAGAGTTTGTAGAGGAGTTTGTTACTAGGGGTGTAGTGGGTAATATAAAAGGTACTTATTTAGCGCTTGGTAATATAGTGGCTGGGTTACATCAAATGATAAAACCTACTTATCCTAAGTATGAGTATGACTGGCAGAATAAAGAATTTAGACTAGTAGGAGATGAATCATCTGAGGCAAGAATAAAGTTTATTGCTCCAACTAGTAAAGATCAGGCTACCGGTGAATATATCGGCTACCCAGCTCTACAACTTAATAATGGGCCAAAGAGGGGTATTAACTGGCAGGGGGAGTGGCTCACAGCAGATAATGCGGATGGTACACTACCAGATGGTGAAACTCTAGATGAAGATTATAATGTTTTACTATATGAAACATGTATAGGAAATTATTCATTAGACACTTCTATTTCTACAGCTACTACATGGTCAAACCAAGTTACACTATTTGATAGTGGATACGATGATATATCTACATCTTCTGCGGAAGATGATGATAGGATGGTTTTAACTATAGCTCCAATAACTGGGGATAAAGTTAAGACTTATTTTCAGAGAGGTTTAAATGTAGAACTATTTTTAAATAGACTAGGTAGCGCTCCTTTAAAGGTACAGCTATTAACTCAGTTGTTACAATTAGATCCATTTATGGAGGTGGTGTGTGGATTTACTGAATCACTACCTATAGGATTTAAATTTGATAATATAATGCGTACTATAGGTAGAGTTAGTTTTAGTTACGAATATGGTCCAAATCTTATCTCTCCGGCTGTGATATCAGCTAATAATACTCAAGTAACTCAAGCTGTTTATAGCTATTCTCATATGCCTGAGATATCTATATATAAGTCATCTACTGGTACTGCTACTGGGGCAACTTTATTATATAAATCTAGTGGTATGAAACTATATGATGGCCCTCCAGAAGGAGTAATAGAGGTTAAATCTGAGACTGTAGAATGGGAAAATTCTTGGGATTATGTGGCTGGAGGCGAAGTAGGTTTATACGTAGTATTTAGAACTACCCCTACTGTTGAAGAAATATCTAAATTAAATACAACTTTATTAGACTCTGGAAGGTATAATAGTAGTTTAAATTTAGTAAATGTACTAAATACTCAATTATATAAAGAGGAGTTAACTGATGCGCAAGAAAATATAAAAATATGGGAAAGAAAATATTATGTTTCTTATGGGCACTCAGCAGATGGACCTCCTCAAGGCACTGGCGAAGTTAAGACTTTAACTGATCTACCAATGACCCCTCATAGTGTTTGGCAAGTTGATTCAGTTGAAGGTGTTAATGGTATAGCAGGATCAAATGGACAACACGCATATATAAATAAATGTAGAGGAAGATTTGTATTTGATATACATGAAGATGAAGAATTACTTGATACTGGATCAATAGCAGCTATGGAAAATTTACAGTATGAATTATACAATCAAGCTGCTAACAAAGCCACCACCCTTTCAGCTATGCAAGGGATAATGCCTCCAGGATTACAAAAACTTCTCACTGATAATGGAGTTATTTTTGGTGGTGCAGAATCATTAAGTTTGGAGAACTCGTTAATATCTACACTAGCGGAGATAAATAATTTCCCACTTATGCAAGCAGAAGGTCATTCTTATATTCCTAGTTCGCCTTGGACTGAGGGTTGTGGAGGATCATATACTCATTCAGCTTTAACTAGATGTTATGGTGGTGATACTTTTCAGTGGAGGTATACTAATTTTGATGGTGACTATGATACTGATATATTTGAAGACTCTCATTATGCTTGGGAGTCATTAACTCAATTTAATATGGGAACTTATTGGATGTTGCAGCGCAGAGAGGCTGATTTTTATTTAGCTGACACTGTTTTTCCTAGACTTTATTCTAGGAACACAAAAAATAGAATTTTTAGGGCTGACGAAGCTGAGTTTTCTGATATGACCTATCCACTTATGGATATTAGATATCCTACAGCTGGAAGTTTCTCAGTGCATGTACCAGCTAGACGTCCTCCCCCTGTCATTACTCATTGGGGTGGTATGTTTCCAATTACAATAGGACAAACATGGAATCAATAACTTAAAAGGAGTATAGGTATGGAACATTTAGTTTGTAAAAAATGTGGAGAGCTAATGTATGAAAGTGCGCTGGCTACAACATTTGCGTATCATGATGAGTTAGATATAATAATGACTAACGACGGGAAGCTAGATATTGATTCAGCTCCTAAATATATGGTATACTCTTGTGTAAAATGTAAAAGTACACATAAAGTTTATTTTGAGGATTATTTTAGAGCTAGACAAGAATTAGCGCTAACTACTCTAGGTAAAATGCGCTCAGACACTTGTATTACATCGTTAGATAATTCTATAACTTATAGTGAGGATAGTGGTGTAGAGTTTTGTGGTATATGCCCCGGCATATTTGATGGTGACGGTGTATGTACTATGGATGTAATAAAAAATTGCACTATAAGGAGTTTTATACTTGAAAACAACTTATAATCTATTAAAAGATGCTTTTAGTATAAGGAATACCTCTACTTGTCAATATGATTCTTTACATGGGTATATAAGTAATTTTAGTAGAAATGGTGATGTAGATGGATGGGATATATACTCTAATATTTGTTTATATGGAGTATGGGATACAGTATTATTTGGTACCTCTTTAGAAAGGGAGTGTTATATAAGTAGGACTAATATTTTTATACCCATACCAGCTGAAGAGTACCATATATTAAAAGTTACTATGAAATTAACACCTCCTGATGGTTTTTTAGATGAGCACCTTCCTACTAAGGGTAGGATAATGTGGCAAACGGTAGCAGATCCTTCTTGGAATGAAGATAAATCAATAGATTTCGATCTCGTTGTTAATGACCAATGGTACTCGTATATACTTAACACCGGTGAGTCTCAATATTGGCAAGGTGATATAGATAATATTAGAATATACCCATTTATAGATGGTAAACCTGATATTCGTTTTACTATAAAGACTATTAATGTAGATTCAACCAATTATTTTAGATGTATAAATACGCAATGCTCATTTTATTCAAATTTCAGACACCCATGTGAAGGTATAGGTAAGCGTGCTTCTATAACTTCTGGAATTCCTAAAGAGTTTTTTACTACAGTATCAGGTGTCAATGATAAATTAATTCTAAATATAGATGATTATGGAAGTCAGCAAATAAATATAGGTAATTTTACTAATGTGACTGGCAGTGACATGGCAAAAATACTAGTTAATAGAATAAGTTTAGTAGATGTAGGACAATACACTTATGTGGAAGCTACATTTGATACTACTAAAAATAAATTTACCATTTATTCCGGCTCTTCCGTTGATGGTGGGGTTATACATATCAGCGGCCCTGCCGCCAAAGAATTGGGATTTACTGATGAGTTAGGGAATGAGGTTGTTACAAAAACTATAGGTTGTGAGCCTGCTTCTGGTTTTGATTATGCTGCCTCTCGTAGATTAAAAGGATTTGAAATAAATGCTCTAATTGATGCCGATACAGAACATACTGCGTATTACCATAATCCAAATCAATATACAGTAGAAGCAGGTAGGCCTGATTTTATAGATTCTATGAGTTCTTCTCATGCTCCCCGCCCTATAGATATAGATTATTATAAAGAGATAGATGGTAATAATAAATTAATAATTGATGGCTCTCACCCTGTTAATGACTCTGGAAGATTAACTCATATAAAAGTAAATGGAACTAGATGTAAGGATGCAGATGATAATATATATGCGTCTTCTAGGTTTAGTGAATCTTTCAGTAAAGTGGTTTTATTACGTCCATATAGAGTAGATAATATTAATGAGTCTTATGTAAAAATTATCCATACAGCAATTTTAGGAGATCCAGAAAAAGGTGCTGTGCATACATCGTCTGATGTAACATATAGTGTGGATGTAAATTGGTTAGTTAATAAAGGTGATTTAATAGGGTTTTATAATTTTAATGTCTTGTGTCCACATTCTTTAAATCAACATACCCCAAATGCTGTCTATTTCGAGGTAAATGGTCTGCCAGATGGAAGATTTTATATAGGTAAGCCTGCTGCTAAGGGAGTAATAGGGTTATCATTTTATGCTAGAAGTAGTAGAATACAAGAAAATATACAATTAGAAATTGATCTAGGACGTAGAATTAATATTGAGGAATTAACTGTTCACGGTAAGGAACTAAAAACTAATTATGAATATAATGTAGCGTCATGTTTGGATGTTACATGGCAGGTAGATTTACATAATGAAACTCATTGGCATAAGGTTGGTCATTGTTATTATGGTACTCTACGTAGAGTAGAACATAGAAATAAAGCTTATGGATTAGAATGTCTAGACGATTGTGTTACTACCCCAGATAACGGACAGCAAGGAAGTTCATATACTAGTAGACCATTAGGAGGTAGTTTACATTTAGATGGGACTAATTGGATTCAAAATGATGATCCGGATACTTATAGTGGTTTAGTTACTATAGGTGAGCATTCATATTTCTATGTTAATGGTGATGGGGAATGGAATAATGCTGGTTGTGGTACTCCTTCTCCATACAATCCTGACGCAGCTTACCATACAATGGAATTCCAAAGTCCATGGAGTGCAGGCCCTCCTTATGATTATGAATTTGATCCAATTACATTCACTTTATTATTTCCACCAGGAAGGCAAGTTCCAATACATAGATCAGCTATTTATTTTAAAGAGTCTAATAATTTTAAACACATCTCGTTATCGTACTATTTAGGGGAATTTGGACCAAATGGTAATGCTGAAGAGTTACATTGGGAGTTTGTACCAAAATTTAATTCAGTAGAATTAGATGGCACTATGTTATATGAAGGGGTTACAGATGGCTCTCGTAGCAGTGAAAAGTATGATTCTATTTACTTCTCTAACCCATGGCCCATGGCAAAACCCAAATATGTAAATGGTAGATGTGTAAATTGGAATATTTATCAAACCATGATGAATGAGCGTATGAATACACTTAAACATTATTTTACCCCTATTCCATGTTATGGCTTTAGATATCATAATGAATGGCATTTAAGTACTAAGATTACAGAGATAGAAGTATTTAGTGGTTTATATATGAAACCGTCTTTGTTAGATAATGTTAGTATTTACACCTCCTTATATGGGGAAGAATGGAATGAATTAGTATTTACAGCAGATGAGATGGACGATGAAAGGATAAATTCGCATGTTACAGGTAGTCCGAGATATTTTTATTTAGAAATACAATCTCAAGATATATTTAAGCTAAAAGAATTGAATGCTACTATATCTACTGAGCATATTAGGGATCTAGAATGTTATGATACGATAGATCCCGATATTGCTCCTAAAGGGGTTGTTACTACTTCTAAAGAATTAATTATAGAAAATACATACAATATACCATTGAATTTAATTGTGGATATTCCAACAAATCTATTTAAACAGAGGGATATTTTATCTTGGATTAAATTAGATTCTGAGGATTCAACACTTAATGCAGAAATAGGACCAGGTGCTATTGTACGTAAAAATCAAGATTACCAAATATATCTATCTTCCGGCCAAGTAGCTAATAATTGTAATGCTTACTATTTAAATAATTTAGTAGAAAATAAATTATCGTATCAATTATTAAATAATCATAAGTGGAGTAGTTACAAAACATTACATCATAATGAGGATGTAGCGTTCACTAATGAGCTTATAGGAAAACAGTACTCTGCCTCGTTTGAGAAAGTATCAAGTAAATATTGGAAGTTAGCAGTATTTGATACTGGAAGATATTTATTAAATAGTTTTAAATTATATAATGGTTTAATTTTATTAGATAATTATAATATTTATATTCAAGCTAAATCTGATTTTTTTAGTGGTAAATTTAAAACATCAATTGATCCTGACACAGGTAACATCCTCCCAGTTGCGGTAGTGGAAGATGACTTTTCTAATCATACTTATTTAGATTATTGGGAGTATTATTTTGGATTAAATTCTGTGAATAGTAACCTTATAGAGGCACATAATTGTCTATACCCTTATTTAGACGCTTGGGGAATAGCTGAAATTAGTAAGTCTTTTTTACCTGGAGTATTAAGTTTTAGTTTAGATGTAATATTTAGATTTGATTTACCAAATAACTTAAAATATAGTATAGAACTTATAGATAGTAATAATAGAGTGTTATTTACTATGAGTTTGACAGGGCAATGTGATTCTACAATTACTTTAGATATATGGGCTTCTTTTCCCATGGCCCAAGAAATAAAACACTCTAGTCATTATGACTTAAACCCTATGTTATATGCTGGTGGACAAACATTAGCAGACTACAGGTATGATGAGCTTACTTTTAGTGTAGAAAAAGTAGGAAATACATTTTCTTATATTAAATTAACGACTGAAAGTGGTGATATTCTTTTTAGTACTGAATCCCAAATTTCTTTTCCAGATAGAGTAAGTAAGTTAGCTATCAGGTACACTAATGAGGAAGCTAATGAGTACTACATACAAACTACTAAAATAAGTACTATTGATGTTAGTTTTAAAGCACTCCCTTATCTAAGTGCACAAGAATCTATAGCATTTGACTTTAGGGATAGCGAGCCTGTAACTAAATTTGAAATAGTTCATACACAATCAGAACTTCTAAAACCTGCTATATTAATAAGTAATTTGGACCAGGACGACTACATATTTTGGGCTTTAAATTTCACTGAGACCGGTGATTTAGCACCAGTAAGCTACAGTGTTTATACTGATAATGGGTATAGAAATCAGTCTGGGGCCTCTATACTAGATTCAAAACCATGGAATCTCTTTTTAAATAGAACTAGCTCCTATAATTATTTTTCTTTTAAAGCGCCTTCTTGTTTTGTAAAGTATGATTTTGGTGTGGGGAATGAGCGAGTAATAAATTATATATGTTATACTGCGTATAATAGTACTAGTTACCAAACACCAGATATAGTTAAAATTTATGGTACCAACAAGTATGGTGATGCTTTTATACCTGAAGATACTACTAATAAGTTATTAGTAGAATTTAATATTAATAAATATAATAGTGGTGTGAATCCTATTAATGAAGAATACTTTAATAATAATGCATATTTTAGATATATAGTAGTATATTGGCCCAAAAAAGGTGATACAGTACACTCACTTGTATTGGCAAAAAAGATTATATTTGGAAGAAGATTAGAAACATACAATCCATATAATACTAGAACTAATGAGTACGAAGTACTATTAATACATTCTAATAGTACTGTTGAAAATAGTAATTTCATTGATTCTTCATTCTATAACCATTTAATTATACCTTTATATGCAAATAATACAGTCCACTCACTTGATGAAGTTAAATTTGGTAATTCTTCTATTTATTTTGCTGGTAGATACTCACCTTTAATTATAGGAGAAGACACTTCTGAGTCAAAGGAGTATTTTAACTTCTCTGATAATGATTTTACTATAGATACATGGCTTTATATTGATACACGTGGTAATCATAGACGTATTTGTTCTACCCGATCATTAAGTGGTGTACAATCTGGAATGACAATATCACTTTTATCAAATGGGACTGTAAGGTTTAGAGATATATCAGCTGGTACTGTTATTTCTTCTTTTATAGTACCTGTAGCTGAATGGGTACACATTGCTATAGTAGGTTTTAACGGGGTAATTAAATTATATTTGAATGGAGTGGCTGATAATAATGTTTTAAATCAAAATACTTTATCATACCCAGGCACTAGATTTATTATAGGCAGGTTAATGGAACAAACTACTTATGCATTTTCGGGCTATATGGATGAATTTAGGGTTAATAATGGAGTAGCTTTGTGGGTAGAGGACTTTAGTCCTCCTGAATTCATTAATACTTTCGGTAATAGCCAACTAGTGTCTACTATTGAAGAGGATTACATAAATTATTTAGCTATAGATTTACAACATTTACATGATATTGATTTTTTAAGAAACTCAGGGCCTAGTGACGATTTATATAATGTTTGGAATAATTCTGATATAGATTTTTCATCATCTAACACTGATAATATTGAGTATGTAGATTGGAGTGGGACAGCTGCAGCACTACTTTTAAATTTTGAACACTTTATAGATAGTTCGGACTCATTACATGAGTTGGTAGTAAATGGGGATGTAAGTATTTCTACTATTGATAGCCCTGTACTTCCTAATGGTCACGCAATATTTAATGGGGGAACTATTTCAATAGCAACCTCAGATGATTTTAATTTTTATGCTATGGAATTTACAATTGATTTTAGAATAAGTAAAACATTAGATGGGCATGAAGGTATAATATCTAAAATATCTGACGTAAACACTCGATCCTCATTTTCAATTTATTTTGGTGATAACAACTACTTAGAGGCCGCATTATATATAAATAGTAGTGTAATACTTTTAAAGTCTCAGTTTGCTTTTACTTTGTTTACCTGGTATCATGTAGCGTTAGTAAGATCTAGTGGTACAATTGGACTATATGTAAATGGTGAGGTACAAAGTAGTAATTATATTGGTACCTATAGTGAAATAAATTCATCCATTTGTCCATTAATTATTGGTGGCTTAGATGGATCAAATTTTATAGGTAGTATGGATGAAGTAAGGATTATAAAAGATGGGGCTTATTGGAATCATAATTTTACTCCTTTAAATGAAGCATATACTAATAATACTGTAGGAGATAAAACTAACGCTCGTTGGATCAAAATACCTATGGTTTGTGGAGACAATATAAAAAAACATTTACAGTATTTAGATGTATATCCAAATATAATAACTCCCTATATGCGTGATGGAGGCTATAATTGTGATTGGACTCCTTTTCCTGTTGCTAGTAGATTAACTGATTACTCTACAAGTGCACGCAATTTAGCCCCTTTTAGTACTATATTAAACATAGAGCAGTCTTACTATGATTTTGATTCTTCAGAATTAGATGATTGGAACGATTTAGTTTACCCTGTAACTATTGCTTCTGGAGTTACACAAACTAATTTTTCAGGAGAATTTTTAGATTCTATTTGGGAGGTTTATAGTGAGGAATTTACAGATGTTAGATCTAGTTTAGAACAAAGTAACAAAGCTTTAAGGATAAATTTTTATGAAACTGATGACGGTTTATGTAGTTTTAGAACTAAAGATATAGTAGGTGATTGCACTTTAGAGTTGGAACTGGATTTTAGTATATCACATAAACAAGCTGGTGATTTTTTAACATTTTTAAATATATATAGTCAGAATAGTGCACATAAAGTTAGTTTAGTTCGTAGAAATACTACTGTTGATTCTAGTCCGGCACTTCAGTTATGGAAAGATGATAGTAAATTAAGTACTATTATGTTTCCAGATGAGACTATTAATGAAGTGACTAAGCTTAGATTGGAAAAACGAGGTTACACTTTTATTGCGTCATATTTTAACTATAAACAGAATACTTGGATTTTTTTCAGTGATCATATTAATTATGAGTTAGGATATGATTATCCAGTATATTTTGAATTACTTGTAGATAAGTACACTGACTTTCCAGCTGAGACGCTAAAGGTCACAAATGCATCTTTAACAATAGAAAACGACACTTCGATTGGAATAGGTAAGTGGGGAACAGATATGGTAGATGATGATATTGATCAGTTATGTTTAACATATCTAACTCCTAATATTCTTATGGATATAGGACCTAAGCTTACACTTGATGACTTAATAATAGGTAGACAAATCCAGAATTTTGAATTCAGTTATTATAACCAAGGTCCAAATGGGGCAGGGTTCGCTATATTAGATAGTGAGGGTGACGAGATATTAGGGGTAGCTACTAATTCTCCTGAATGGATGGTTAATTCTAAGAATGGTTGGAAGATAATAAAGTGCGAAATTACTTTAGGTAATAATGATTGGTACAGAGTTAATATAACATTTAATTGGGTAGATTACTCAGTTACTATTACGTGGGCTAGTATTAATTCCACAGATTTTATATCTTATACAACGTATTTAATGAAACAGACAAATGTGGCTTCATTCCAAATAAGGGCAATGGCAGGACGTTCATGGGGGTTAAGTTATCAAGATATTAGATTTGATAATATCAGTGTTATTCCTACAGCTCATTGGCTCTATGATTGGATTCCATATAATTGTCTTACAGGGGAAGATGCTGCTGAAGGATATGATAATTCTTGGGGTTTCCCAGCATCCGATCCTAAACCTACATTAGTATTAGATTTAGGTGGGTTATTTCCTATCAATAATTTTGTACTACATCATACCCCTACTTCAGAAGATACCGATTGGATGAACACGGATTATACTATATCATATGCTATAACTAGTTCAGGTATATTCACACCACTAATAGATATAACAGGTAATACTGATGCAGTAAGACATCATACTTTGGAGCCCACAGTAGAGTGTGCTTTTATAAAGTTGGAAATAAATTCCTATACTAAACCAGCAATACCTCCGGTTATAACTACTACTACACAGGAAGATGTAATTGAAACTACTATAATAGATGGCGGGTTTTTAAGAGAATTTGAAATATGGCAAGCAGAGGGTAATGAAGCTATAAATTCTAAAGATCATCCTATAGTGTGTATAGACCTAAAAGATCAATTTAATGTAAATAGTCATATCTTGGGGGTAGTGGGTAGGTCTAATAGAACACTTAAAAGATCTAATAGTTCTTCAAGTCCAGATTGGTATAATGACGAAGAATTTTTTCAGTATTCTGATGATTTTACTACTGATCCTAATAAAGTAGCATTCTCTTTACCAGCCCAATCTGCCGTATTATTTTCTTACCCTAATGATTATATAGATGTTAATGGTATAGGAGGCCCAGTGATATTGAGTAATTCTACTTTTTTAGCTAGAGGCCATTATGAAATAAGTTGGCAATTATATAGACCAGATAGTGCTGAATTAATAAAAATGGATATTATAGGTATAAATTCTTATACTATTACAACAGATGAAATAGCTTCAAGTTGGATTTATCAAACTAATTTATTATATGTAGAGGAATCTGGATATTATTCTATACAAGTAAGAGCCACAGCTTCAGAATTGACTGGTTCATGGGGAGTAAGAGGTATAAACTTTCTGAATAGCACCTCTACTACTAGATGGGTAGCAGTCCGTAGAATAACTGCTGAAAATTTTACATATGACACTAGAGACCCAAATGCTCTTGAGCCAGAACTTAGAGGGGTAGCCCCAGGTATAGATTTTTTACCAAAAATACTCATATATACTGGAGATGATGTTAGGCCTACTGAGTATAGCTGGTGGTGGTCATCCATTATTAGTGAATTGTCTAATGATTCTATAAATACTAAAGTAGGTAAAAGATCACTTAAAATAAGTTATCCAGCGTCTAAGTTAGTAGATTATGTACGATTCAGAGAAGGGGACCATTTTGGGACAGACTCTGATTATTCGTTTAAAGATGCTTTAAGTATGTGGTTATATATTAGTGATATTGATAAATTAGATATAGAGAATGGTGGTATAGCTTTTGGTTGTTTTGATGGTTGGGAGAGTACTAGTACTGTTTTTAAATATGAGCATGACTTTACTGGTACTACTATACAGAAAACTATTGTAACTTGGAATTTTATAGATATGAATTTAGATACTGGATGGAATAAAGTTATTCTTAGATTTGATAAGTATAGTAGTATATATCCAGAATTTGATACTGAATTTGCTAGATTAAGTTCATTGTTAAATTTTAGGTATAATAGTACATCATCTTTTGGTATGGTATTTAGTGGTAAAGATGCAGAGTTTTATATGCTTTTAGATGGCATTCATATTGAACGTAATTACTTTTATGATGAAGTTGTTTATGGTAATAAAGGACTTTGTTTAACTTGGGGAGAATTTGCAGAGATACCATTAAGTGGTACTAGTCTTAGAAGAGGTTCAATAGAGATGTGGTTAAAATTGTATACTGCTAGTAATGGTATTGATATCTATGGGAATGTAGCTTCAAGAACTATTTTTACTTTAATTAATAACAATGATGAATGTATAACTTTAAGTATACGGGGTTCGCACTGGTTTGAAATAGGCATAGGTAATGTAAAGGCTTCTTTTTCTTCTTTATATGTTGATTCTAATAAGGTTGATTTAAGTAACTTTGTTTTTAGTATAGGGGATAAATTACATTTAGCATTAACTTGGAGCCATGATGGCTCTGAAATGTCCAATGTAAACACTTTACGTTTATTTGTAAATGGTATAGAATGTCTCTCTTCTAATTCTACTTGGGATATATCAGATAATAAAGGAGTACTGTTAAGACTAGGTGGTGGTAACTCATACCTATCTACTAATGATAATGATGACGGTAGTGCAATTTTTAGTAATGTAAAGATATATAATTATTGTAAGGAGGAGTTTAATCTAGCAGAACATACTCCAATCATTTATGATGCGTTGTCTGCTAATAATTTTGTACGTTTATCTGCAGATGATATTACTTTTTACAATAATACAGCATTAGAACTACCTTTACTATTTGAATCAGTACAACCAGGAGAGAAAATAAAAGTATATACTAAAGTAGATAAAACTAAACCAGAATTATATAATCAATTTACTGGTACTATTTCTGTAGATTGGGAAGTACCAGTCTAAGGAGCTTAGGTATAAATATGTCAAATTATAATTTAATAAAAAGTGGATTGATTAATACTAACAATTTAGGTACTAAATATTTAAACTCTACTCAACTTAGTTTTTTGTATGATGGTAATACTACTACTTCTGGTATAGATTTAATTGTTACAGATACTTTATATCTAGATATAGATTTATATAATAGAATAGATGTAAAAGAGTTTAAATTATATATTGATGTGCCTGATAGACCAGCGGCGCTAACAAAAGTTAATTTTTATTATAAAAATTTAGTTGAAGAAAATTATATTTTATGCTCAAAGGGCCAAGATGAATTTACATTCTACCCTGTAGGGCTACCAGAGTTATTTGCTCCTAGGTTTTGTAGAATTACTATAGATTTATTAGAATGTACTATATTTGAAGTAGTATTACTTAATTCATCAGATCAGGTCGCCTTCGGTGCGGATGGTAATGAATCATCCATAGTTATGGATTATACTTATGATAATTATACTACTTTGCCTATTTTTAATAATGCAACAACAGGATCTGTACCAGTAAATGCATATGTAATGGTAGATTACCAAGAAAAGGAGTCTGATTTTTATCTTACTTTAAGTAGCTCTATAGATGGAGAGTATAAAGGTTTAGAGGACGGAGCACTTATAAAAACAGATGATTCATCTTTTAAATACACATGGTCTAAAGGTAAATTTAACGGGACCATGGTTGTGGGGGATAACATTCAGGTTGACCCTAATAATTATGGCACTTCTTATTATTATTATACTACGCCTGTGGTTTCTCTAGGGGACCCATTAATGTCTTCTTTTTTAATTACTAGGCGAACTACAAATAGTGGTACTAGTATTACTTGGGGGAACCCAGAGGATGCTTCTTTAGTAAAAATACGTAGTTTTAATACTGCACCAGTATCATTTACTAAATTTTTTATTTCTAATACTTTGGTTGATAAACAAGTACTTATATATGAGGGTGATTTAGCTACTGGTGAGTTTGATAATAATATTACTATTTATTCTACATCAGTTGAAAATAATTCTATTATATTTGATCAGCATTCTGGTACTTTTGTTATGTTGTTGGCAAATGATAAAGTGGTAAGACTTAAATATCATGTTCGTGGAGATACAAGTATATTAGCCTCTTCTAGTTCAGATAGTAATAATAAATTTAATGAGCAATGGGGACTAGATGGGGTAGGTAATGTTTGGGGGTATGTTAGTAATTCTGGGTATAAATTGAGATTTTTAACTAGTGATACATTAGTAGCTTCTACAGTATTAATTGATGAAGCCATCTCATTTGTTACTGATTTATCACCTAATATATTGTACCCTAGCTGTTGGTTTACTGACTCAAGTGTGCGGATGTTAAAACAAGTAGATCCTAGTGGTGAACTATTAGTTAGCAAACCTATGAATAATCCTACTTATGTTACTTCATTGTACGATGGTGGCTGTTTAGTGGTAGATGAAGGGCTTTCAACTATATTTCGTGTTAACTATAGTGGAGAAACTATTTTTGAAATACATTATCCATCAATTTATGAAATTATAGATATAGAATATAATTTATTCTATGATGACATCTCTTCGTTACATGAAAGATTTTGGGTATTAACGTCTGATGGTCATGTTTTTCAATCTACATTAGAAGGTGTAGGTATATCTGACACTAGATATACATTAGCTACTAGTATACATGCTTTTTTAGGAGGTTGTTTAGTACATTGCTCTGCTTCAAATCGTACTTATCAATTAAACTCTGATGGGATACAAACTAGAATTTGGGATTATTCTGGGCTTAGTACTATGGGTTTAGTTCCTTGCCCTGTTAGTTTATCCTATGATAAATACTTAGATAAATATAAATTTGATACCCTTTTACCTTTACCTTCTGACCCTTTATGGGAAAATGTTACTGAGCAGGGATGGCAAGAGGTAAAGGATGATGGGTATTTACTCCCATTTGCACAATATCATCAATTGAAATACAAATTTAATCCTATAATTTTAGAGGTTCCAATAACCAATAGCGATTTTGAAACTGGTGATCTTACAGGGTGGCAAACGTCAGGTACTGGTTGGTACGCTTCTGGTGATAATGTTTATCAGGGTGCTTATAAGGCGAGGTTAATTCACACTTCATGGGCTACTGGTTATCTTTACCAGACACTTTCTTTAGATACAATTAATTCTATAGATTTTGACTTATTAGATTTTGATGTACAAGGCTACATATTTAATTTAAATTTTTGGTTTTATTGGACTATTGCTACTGATTGGAGCTATTATGCTAAAATTTCCTTATATTTTTATAGTCAGGCTATGCAAGAAATAGTTGATACTTCGGTGTCTGTTAAATATGGGGCCCCAGGGGGAGATAATAGATGGTATAATAAGTTTATTCAGGCTAAATTACCTAGTGGTACAAGATATGTTAAAATAGAGGTATTTAATAGTAAATATAGGTATGATAGTACTTATGACGCATTTGATTCATTTAGAGCACATTTAGTGCATTCCCCTGTACTATCTATTGTAGGAGTACCTGAGCCTGTTAAATTACAGGATATCGCACCACAGACTTCGAAAAATGTATATCTTAAAACAAATTTTCCAGTAAATACTGTAGATAAGGATTATAAAACTAGATTAAAATGTTGGTGGGGCACTAAGGAGGAATAATAATGGAAGCAACTTTTAGTAGTAATAATTCATTTAAGGTTGTAGATAATAGAACTGATGAGTTTTTACCCAATAGACGAATTAAATTAGATTGTGGTATTGATGGTATAAGGTATTCTTTAATTATTTCTTCTGTATTTACACTAGTTTCTAATGATACTTTAGTTGTTATAGAAGAATCAGTTGTGACGCCTAATATTTTGGAAGTATGGTATAGTGTGGTAAAACCAGGTATAAAAGGTAATTTGCCAGTGCACTACCATTCATCTATAGAAGGTGATGGAGGTTTTATAGAGCCTTCACCAGTTACTTTTATAGATTTAACAGATACTCCTTCTACCTATTCTGGAACAGGAGGTATGGTACTTACATCTACAGGATCTGGTACTGTATGGACTAATTCAGATGGTACTACCTCTTCTTTTATAGATTTAACAGATACTCCTTCTACCTATTCTGGAACAGGAGGTATGGTACTTACATCTACAGGATCTGGAATTAGTTGGGCATCAGGCAGTGAAGGTTCATCTTGGCATTATGGAGATGGTATCCCATTAACATCACTAGGTGATATGAATGATTTCTATATTGATAACGCCAGTGATACTAAGAATTATTACCATAAAGTACCTGGCTCTAATATCAGTGTATTGATTATTTCAGATAAAACTCATTATGCCAATAATGTTTATGGGTCACCTGCAAACCTTATTGATGGTAATTTATCAACCTATTGCCAAAATATGTCGTATTTAGCTATTGATTTAGGGAGTACTGGTGCTACTGTTGTGACTAAAATTCAAGTAGCAGTGCATAGTGCTTTAGCTGATTTTACATTTGTTGATGCCTCTCCTACTTTTCAAGGATCTAATGATTCTACTAATGGGGGTAATGGGCTTTGGACAACATTAATTACAATAGATGCTACTTTACAAGGGGTACCAGATTCATATCCAGGTTTTGGGAATGAGATTACTATTGATAATAGTACTAGTTATAGATGGTATAGATTAAATGGATTAACTAAAACAAACAACACTGTATTAAATGAATGGAAACTTTGGGAGCGCGCAGGAGTTGAATGGACCTTTGTAGACCAGTTCAATGAGACGCTCACTAGTGGTACTAGTAGTTCTACATTTGTAGATTTAATAGATACCCCCTCTACTTATTCTGGTACAGCAGAATTATTTCTTAGCTCTACAGGGTCTGGGACTCAATGGTCTTCTACATTTAATATGTTGTATGGAGAGGGGACACCTTTCTATTTAAGTCCTTCAATTACTACTAGTTACACTGATACTGATACTGGGGATGTTTATTCTACTGAGGGGGGGACTACTTCATATCATACCTCTTATGTTGGATCATCTACTAATAAAGAACAAGTATCCGCTTCATCTGTATATTCCTCTTCTTATCCCCCTGAATTAGTTTTTGATGCAGTAGATACATTATATTGGATTTCTTCTTCCTCTAATGGTCCTAATGTGAATGGGTCTTGTTGGCTTCAATGGGATTTTGAAGAGCCAAAAGCTATTTTTAATTTTAGAATGCGACGCCGACCCGACGGCGGTTCAGAAAATTTTCCCGCAATTATGCAAGCGTATTCTAGTGCTACAGGTAGTTTTTCGGGTGAAGAGGTTTTGGTTAAAGAAGTCACTAATAATGATGTAGCAATAGGGGAATGGGCAGACTGGAATGCATTAGAAATGTCTTCTCCATTTAGGTACTTACGTATAGAAATTCATTCTATGTATTTAAGTGGTAATTCAGCTACTTGGGTAGCAGTTAGGGAAGTGGAATTTAGTGAAACTATTATTATAGGTAATAATGGATGGTCCTCAGTATATGATAATAGTAAATCTTTTTTGGACCTAGTGGATACACCTACTACCTACTCAGGAGGTCAGTATTTAAGAACAACTTCCTCTGGTATAGAAGCAGTAGATGGTATAATTATGAAGTCACCTAATAACTCTGAATGGTTGATACAGGTTACCAACTCAGGGACCTTATATACTACATCTATGTAATAAAGTATCCTCTATATTAACAGAACTATATATTTAAATTTACAACGGGAGAGTACTTTATGGCCATTTTTGTTAAATCAGTTGAGTACGTGGAGATTAATGTTCTTAGTACTGAATTAACTGTTAGTAGTAGTTTAACTAAGGGGCAGGATTATAGAAATTGTGTTCCTTTTATGACATCTCATTCTAGTAATGACTATATGGATAGTAAGTTATTTGATATGTTCTTTTCTGGTACCTATCTTAATGGTATTATTAATTTTAGTAGAATGAACTTAAGATCAACTACTGCTACCATTAAATGTTATGTAGTTGAATTTTATTCTACGGAGGTACGAGTACAGCAAGGTACATTTAATAATAGTACAGCAACAACAGACACTGTTACAATCTCTACTACGGTAGATAGCACTAAAACTGGTTTTACTTTTGGTTGGAAGAATTCATCAACTTCATTATCTTGGAATTCTCTAGTTGTACGAGGTACCATTAATGACACTTCTATAATATTTTATAGAAATAACACAACCGGTAATTGTTCTGGTCATTGGTTTCTCTTTGAAGATTTAAATAATAATTTTAATGTAACGCATATCTCATCTTCTTATACTACAGCATCTCAATCTGTTACTATAGATGATGGTAGGTGTGTAGACCCTTTAAGAACTTTTATACTAAGTTCATACACTACAAATAATAGTAATGATGACTCCAATAGACAATCTATGAGAGTCATGTTATACACTAATGGGTCTCTTCGTGCTAATAAATATAATACGTCTTATGCAACTATGTTTTGGAGTGCGCAAGTAATAGAATTTTTAGATCAGGAGAAAGTATATGTACCTTTTGACCACTTTCTTTGGAACTCTATTACTACGCCTATAGTAAGGAGTGTGGGTAATGACACAAATAGAGTACCATTTTCATGTAATATGGCTTATAGTATGGCCTGCTCCGCTATGGTGCAAGGAATTAGTAGAGTAGATGGCAGTACTCCAGCAGATGTAGATGAGTGCTTTATGTCAGTAGAGTTAACTGATGCTAATACTATTACACATACTAAATCGGCAGCGTCATATACTGTTTATCCTTCTATGTCTTTTGCTGTTGATTGGCGAGGTATTTCTGTAGATATAGGCACTAATAGTTCCACGATACCTGAAGGTGTAGGCTCCGGCGAGTCCTTTGTAAAATCTGTTGAAAATTTTAGGTTTGATTTATATGATTTTTTTGGTGCAAAAGTACTAAGTAAAGGGCAGAACTGGCAAAATTGTGTTGTATTTGCATCTACTAGAGGAACAGGTACGGATACTCCTGTGAGTAATACTGCAAATGTCTATTTAGTGTCCCCAGGGATAGTGTGCTTTCGATCATGGACTGCCAGTAATAGAGTTATAGATGTTAGTGTAGTAGAATTTTGGCCTAATCAGGTTAAGGTACAACATCAAACCAGACACACTCAACGTATTAACACAACTACTACTACTATTGAACCAGTATCTGATCTTAATAAATGTTTTTTAACTTCTAAGATTGGACTTGCCACTACATCTACCATTGGGAATAAAATAACCGCACGTACTAGGCTTACAGCTGTAGATACAGTGGAGTTTTACTTAAACAGTGGTGGTGCAGCTACGGATATTTCTTTCTTTGTCGTGGAAGATTTACAAGATAATTTTGATACAAGGCATTTTTTAGGATCATTCTCTACTCAAACTTATTCTAACTATGATGACTCTTTTAATTGGGATACGGAAAATACATTTATTTTAAGTTCGTATGCAAATAGTGGAGGTAATGATGACTGCGATAGAAATTATATAAGATCTTATTATGTTAATGAGCACCGTCCATTTTACACTGATAAACAAAATACAACGTACCCTATTGTTTATATAGCATCTACAATAGTTAAATTTAAGAAAAAAGGGAAACATGTAAAGCACATTAACACGAGTTTTTCTGCAGCAGTACATACAGGTGAATACTCTGCTACTACTTCGGGACATGAAAATGCATTAACTTGTTTTAATAATGTGCAGTCTAGCTGTATACGATGTAATACTAATAGTGCTAACGGTATCTCTGATTCATTTGCTACTATTAGAATAACTGATTATGTCGCTAGAAGGTGGGAGACATCTAAAGCTGCTCATTCTTATTCTTCATGGGGTTCGTTTACATTAATAGATTGGATTGGCGCTGATTATCAGACTGATAATAATATACCAGCGGCTACCTCAACACGTTCTGTTATTAAATCAGTTCAAACAGATTTTTATGATGGTACTAGTAGTTACTTATCAATACCATTAACTAAAGGACAAGATATTAAACAGTGTGTACCTTTTCTTTCTAATTCATGTTCATCTAGTAATTTTGATGTTAATAGATTTTATAAGGCTATTTACAGGTACGACTCCCCAGATCATTTTAGTGTAAGATATGGGGCAAGTGCTTCTTCTAATAGAAAAGTTACTACTTATTTTGTTGAGTTTGGTGATAATATAAGAGTACAGTACGGAAGTGGATACAGTACAGATCACACAAAGACTTTTATTATAGACGAAGTCTTATTAGATAGAGCTTTCCTAGTTTTTTATGCTTATGGTGATTCTGGTGAGAATTTTATAAGAACTCATGCGGTGTGTGGGCTCATCCGCAGTTCTACTACGTTAGAATTTATTAGAGCTTATGATGGTGGATCTATGTTTATAAGTTGGTATGTGGTGGAATGTCCAGATGATGATAGTTATTGGAAAGTCCAACATGCTTATGAAACTGCCAAGGGCGGAGCTGCCTCAGTTAATGTAACTATACCTGGTAAGGTTGACCCAGCTAGGACTTTGTTTTTAGCTTCTTGGGCAACAACAGCCGCTAATGATTATCCTAGTAGAAATACCTATAGGATGTATTTTAATTTAAATAATAAGGTTTATTTTAATAAATATGATTCAACATATTATAATATGAATAATGTTAATGTAGAAGCAGTTGAGTTTTCAAAGGGGTTGTATTCTAAGGGATTTAAAGCCCATTCAGATGACGTTTCATTGACTACTACTGATACAGTTGAAAAAAGTCTTAGAGGAAATAGTTTTGATTTTTCTAGATCTATGGTTATTAGTGGAAATCAACAAAATGAGGGTAAGGTGGACGTCAATGCCGAACAAGGCTTTGATGAGGGCTACCATCATTATTCTTTTAAAAATCCTACCACAATAACAGCGTTAAAATCAGGTGGTACATCTTATACTACTTCCAGTTATTTTTTTGCATATCAGTGGCCTGAATATAATAAATATTATATGGAAGGTACTGTTGTAGAGTCTAGGGAACAGTCGTATTTACCAGTAGATAGAGAAGTATGCGCGTATAGAGCTCTTACTGGTGAATTAGTAGACAGAACTACTTCGTCCGGAGGGTATTTTTTTGTAGAATCACCTTATGCTGACGAGCATTACATAGTATGTAGAGATGATATAGCTGGCACTGATTATAATGATTTGATTTATAGTAGGATACAACCTGCTGTAATTTCTGGGACTTTCGCGTATAATGAGGGTTTAGTAACTTTATCAGGTATGGATATTGGTATACCTCTTGGGAGATTATAGTATATGGCTGATTTATACTCTTGGGTAGATTCCTCTGGATATTCCTGGTCTGATGAGCCTTATATCCAATGGGCTATTTTAACTGGTACTACACTTAATCAAGTTTGGCAGGATGCTGACTATGCATATTTAGCTACGTCTAAGGGGTTAGACATTATATCTATGGAGCTAGTAGAGAAGGTAGCTTACATTCCATGGCATACAGGGTTTTCTACTGTATGGGCCTCTGATGATATTGTCTATTTAGGAACTAATACTGGTGTTAAGTATTTAAGTAAGTCTTCTATTTTAGAAGATGGTTCTGATCCTATAAATCTAATACCATTTTTAAATACTTATACTTACTTCAATCCTACGTCGGAAAATATAAATTATATTCATGGGTACTCAAATAAACTTTCAATTGTAACTACTTCAGGTATGGATTTAGTAGATAACACTTCTAATGGATTTAAAAGTTCTACTTTAAATTCTAATATCCATAAATGTTTTTCTACAGCTGCTAGATCGGTATATTACACTGTAAATGGCTCAGGTACTAATGGTATATTTAAAATTAATTCTTATCTATTTGATTGGGTAACTCCAGATGTAAGTTATATAACTGGAGATTCATTTTTACCTCCAGTAACCATCACTGATTTATTTGTAACTTTAGGTACTGCGAGTAGTGGGGTAGGAGATACTTTATTTGTGGCCACCTCTTCAGGAGTATATGTATTTGATGAAGATTCAGGACAAGCTACTCATTATACTAACACTTTAGCTGGAACATCTGTAGGTATAGTGGGTATTTGGGCTGATGTAACTTCAAGTAGTAATTCAGGTAAAATGTATATAGTTTCTAGTGGAGTTGGGGCTGCATTTTCTATTTATGACCTGACTTCTGATAGCTTATTAGATAAGTACACGCTTACTGAGAAAGGTAGCTCAGGACAAGTTCTACTATCTGAAGATATAATTGATATAGGGGGTAATTAATGCCTCCCTTTATTCCATCAAATTTTAAAGACATCCACTTTAAGTTTGATACTGGCGGATATGTACCACCAAATTTTAATAGTATTAATTTTAAATTTGCTCCTAATTTGGCATGGGCATCACTCAAAAATGTAATTACTGGTATTCCTCATAGTGTACAGCCTAATGATTATCTAAAAGGATGCGATACTAATATAGTTGGATACTCAGATGGTAACGCTCAAGTTTTTAAGGGTAATTGTGTATATGGAGGTATTAGAGATTTACAGTTAACTATTCGTACTACTAATTTTAGAAATTTATCTGCGTATATAAAGACAACTCAAGTAGTTTATTCTGATTTAAGTAATAATGTTAGAGTGTGGGATAGACAAGAAATAGATGATATTTCTTTAGTAATAAAAGGTAGAGTAGAACAGTCTACTGATTTGTTTGTTTATTTAAAGCAGGGTTTAAAAGCACAAAAAGATTTAATAGAACATCTAAAGGTGTTTAAGTCACAACAAATGTATTTAAATGAGATTATAAAGGGTAGGGATACAAGTGTACCTAAAGATCTTTTTAATACTATAAGAGTGTATAGATTTGGGGATAGTGATATATCAGAATATGTTAAAGTTACCTCTAAAACTTCGGTAGATTTAGGGACAGTAGTGTATAAGATTTGGCAGCATAATAATAGAAATATTAATTTAATGTTGCATAGTTGGCAAGTAGCTGATTTATACTATAGTATTCATTCTTGGCATATTGAAAATTTAAATATAGCCATACGAGCTATTTATTTTAATAATATAGGTGCTTTTTTGTATGCTATACAACCAGTAGATATAAAGGGTGACATTATAGGATGGGATATTAGAGATTTATTTATATCTATATCAGAAGGTAGATATGGAGGCGATCTACCTATAAATATTTATGGTATTAATTCTACTAATTTACATATAGGTATAATAGGTAAGATCGGTATAAATGTTATTAAAGATCTGAGATGTTTTACTACTAATTTAGTTGAGGAGGATCTTCCTGCTTATCTAAATACTATTGAATATTATGATTTAAAAGCTTATTTATTATCTTCTAGACTTACGTCAGATTTAGGGGTTGAAATATTTCCAAAAATTGTATTTGTTAGACATAATATAAATATATCTTTTTTAGAACATAGAGATTTAGCAGCAGCCATAAATTACACCTGTGTAAGTTCTACTTTTAGGGAGTTGCGTTGTAATTTACTAGTAAAATATAAACTAGATCTTCCTTGTTATGTTTTTGGTAGTGATGGTAGTAATGTTATAGATTTAAAGGTTCTTATTAATTCGTATGACTATATCTCACAAAATATGTTAGAGGTATTATACGTTAATTTAAATCCAAATACAAAGTTAAATGTTAATTACACTAAGTCTGCTATATATCACATAGATACTATAGATATTTACAGTAGTACTATAAATAAAGGATATTCTAATTTTAGTTATAATATTATCGGCGATATGTTATACGAAAATTTATTAGTAAAAATACATCCATATTCTAATAGGCATTACGGCACTCGTGTGAAGCAGAAGTTTGTTACATTGAAGTTGAAGGATAACATAGAGGACTTTAGAAAATATGTAGAAATTACATTTAATTCTTACGCTAGTAAATATTATTATTTTTCTGGTAATCAAAAAGCTTATAAAGCTTTTCATAATGACCATTGGGTAGTAAAGGTGGAAGGGCATAAAATTTTACCTGTAGGGAGAGGGTATGAAAAAACACAAGTAAGTAGAAAGTATATTTTTAATTTAAGGCACTATGATTCTATAGATGCTGCTATAACTGATATGATAGATAGAGTTACACAGTTAAAATATCTAGATTTAGGGGTAGGTATAACACCTATAGCTGGCCCACATAAGGATTTAAATGCTTGTGTAATGCCTACTGATTTAAATGGTATAGTTTCACGTGTTAGGTACTATACTAATAGAGTATTATTAGGGTCTATTTTAGTAACTAGACCACAAAAAGAAGATTTAATTTCTTCTATTACATCCATGTATCCTAAGGGAGAAAGTAACTTAGAAATAAATATTACAGCCAAAGAGTATGTAGGATCGAATACTGGTGCCGTTAATTTTAATTTTGAAGGCTCAGGCGATATCTTACCAGAACCAGATCAAATTGATTTTACATTTATATTGGAGGATGACTAATGTCTGTACGTAGAGTAGGCCCAACTAGAAAATACCCAACTATTATGAAAGCTTATTATGAGGCTTATTCAGGGGATATAATTCTAATTGATGAAGGCGTATATAGTGAACAGCTTAGTGTACATCATAATAAATATGTACATTTTATTGGCAATACAAGAAAACCAGGTAATGGGAAAGTTATAATACGTCCATATAATGAAGCTAATGGTAATTGTATAACTTTTTCTGATATTTTGGTGAGTACGCCTATTTATATAGAGGGAATAAATTTTAAATTACCTTTAAATAGCACCCTTCCACCAGTGGTAGCTTTAAGATGTCCCAATGTAAATTTAATTTTTAATAGATGTATAATAAATGCTTCTACTAAACATACTTATGTATTTGATTCTAATATTGATGAGCTAGCTTCCATCACCCTTAATTATTGTAAATTGATTTGGAAGGATGATTATGTGTACGGGTTAAGTAGGGCAAAGCACTTTGAACAGGCGGGTAAAAAGGTAGAATATAAAATAAATCATTGTATTTTTAATAACTCTATTGATAATTTTGCAATAAGTGATGTAGAGAGGTATGAAGGTAATACTTATTTAAGTGAGGATAATTTTACGTACCCTAGTGTATATGGAGAGAATGAGCTATCTACTAGTAATACTACTTATCCTATAGGTGTCATAGATAATTACCAAAATATGTTTGATATAGATATAACTCCTTCATCTTTAGCTACATGCACTCAGTTAGTGACAGGAGATATTCTAACTTTTTTTACAGATTTTGGTTTAGGTAATGAAAAGAAAATTATTTATTTTCGTTTAAATAATTATGTATATAATTCTACAGCAGATAGTGTATATTTATATGCTTCTTTAGATAATATTATATGGGTGAAACTATATGGTTTAATACACTCTTCATACCATTGGTTTGCTTATTTAGATAATACTACATTTTATAGATACTATAAATTAGATATAGAGGCTCCGTTTGGTAGTTTGACTAGCCAATTTTTCATACAAGACTACACATTAGCATCAGCAAATACAGAGTATGCACCCTTAGATTATAAACTAACTTCAAATGAAGTAGGCTATGGGCCATATTATGGTAGTTACCAGAAATACACATTAAATGAGTACTATTTAGATGGTACTGTTACTGATGCGCTTCAAGATAATGTTCAAGTTGATTCTATTACTTTTGATATTAATAACAAAGGGAGAGATATAGAGCTAAGTTCAGATAATTTGACTGCCGAATTATCTACAGCTTTTTCTAGTAAATATGAAGTGGTTAAAGCTAATTTAGGTAAGTACACAGGTAAATATTATTTTGAATTTAGTGTAGTATCTTCTATTCATATTACTCACGTAGTTGTAGGTTTTGGAGTAGGCTCAGCCTCTAACGATGTGGCATGTGGTGGACGCGGGTCAATAAGTTGGGGACTAGATCTAGCATCTGGAAGGTATTTACATAATGGTGTATATGCCAGTCAAAGAAGTTCGACTATACGTAATTATGATATTATAGGGGTAGCGTTAGATTTAAATAATGGTAAGGCTTGGTTTTCTATAAATGGAGTATGGCAGCTAGATGGTAATCCATCTTATGGAGATAATCCTATATTTGTATTTAATAACTATACTCTATTTCCTATGACTTCCCTGTATACTATAGGCATATATACCGCTAAATCGCATATGATTTGTGATCCAGCTCATCTACAGTTTGAGATACCGGATGGGTTTACTTACTATGGAGTCAATGTTAAATGGAAGGTTAATTATTATAATATGATAACTAATGAGTATCTAGGGTATGTGTATACTAACGAGGATGGTACATACCATATAGACACTTCTTACTCTGGTCCACATTTATTAATTTGTGAAGATGCTTCTACAGCACCTGTTTATAATGATTTAGTGTATAGCAATATAATACCAAAGAGGTACTAATAATGGCAATAATTAGAGTCGGCATAGATAAAGAATTTAAAACTATACAAACTGCCTTTCATGCAGCTTCTTCAGGAGACACCTTATTAATTGATGAAGGAGTTTACGAAGAGGCCTTATATTTTGTTAATAAAGCTGTGAATTTAATTGGTAATACTGATTTTCCTAAGGAAGGTAATGTCGTAATAAAGCCTATAAGTACTTCTGTATATGGGGTAACTACTCGTTATGAGGTACCACTTACTATAGAATACGATGAAAGTAGTCCAGATACTTATATGTTTATAGAGGGTCTAAAGTTTGTATCTGATGCCCATAGCTATGAGTCTACAATTATTTATTTAAAGCAGGGAAATTCTACAGATTTTGTACCTTTAAGACTAGTCTTTAATAAGTGTATATTAGATGCATCTATGGGCTTAAAAAGTACCGGAAACATTATAAAATGGTTAGGGGCTGCTGGTTATCCTATAAAAGAGTTAACTTTATCTAATTGTGAAATAATATGGGCTGGAGATGACACTATTATATCTAGTGAGTGTAATGCTATTCCTGTTAAGAAACTAATTAAATGCATACTAAGTGATTACCCACCTTTAGATTTTTTTGGTGTAGGGCACACAAGTGTTATTACTACTACCTCGTCTGGGGTCATAAATCCTGATAATTTATTTGATAATAATACTAGCACTTATAGTGATTTTCAGCATTCACCTCCTGGTTGGGTGCAACAACAATTTGATGTCCCAAAAATTATAAATCAAGTAAGATTTAGGCAATATTATGCTGGATTTGGTGGAGCAGGTTTTATTTTAGAAGCTTCTAATACCGGAGAATTTTTAGGGGAACAAGTGGAGTTGTATAGAAATTTAGTAGCTGTACCTGGAACTTGGAGGGTGTACTATTTTGAAAATGATATCGCATATAAATATATACGTTTATATAATTCCAGTTTAGCAGCGTCTGTATGGCGTTTATACTCAGTTATTTTTGAGTGGGCTTATGTTCACAATGAGGACTATATTATGCAAGATAATGAGAATATTTTTGAATACGGACCTATATACTCAGATTATATTACTACTATCCCCCCTACACACTGCTTTTCTGGTATAGTCTCTACTCAGGATGTGCCGATGGAGACTAGTTTAAAAATATTTAGACGAGATAATGCACAAGTTATGGATACTATTACTTCTAACGCAACTACCGGAGAGTATTATTTTGAAACTAGTTTTGCTGGTTATCATAATATTATGTGTAGTGATGCTTCTGGTCCACCTATTTATAATGCTTTATTAAAATCTAGATGTGTCCCTAAACCCTTATCTAATATTTACACTCCAGTAGTAAGAACTTCTAAAGAAATTAAAACCATTGTTGTTGATATAGCAGATAACTGGGGGGCAACCAACTATATAGCTATAAGAGCTATAGACTTTTTAATTAATGGTATAATAATTAGATGCGGCCCAGTTTATGGGTCTGCTTACTCTACTACATATAGTAGTAATGCTTATAAAGCTGAATTTACATTTAATTACGCACTTTCTAAACTTGGGTCAGCTTGGGGTAATTCTTGGTTGTCTATAAATGGTCAGTACACTAATCAACGTCTAATATTTGTTTTTAACCAGATACACACTGTTGATCAATTAAGAATAACTAATGGGCATCATTCAGTAGGTAATACTATTTATAGTGGTGCAAAAAATATAAATATTTATATTTCTTCTGATGCTTATACAGATACTATTTATGGTAATCCAATACCTGGCAGTGAACTTGTTTTTAGTGGTATTTTACCTATACATGTAGATGCTAATAGACATTTTTATTACGATATTTTTTTCTAATAGGTTTACAATGTATATTTAATACTTATATTTTGATTAAGAACTATTTTATATCTTTAATTAATTTAATATAGTATCTTGACAATATCTATTTTAAGTATTATATTATAATTATAATGGAGATAGCTCTATTAACTAAGATTAAACTGACCTTAGTATAAATAGAATAAAGTAAACTAATATTAAATAATAGAGGTATTAATGGAATTTTATATTAAGACTGAAGATGCTCAAAGGGTTTTTAAATTTTTAAGTGTTACAGCAAAGATAAATACTACAGATTTTGGAGGTCAAATTGTCATTAATACGCTACCTGATAGTGTTATATTTTTATCTAATAATGGCAGCTCAGGAATTTCGTGTGAAATACCAGCTAACGTAGTAACCCAAGGCAAATCTACAATAATTTATAGTAAGATAAAATCATTTATTATGACGTTTATGCCTTGGGACGGAGAGTCAGGTATGAAGGAGTTTTGTTTTTGTACGGATAAAGACAAACTGAATATATCTGCTATAACTACCCACCTGAATGAACTTAAAACTAATAGTAATTTAAAATTACCACAAGTTAGAGAATCAGCCTTTTTTTCCAAGGTAGTTTTAGATAAGCCATCTATTACACTTAATTCTAGTATTTTAAAATCAGCAATAGAAAAGGGACTGTATGCAATAAATTCTGGTAGTAAGATTGACTACATTCAGGGTCTACGTATGTATTTAAAGGATAATACAATTAGATTTACGTCTACTAATGGACACGTTGTTTCTGATTATGCTGTTGTGAGTGATGTTGAATTGGAAGATGGAGAATATTTTCTATCTCATGAGTTTTTAGCTGGCCTTAGGCGTGTACTTGTAGATGACACCCAACTTTTTTTAGAATTTAGTAAAACTAAAACTATTGTAGCAACTGAAAATATTGTTTATTGGGCAGCAGCTTTGCATTATGATGTATACCCTTCGTATATGTCACTTTTTACTGGATTTAAAGGTGAGATTGAGGTGGATCGGGAAATTCTATTAAATGGACTAGCTTCATTTATAGATGTATTAGATGCAGAGGATAATAACAGAGTGACTATTGAAGTAGCCGATAATAAATTAGCTCTAAAAACTGATAATTCTCTATTTGAATACCCAGCACCTACTGAGTCTGTAAAGTTTAGTTTAGACCTTGATGGTTCTGAGATGAGAGACACTTTACAAGCACTAGGTGACGATACTTTAAAGCTAATTTCATTAGGTGCAGATAGAGGTATGGTGTTTGAATCGGTGGGATATGAAGATCATAAATCATTAGTTGTTAGTTTAAAACCTAGATAATAATATTATGTATAAACATAAAGTAGTAGAGTTAAGTAAAGCAATTGAAGAATTTAATTCAGGTAATTTATTAATTCCAGAGTCATTTTTACTAGATACTATACTAAGTAAATGTAGGGATTTATTAATATGTAATAATTATGCGGTAATTAAGAAGCCAAGAACAGCATTAAAAGTTAAAAATACAAAAGGATTAGTAGACTTATATTATTTTATTCTTAATGCTACTACCAATTTAATACCTTATAGAAACGATAAAATAGATCTAAGTATAGCTAAAGCACTATTAGCTTTTATACAGACCTCTACTGGATTGGATAGACAACTCTCGCTTGTGAAAGCTACTAATATTGTAGAAGGTTTATTTATATATAAAAAGCAATTAAATTTAGATCCAGAGATTATGACTACATTTAAAGTTTTTGGCCAAGATAAGTTGGGGTGGATTACAAATAAGATCATATATTTACTAAATAAGGAGCAATGTGATGAGGCTAAACTAGTAACTCGCGCAGATGCTAATACAGAAATGTATGTTAAAAAGAACAATATACAGTTTGGATGGGATGACTTAGAGGAAATAGCTAATAACTTAGGAGATAATTAATATGGCTGCAAAAAAGAAAAAAGAGACTTTGGAAGATAGTAAACTTAGTGCTGCTTTAGAAAAAAAAGCAACTAATTCTGTATTAACTAAAATTAAGAAGAAATATGGGAATGTTTTATCTCCATTATCTGAAGCTAATAATAGTATTAACACTGTAAGTACTGGGTCTTTGAGCTTGGATCTGGCTTTAGGAAGAGGTGGTATGGCATTAGGACGTGTTTACGAGGTATATGGCCCTAATAGTAGTGGTAAGAGTACCTTAGGGGTACATGTAGTAATACAAGCGCAAAGAAGGGGGCTGAAGTGTGCCTATTTAGATGCTGAGGTAGCAGTAGATCCTAAATTATTTGCTAACTATGGTGTTGACTCTAAGAAATTGGATCTAGTGCAAGTATATGGTGGCGAACCTAATTTAGACATCTTACAAAAACTAATTGAAACAGGTGCATACTCCGTAATAGTAATTGATAGTGTTAGTGCCCTTATTCCGATGTCAGAAGCAGAAGCTGATATAGATAAGGATCATATGGCCCTGCAAGCTAGGCTTATGAGTAAAGCGCTCAGAAAGATAGCACCTAAGGCTGCTGAAAATAATACTTTACTGATATTTGTTAACCAGCTGAGGATGAAGCTTGGGGGTTATGGATGTTTTCATTATGATACGCTTGTTAATTTTGTTGATGGACCCAGTTTGCCTATAGGAAAAGTAGTTAATGATAAAATACAAGGAGAGGTTTGGTGCTTTAATGAAAAATTAAATAAAGTAGAGTCTAAACCAATAATTAATTGGTATGATAATGGGGATGTTACGGATAAAGATGCTTTTATTCATATACAAACAGCGTCTATTAATGGTAGAGGTAGGTTTGGTTTAACTTGTACAACTAATCATAAAATTTTAACTGACAGTGGTTGGAAAGAAGCGGGTAATTTATCTTTTGAGGATAAGTTAGTTTCAAAATATGAAGAAACTATTAATGGTACTTATGGTGATTTTTTAAGTGGTATATTAATAGGTGACAGCTATATTTCAGTTAGACATAAAAATACAGGTTCTTTGAGGCTACAGGACAATGAAAATAAAGACTATATTAATTGGAAACTTGATAAACTATCTAATTTCATAGATTTTAATGAATTAAAGATGAGCAGAGGATATAGATACGACAGTAATTATACTTATGAGTTCGCTAAGATAAAAAGAGATATAGGTACTAGAGATCCCATGTATTTTCTAAATAATTATACTGACTTAGGATTTGCTTTATGGCTTATGGATGATGGCAATTTAGATTTGAATAATGGGCATAGACGTTATGGTGTGTCTATTAAAAGATTTAAAAATAATGTAGAAAAATGTAATGAAATTAAAAATAAATTTATTAAACTTGGATTTGTTTGTAATTACACTATAGACTCCGGATTTTTTCAATTTGAAACTTCAATTACTGATAAAATAGCTTTGAAGATTTGTAAATATATCCCAAAATGTATGGAGTATAAGCTTCCATTTGAATACAGAGATAGATATAAAGAATTTATACTAGAAAATAAATCACAAATGAAAACTGACTTAGTAGAAATTAAAGAAATAAGAGAAGCTTCTGATAGGCAGTTAAGAAAAAGAAGAAAATTTGATATATCTGTTGAAAATAATCATAACTATATGGTTGGTGGTAAATATAACGGTGTTTTTGTACATAATTCACCAGAAACAACTACTGGTGGGGAAGCACTAGGTTTTTGGACTACTGGAAGGATAAGTATAAGAGGCCCAGAAGCTAGAAAAAGAAGGTTACTAGATGATGCTGGAGAGGTATATGGACATATAGCTGCGCATGAAGTTCAGAAGAATAAATTGGGTGAACCATTTAAGAAGGCTAATTTAAATCTTATTTATAATAAGGGGTATGATTTTTATAATGAAGTACTAGAAATGGCAGTCAGTATGGATATCGTTGAGAAAGCTGGGTCTTGGTTTAAGTATAAAGATGAAAATCTAGCTCAAGGTAATGACAAGACACTTGCTATTTTAAAAGAAAATACTAAATTATTTAATGAGATTAGAACTATTGTAATAGAAACTGTAGGATTAAAGGAGCAATATGAGCTACATAGCAACCCAGGTCCACTCTACCCTAATTAAATTATTCCCTTCTAATCCATTTAAACAAGTGTTTTGTGAGTACTATGTTAATTATAAGGGGCAGAAATTATTCTTTGATTTTTATATTAAAAAGTTAGATGTATTTATTGAAGTTCAAGGCAGACAACATACAGAATTTGTTAAACACTTCCATAAAGATAAAAAAGCTTTTTTACAACAAAAAGAAAGAGATAATTTAAAAATAATTTGGGCAGAAGAGAACGATTATTGCTTAGTAAGGATAAATTTTGATGAGGAAATAACCGACCAGTTGGTTATGGACAAGATAACAAAAGCAATGGAGGGTGGATTTTATGAATAATATAGTTAATAGTACTACACAACAACCCACTTCTGACTCTGTGCACTATAAAAAGGATTGTATGGACTTTATTTGTCTTAATGATGGGACTATTTATAGGGAGTGTAAGTACTGTGAGCACAGCTTGGTTTGTAGGCAAGTTGATTTATTAAATGGCAAACCTATTTTAATGGAGTCGCATTATTGTCCAGTAGTTGACCCTATAACTCAAAAAACTACAGAGTGGCAGTATTATTGCACAGGAAAGTATGATCACAGAACCCTTATTGAGCAGCAGGATGGTGATGATAAAATATCATAGGAGTAAATTATGGATAATGGAGTAATGTCGTTTAATAAGATAGAAATAAATAATGGATTTTTAGAACAAATTTGGAAGTTTAATCCCATAACTTTAGGATCTTTAGATGATCTCACTGTTAGTCAGTACTCCATTTGTTTGGCACAATATTTAATATTTTTTAGGTCAGAGTTGAATCAAACTAAAGCTATTATCGCCAAGAAAAAGAAATTATTAGACTCATCTATAGCAATTGCGTTAGATGCTAATATAATTAAAATGTATAAAACTAAAACAGCAGCTATTGATTTTATTAAAAACTCTAACCCTGAATTATCGGAGCTAGAACAGGAAATAGGTGATTTAACGGCAGAAGTAATACGTATAGATGGTATAGATAAAGCTGTTAGTGAATATATAGCTACGTTTAAGCGTGAGTTGACACGTAGAGAGAAAGAGTTATTTGCAGTAAGAGCAGAGAGGAGAAGTTAATGGCAGTAGATATAGTATCTGAGGTAGCTCAGAAAGATCTTTTTTATCGCCCAGGGGATGAACGTACTGTTTTGTCTTATTGCTTCAAAAGTGTGGATTATTTTTATGACCTAACTTCTAAACTAACTGAAAGAGACTTTCTTTCTCCAGAACACCAATTATTATATGCTATATTTAATGGTTTTATGAATGAAGGTGTAGCAGTACTTGATTTATCTATGGTTATAAATCAGGCACAGAGTCTTGGAGTTATTGACCTATTAGGTGGTGTGGGTTATCTTCAATCTATTAGTAATATACAAGCAGATCCTGCTAATTTTAATGTCTATGTAAATAATGTTCTAGAGGCTAGTACTAAATTTCAAGTACATATGTCTTTAACCCAACATTTAAATACCATAGAAGCAAATGCTCAGTCAGGACTAAGTGGGATGGATTTGGTAAGTAAAGTAGAGGTTGATATGTTAGATATGTCCTCCGTATCTTTATTAAATGATGATCCTGTTAAATTTGGTGATGGACTTAAAGAGTATCTAGATGAGCGTAGACATAAAAAAATAACTATGACAGGACTATCTACAGGGTATCCTATTCTAGATCGTCAAATAGATGGGCTAATCTCAGGTACTTTAATGGTAATAGCTGCTCGTAAGAAAATGGGGAAAAGTGCTTTTTTAACTAATGTGGCACTATTTAATGCATTTAAATCTAATGTAGCTACTCTTTATATTGATACAGAATTAACTTATCTAGAATGGCAAACTAGGGCATTATCAATACTGTCTGGAGTTAAAGAAAGAGATATAAAACATGGTGGGTATACTGATGAGCAGATTAGAAGGCTAGAGTGGGCAAGAAAGGTTATATCTAAAGGTAAAGTGTTTCATAAATATATGCCGGGCTATAGTGTGGATAAGGTGGTGTCTCTTTGTAAAAAATACAAACTAAAAGAAGATATAGGGTTAATAGTTTTTGATTATCTTAAAGAACCTGACCTATCTACTACTGATGGTAGTCGTAAGGAGCATCAATTATTAGGAGATATTACTACAAAATTAAAAGATTTAGCTGGTATATTAGATCTTCCAGTACTAACTGCTGTACAGTTAAATAGACAGAATGATATTGCTGATAGTGATAGGATAGCTAGATTTGGTGATATTATTTCTATTTGGGGAGCACGTACAGAAGAAGAAAAAGATCAATGTGGCCCAGAAGGAGGGTCGTATAAATTGGTAATTAAAGATACACGTAGAGGTGGTAGTACAGGTAGTGAAGGGATTGGTTATTGGTTTTTTAAGGATAGGTTAACAATTAGAGAAGTAAGCCCAACTGATCAGTACTTTATTACCCAGGGGGATGAGGTAGCTAATGTAGATGACTTAGATGATGATCTTTATATGAGGGAGGTTGGAGATGAGTTTGCCTAAACGTAAAGAGGATGATTTTAAACTTCGTATAGACTCTGTTAAACAACTAATTGACCCAGTATATCTTGCAGAATCCTTAGGATTTAAACTAACTAATGAAACAGTTAAAGAGTTTAGAGCTGCATGTATAGTACATGGGGGAGATAATACTACTGCTTTTAGAGTGAATAAAGATCTAAAGACTTGGGTGTGCTTCACCCATAAATGTCATGATGAATTTGGTAATGATATGTTTGGTTTAGTGCAAGCTGTTAATAAATGTGGTTTCATGGCAGCTCTTGAGTATTTAGAAGAGTTAACTGGTAGTAAAACTATTAATAGGCTTCAGTTAGATGCTTTTAAACGTAAACGTGAGCAACAATCCTTTATACGTCAGAGTACTGGTGGAAATGAGAAGCCTTCAGTAGTAGATGCTACTAGATTAAAATATTACAAACCATTTAGATCTTCATTATTTATAGAGGATGGATTTTCCTCTGAAACACTAGATTATTTTGAAATAGCAGGGGGTTACGTAGATAATGAAGGAGTAGTGCGTGATATTATACCAATACATGATGATAAAAGCTCATTAGTGGCGTATAGTCTTAGGGATATTAGGCATAATGCTATTGACCAAGATAGAAAATATAAATTAACTTTTGGTTTTGATAAAAACACAGTACTGTATAATTTAAATAGAATCAAAGATATTGTGGGTAAGACACCTGTTATCATAGTAGAAGGTTTTAAAAGTGTATGGCGTTTATATGAATTAGGTATTAAAAATGTAGTAGCCTGTATGGGGTCAGGTATTACCGAAGGTCAGGCTAATTTATTGTGCACTTATGCAAACAAAGGTGTTGTTTTTTTCTTTGACAACGATTATGCTGGAGTAACAGCTATTGGTAGATCATTTGAGTTATTGAAAGGTAAGATGAATATTAATGCAGAAGTTATAACTGAGGTAGATGATAATGGTGAAGGACTAGATCCTTCTGATTTAACTACTGAACAAATAAGGTATTATTTAAATAATTATATAAAGGAGAATTAGTATGATTGGAGAGAATTTTGTGACTTTAGTGGGTACAATTGCTAGGGGCTCGTATAAAGAAGTAGGACAATTTAATACTGGATTATTTAAAGGTAGTTTAGCTATTCCTACTGTTAAAGGTACAGATCAGTATCTAAAGATAGCAGCATGGGCCGATTTAGCTAAGGCTTTAAGAGATACAGATAAAACAGTCACTATTAAAATACATGGGCATATAGAAGAAAGTTCATATGATGGGAAATGTAGGCATTGTAATGGCCCAGAAAAGAAGTATTGGACTGAAGTTATTGTGGATAATTTTGTAGTTATTCCAGATGAGGGGTATGATAATGAATAAAAAATATACTGGCTTACCTACTATGTCTTTGTTGCCCTTAACTAATGTTGAATTTTCACAGATTAAGGAGATAGAGATAGTTATACCTAGAGCAGGTAATTATGCTGATTTAGATATAGATTTATTTAAAGAGGTAGATGGTAAATTTAATATATTAGATACTAAAAGTAGTACACTGTATTTACCTTCTATTACTAAAGTGCTATTAGCTAGTAATAAGTATCCTGAGTTGGCACCAAATCAGTTGTTTACCCCCTCATCTTTTACATTTACTACTGATTCTGTTGTAATAAAAGGAAGTATACTAGAAATTTTTAAGATTAAAGCATAGGAGATAATAATATGACTGTAGCTAAAGAAGAAAATACTAAAGGTTTGTTAGACACTATTCATAGGTGTATTATGTGTGATGCACCTGCTTATGAGGTTTCGGAGAACGAGTATAGTTGTACTGAATGTGATTGTGTATGGAAAGTAGTTGATTGTGAATAAAAATTCTTACCGAATTTTGAGCCTAGATGTTTCTTCTACATCTACTGGGTGGTCTTTTATTACTAAACGTAAAGGGTTTTTGAAGTTTGGTACTATTAGACCTCCCAGCAAATTATCAGTGCCTGAGAAACTTAATTTCTTTAGACTTGAATTAATAAAAGTGTTGACTACATATAAACCGACCTACATTGTATTAGAAGATACTTTTATGGGAGCAAACCCAAAAGTTACTAAGTTATTAGCTAAGTTTGGTGGGGTGGCTGAGCAAACCGTTTATGAGTATAGCAGCAAAGCTCCATATATTATGAGTAATACAACACCTAAATCATTTTTTAAAGCTAAGAAAAAGGAAAAATTATTTATTTTAATTATAGACTTGCTTGACTTAGCTGATAAGATGGTTACATTTAAAGAATGGAATGATATAACAGACAGTATTGCACAGCTATGGTGTTACTGTGATTCAGTACTACATGTTGAGAATATTCGGGAGGAGAAAGAGTATGGTTACAGATTCAGGGTGTGACCTAGCATCTCATGCACGTAGGGAAACACTTAAACTAGAGCTTTTAGATCTACTTGTTGGTCTTGCAGATAAGCATTCTATCTTACTAGATAAAGCTGCAAAAAAACATATGTATACATATATGGATCATATAGTCAAGAAATTGGATTTAGGAGAAGAACATAAAATACCTATTGAACGTATCATAGTAGAAGAGGATTCTAAAGAACCTACTAGTTATGTAAAATACGAGGATGTAGTGACTTTAACTGATAAATTTAAAATTAAATTAGGTACAGTGCTTATAGATTTAATGAGTTATGAGCTTGAGTTATTTCTTTCAAAGGAGTGTAATGACTAAAAAAATAATTAAACTTAGTGCTACTAGAATAAGTTCTTATTTAAGATGTAAACGTAAATACTGGTTTCAATATGTAGAACGTATGCCTAAGCTTTCCAACCCCGCTTTTAAATTAGGGTTGGCATGCCATGAATCGTTGGAACTAGCAGGTAAAATATGGATAGCGGATGGTAAATTTAGTAAGGCTGCATATAAAAAAATATTTAAATACTACGATCAGGTTTCTGTAAGAGAAGGTATAGAAGCTATGGAGGTGCACACTCAGGGCAAGGTACTAGTTAAAAATAGATTAGATAACTTTGCTTTAGGTACCAAAATAATAAGTCTTGAGGAGAAATTTGGATTTGGTAAGGACACTAAGGATGTGTTTACTTCCTTAGGTGTCCCGTTGATTGGTGCTATGGATAAAGTAGTAGAATTAGATCCTGAAACTATTGTAGTAGTAGATTATAAGACTTCGAAAACTGCTCCTACATATGAACAACTTAAAGAAGATTTACAATTGTCATTATATGACTTAGTAGCAGGCATACTTTTTCCACAATACCCTAGGGTGGTATTATGTTTAGATATGCTTAAGTCAGAGCCGGTATACACTTATAGAACTCCTTTTCAAAGAGAAGAGTTTAATAATTATTTATCAATTATACATGAAGAGATGTCAGCACTTAAAGAGAAAGATGCATATGAGTCGTTAAATGTATTTTGTCCTTGGTGTGATTTTAAAGATCATTGTAATGCTTATCAGAAAGCCAGTTCTCAGACTAAGTATGATTTTTTACCTTTATCTAAGATGAGTGACGCTGATTTAATAGAAGAACATGAGAGAGTTAAAGGTGTGGCTAAGATTTTAGATATGAGGAAAAGAGATTTGGCTATGATTCTTATGGAGAAAATAAAGATAGCTGGCACTGATTTAAAAGGCGGAGATAATCAGATGTATATTAGACAAAGTGCTAGAACTAATTATGATGCCAAAGGGTTACATAAGTTAATTCCACCAGAAGAATTTGCTACTATGGTATCTTTAAACAAGAAGGCAGTAGATTCTTATTGCTCTAAACATCCTAAATTAAAAAAAGAAATAGAGAGAAATGCTACCACTAATTATACATCTCCATTTCTTGCAGTTAGAAAGATAAAGGAACCAAAAAAGAAAGTAACCACTAAAAAAATAGTTAAAAATAAAGGAGAATAGTTTTAATGAAAAAAAGAAAATTAAGTAAACAAGTTCAGCAGAAAAAAATTAAAGTGTTAGCATATTGTGACTCACCATCATGTGCTACTGGTTTTGGTACAGTATCTAGAAATATATTTGAAGCTCTTTACAAGACTGGTAGGTATGAAATAGATATTCTAGGTATTAACTATTGGGGAGATCCACATGGTCTACCTTATCGGATATGGCCAACAGGTATTAATGGAGACAAGGACCCTTATGGGCGTAGAAAAGTTACAAGTATGATCCCACAGATGAAATACGATATATTATTTTTGTTACAGGATTCATTTATACTTGATTTCATGCCAGCACTTATGTCTCAGCTTAAGTCTTCCGGTAAAGAATTCAAATCTATTTGTTATTTCCCTATTGATGGTACACCTAAGTCACAGTGGATAGATAATGTAACTCAGGCTGATGAAGTAGTAGCTTATTCTCAATTTGGTGTAGATGCAGTTAAAGCTATTCAGCCCGATTGTAAGGATTTACATATTATTCCACACGGCGCTAATGTAAATGAATTTAGGCCCTTACCTAAAAAAGATGTTAAAGCTTTTAGAAATCAGTATTTTGGTAAACATGCTGATAGTTTCATTGTTACTAATTTGAATAGAAATCAGCATAGAAAGGATATCCCGAGAACTATAGCGGCTTTTAAAAAGTTTAGAGAGTCAGTACCTAAATCTATTCTATACCTTCATATGGCATCTAAGGACCAGGGTTGGAATTTACCAGAGGTATGTAAATCTTATGGTTTTGATTTAGCAAATGATATTATTTTCCCAGAAAATTTTGGGCCCAATCAAGGATATCCTAGAGAGATAGTTAATATGATTTATAATGCTTCTGATTTAGTTGTGAGTACTACTTTAGGTGAAGGATGGGGCCTATCTTGGGTAGAAGCTATGGCTGCTAAAACACCAGTACTTATGCCTAATAATACAGCTATAACTGAGAACATAAGTGCTGAGAGAGGGTACTTATGTGATAGTGGTACTAGTGCTGCTCTAACTACAGTTCTAGCTAATGATAATGAAGTAGTTAGGCCCTTGGTGGATGTAGAGGATATGGCTAATAAAATGGTGCATATAGCTAATAATTATGATGAAGCGCTAGCTAAAGCTGAAACAGCTTATAAATGGGTACATGATAATTTAAATTGGCAAGGTAATGTTGGCAAACAGTGGGTAGCTTTGTTTGATAAAGTGTACGCTGATTTAATAGAAGAAAAAATGTACGGTATTAGCTCTAGTACAGACAAAAAAACTATTAAAGCTGAAGTATTATAGTTTGTACTATAAGATTAGTAACTAATTAAGATAATGACCGCAAGTCTAAGTAATTTTGATTACTATTCTTGCGGTCATGGAATAAGGATTTCTATGATTAAAGTAAAAAAACTAGCTGAAGATAAGAATAATTTTTTAGCTGCTTTATTAGGTATGGGATTGGCGTTTGATAAGACTATAGAAGGTCTGGATAAAGGTATTGATATATTTTTTCACTCTGATGGCTCTTATAATAAATTGTACTTTACTATGTTGGATAGGGCAAAACGTATGTCATTTAAAGGTAGGGGCCATAATAAATTTCTTAGGGCTATCAATATTGATTTTATTATACAAGCCCCCTGTGATTGGTGGCAACAACAAGCTACTTATACAACTGTAGCTGCAGTACAATCTACCAGTACTATGCATATGCTAAAAAAATCTGGATTGGCTAACGGGGTAGACCCTTTAGTAGATGAGCTTATACTGAAAAGATATAATGAACTTCTTAAAGAAACTAATGATTTAGTTGTGTTGAAACGAAATTTACCTTCTGGGTATATGTATATAAGGACTGTTCATTTAAATTATATGACTTTACAGCATATGGTAAATCAACGGCTTGAACATAAAGAACCAGAATGGCCAGAATTTTGCAAACAGGTATTAAATCAGATAGATCACCCCTATTTAGTTTTAAAAGATTAATAAACTGACTTTATAATTTATAAAAGGATATATACAAATGGAAATAAAAGGAATAAAATATACTGGACCTATATTAGATAATTCTGGATATAGTAAGGCTTGTAGAGGTAATATTTTAGCTTTGTATCACGCAGGTGTACCTATTACGCTTAATTCAATATCTTTTGAGTCAGCTCGTCCTGACCTAGGAGAAGATGGTAAAATTATTTATAGTTTGATAGATAAGAAAATAGATTACAATATCAATTTGATACATACTACACCTGAATTTTGGTCTCAGCATAAAGAGCGCACTGCTTGTAATATTGGGTATACTATATGGGAGACTACTAAACTACATGACGATTGGCCTGACTATATTAATAACAATGTGGATAAAGTACTCGTTGGCTGTAAATGGAATGAGAGTGTATTTAAAAATAGTGGGGTTACTATCCCTATTGGGGTTGTGCCACATGGTATAAATATTAATGAGTTTAATACCATTGCACCATATCAAATAGCTGGTGTAAGGGATACTGATTTTGTATTTTATAGTATTTTCCAGTGGACTGAGCGGAAGTGCCCTTTAGCATTGCTGAAAGCATACTACCATGCTTTTCAAAACAATGAAGAGGTAGTATTAGTCTTGAAAGCCTATGGGAATGATTACAGTGCAAAACAAAAACAGTCTATAGTTAATGCAATAAAACACTTAAAATGGAATATGCCTATGCCTGTATTTCCTAAAGTAGTATTAATAGGTAATATGCTAACAGAAGATGAAATATCTGCAGTTCACGCACGTGGAGATTGTTATGTATCTCTAGATAGAGGTGAGGGATTTGGTCTTAGTCCATTTACTGCCGGTGCAGCAGGTAATCCAATTATAGTGACAGGTTTTGGTGGATCAACTGAGTATGCTAAAGAAGATAATAGTTACTTAGTAGATTATACGCTTACACCTGTTTATGGAATGCCATGGTCCAGGTGGTATAACGGTACCCAGCTTTGGGCAGAGCCAGATGTAATCGATGGCGCTAATAAAATGAAATATGTTTATGAGCACCAAGAGAATGCTAAAGTAAATGGACAAGGGCTACAGGAGTATATTAGAGAGAATTTTTCATGGGAAGTAATCGCTAGAAAGATTATCAGCGAGATTGAGGAGCTATAGTAATAGCTAATGGCCAGATTAATAGATATAGAAAGTATAAAGACTTTGTTTAAGAAAGATAATTATTTAGTATTATCTACTAAGTATACACATTCTAAACAGAAGATTTCATATAAATGCCCTGATGGACATTTACACTCCATGCGACTTGACCATTGGAGGAGAGGTGTTAGATGTCCGTATTGTTCTGATAAGTTTAAAAAATCTATTGAGTACATAAGGCCATTTTTCGCACTAGAAGGTTATAACTTAATATCTGACACATATATAGACGCTAATACTAAATTACACTTAGTTTGTCCTGAAGGGCATGATTATTACACTAGTTGGCATAACTGGAAATCAGGAAATCACAGGTGTTCAAAGTGTAATGGAGGTATACGTTTGGACGCATCCAGTGTTAATAATGTATTTAGTAAAGAGGGCTATACTATGGTAGGTGCATATGGTAACTGTCACTCTCCTATCGAATGCCAATGCCCTGAAGGTCATACATATTTGGTCACATTTGGTAATTTTACATCTAAAAACACTAGGTGTACTGAATGTAGCGGTAATGGGGCGTCTTCTGGTGAAATTATGTTAAGGGATCACATTAAGTCTTTAGGGGTAGTAGCTATATACAACAATAGAAAATTAATAACCCCATTAGAACTTGATATAGTAATACCATCTAAGAAGATAGCTATAGAATATTGTGGTTTGTATTGGCACTCAGAATTAAATGGAAAAGATAGAAAGTATCATTTAAATAAATTAAATCTGTGTCAAAAAATAGGTTATAAATTGATTACTATTTTTGAAGACGAGTTGTTATCTAATAAAGAAATTGTTTTTAGTAGATTAACATGTTTATTGTCCAAAACTACTAGTAAAGTATATGCACGTAAATGTTCAGTGCGTCAGATTTCCCCTAGATTGGCTAAGGAGTTTTGCTCAACTAATCATATGCAGGGATACGGAGCAGGGGCTTACATAAAATTAGGAGCGTTTTATAAAAATAATCTAGTAGCGGTTATGACTTTTGCTAAACCATCTATTGCTAAAGGGTATAATAGTAAATTAGAGGGTGTGTATGAGTTACATAGATTTTGTAGTGTTAAGGATACTATTGTTGTAGGAATAGCTTCTAAACTGTTTAAATATTTTTTAAATAATTTTAAGTTTAATACTCTATTTTCCTACGCTGATAGACGATGGTCTACAGGAAATGTATATACTAAATTGGGGTTTGTTTTTAATAGTTATACTAGACCTAATTACTGGTACATTAAGGGTAAGAGAAGGATTAATAGATTCTCTCTTAGGAAAACAGTTGCTGATAACCAAGATATTACAGAATGGGAAAATAGGCGTCTCGCAGGCTATGATAGAATATGGGATTGCGGTAATTTAAAATATGTGTATAAAAAAGGAGATTAATTGTATGAAGAAGACACTGAATATTGGGGCTGGTGAACGTGTGTACGCACATTACCCTACGGATAATTATGAGTGTATTAATTTTGATGAGAGGGATTTAAAAAGTACTGATGTAGTAGGTGACGTAAGGGATTTAAGTATGTTCAATGATGAAGAGTTTGATTTTATTTTAGCTAGTGATATTATAGAACATTTTCCAATTAAAGATGTACAAACTATATTAAAAGAATGGAGTAGAGTATTAAAACCTATTGGTGTTATTGAATTTAGGCTTCCTAACTTAGCCGCCATTTGTAAGCAATATATTAATAAAAAAAATGCTAGAAATATTAGTTGGTTACTATATGGAGGGCAAGATTATTCAGGCAATTTTCATTATACTTGCTATGATAGGGGGCTGTTCACAGAAGAGTGTGAAAAAGCAGGATTTAGTATACTTACCTACAGTGAAGAAGGATTTAATATGGTAGTCCGTTGTAGGAAGAATTAAAATGTCTCAATTAAAGCTAGTGAGTGCTAATTTTGTTAAAAATGAGGCTCATTGTATAGAATTAATGCTAGACTCAGTACAGCCATTTGTTGATGATAGTTATATTTTAGTTGATAAAGACACTACTGATAACACTGCAGATATCTGTAAATCTAGAGGCTGTAAAGTTGAATACTTTGAGTTTGAGAATTTTGCTAAAGTTTGGAATACGCTTTTATCTTGGGTTAACAGTGCTACAGATTGGACTATATTTATTGCTCCGGATGAAACTATTGATGCAGAGTTTGGTAATTTTTTAAGGCCCGCTATCGAAAAGATGCATACTAAAACTACTGATGGTATGTGGTTTAGAAGGAAGCATTGGGTAGATTTAGAAAAAACTAAAGAATATACTGCACAAAATTGGTACCCTGATTGGCAATTACGTTTAATCAGAAACGACTACCCAAGAATACATTTAGTAAATTATGTGCATGAATGGCCCAAAGGTATACGAAAGACTATACGTACTAAAATGGATATACATCATTTTAATATGTATTGGAAACCGCGTTTAAATTATAATTTTGAAAAAATGAATACTTTATATGCTAAATTACAGAAATTACAGAAGGAAGATGGCGGAGGTAATATTTGGCCATAAGGAGCTTAATATGAAAATAGTTATTGTCGGTGCAGGATACTGGGGAAAAAATTTAATTAGAACATTTAATAATCTTGGGGTTTTAGCTGCTATTTATGATTTGGATACTAAGGCTCTAGAACATTATAAGAAAGACTCTGCATATAGTAAAGTAGAATTTGGTACTGATTATACTAAGTGTTTACAACGTTGGGATATAGATGGAGTAGTAGTAGCTACTCCTCCAAACACTCATTATAGTATTGCTTCTGAAGTTTTAAGTAGTGGTAAACATGTATTTATAGAAAAGCCTATGACTTTAGATGAGGAATCTTCTACACAATTAGTGGCTTTGGCAGAAGAGAAAAATAAAATCATTATGGTAGGGCATATTTTTCTTTATAGTCCAGAAATACTTAAATTAAAAGAGATTATTTCGGCAGAAACTTTTGGAGATATATGTTATGCATATACTCAACGGTTAAACTTAGGTAAAATTCAGGAATGTGGTGTTATAATGGATTTGGCTCCTCATGATGTGTCTATTTTAGATTATTTACTAGATGACACTTGTGAAAAAGTAAAAACCGTAGCTGACTCTCATGTTATAGATAATGTAGAAGATGTTTCTTTTATAACATTACGTTATAAAAAAGGGACATTAGCACATTTACATTTAAGTTGGCTAGATCCTCTAAAAGTTAGAAACACTGTAGTAGTTGGTACTAAACAGATGGTAGTGTGTGATTCAGGTACAAAAAAAATAGACATCTATAATACTTCAGTTGATTTTGATGGGATTAAACAAGCGTCTAATAGCTCTTATGGAGCACATTTACTTACGTATACATATGGCGATGTAGTAACTCCATTTATACCTAATGTAGAACCTATGAGGGCAGAAGCAGAAGAATTTTTAAATTGTATGAAATTAAATAAATTACCACTTGCAGATGGATCATTAGGTTTAAGTGTAGTAAAGACTATAGTAGCTATGAAAAATTCTTTAAAGGGGAATGGAAAATGGCAGAAAGTATAAGTGCACACTTAATAACACATCAATGTGTCACTCTAGATTTTTGTGTGGAATCTACTATTAGAAGTATGCTTGATTTCTGTGATGATATTTATATTAATGATGGAAAATCTACTGATGGTACCTTGGATATTTTGTATTCATTACAAAATGAATATGGTAGAGATAGAATAAAATTGTTTGAACGAGAATGGCAACATAATAGACGTATGTGGGCGGACGAGAAGAATTTTATATTAGATAAGATACCACAAGATTCTTATGTCTTATGCATAGATGCTGACGAAGCTTTACATGAAAAAGATATACATAAGTTAAAAGAGCTGACTTCAAAGGGGTTTAAATCTATTTCTTTTAATGTAATACATTTTTATGGTAGACCTACTAATTTTATAGAAGGGCCAAATTGGTATAAAAGTCATACACGCTTATGGAAACGGTCTACAGGTATTAAGTTAATATGTAGGCCAGGTGGTTGTGCAGATGATGTAGTATGGCCCAACGGACAACCAGCTCATATAATTAATCATCAACCTAGTGGGATATCTATTTATCATTATGGTAATTGTAGAGATCCTAAAGCCCTTGGGATGAAAGCAAAAAAAGCTGATGATTTATATCAAAATAGTGATGAGTACAAAGGCGGGTTATTAGCTAAGCCCAGAGCATTTACATATGCTTTTGATTCTATTAAAACTCAAGTATTTAAAGGGACTCATCCTAAGTATGTAAAAGAATGGTGTAAAATACATAATAATCAGCCAACAGAGTACTTAGTAGAGGGTGAACAGCAAAATAAATTATGGTGTTTTGAGGAGTAATTATGACTATTATAATACATCCTACAGCGGTAGTTGAGACTACTAATATAGGAGAAGGGACTTATATAGGACCATTTACATATATTACCAAAAGAGTTAAGATAGGTAAAAATTGTATAATAAATAATGCTTCTATAGGGTTGCCTGGAGAACATCCTGAAATTGTGGAAGACCATGGACATTTTATAGAAATTGCAGACAACGTGACTATTAGAGAGTATGTTACTATTAACACACCATTATTCAGTAAAAGAACTTTTATAGGGGCTGGTAGTTACTTAATGGCTAAGTCTCATGTAGGACATGATGCTTCATTAGGAAAACATGTAGTATTACATACTGGTGCAGTAATAGGGGGGCATTCTACTATAGGTGACTATTGCTATTTAGGACTTAATTGCTCTACCCATCCATTTGCTAGATTAGATAGTTATTGTATAGTTGGGGCAAATGGTATTTATAAAGGTAAATCTCCATCAGCATTAGTTTGGGTGGGAGTTCCAGCTGTTCCAATTAAAATTAATATGGTAGGGCTCGATAGGCATTGCAAAGAGGGATTAAAACAGACTTTAATTGCTAATGCAGAAGTATTTTTAAATAGAGGGGGAACGAAAAATAAATGAGGTTAATTTGTGCAACACCTATGTATAATGAATTAAATCATGTCCACGAATTCATTAATAATGTAGTTAGTCTTGACATATATGATGAAGTGGTTATATTGGATGATGGGAGTACTGATGGTACATATGAAATACTATTAGATTATACTAAAAAATATAATAATTTACATGTTTTTAGAAATGATACTAATAGTATTTTATCGCATGGGTATAATAGATGGACTAGATTATCTGAGTTGGTACGGGAGTTTAATCCTACTTGGGTAAATCTTAGAGCGGCTGATACTAAATATTCTTATCAATGTAGTTTATTTATGAGAGATAGATTAATAAAACTCATGAATGAAGATATCCAATTGATCAGCCTCCCATGGGTGAATATATGGAGATCTAAAACCTGGTATCGTACAGATGGTCATTGGGGTAATTGGGCAAGACACGGAGTAGTACCTATCTGGAGATTTAGTGATAAGTTTAAATGGCACCCACAGCACACCAAGACAGGTATGCATCAGGGTATGTGTATACCATCAGATTTAGGTTTTAATGGGAAGAGATCTGTAGCCGGTTTAAATACTGATTCTAATTTGCCAATGGTTATTCTTCATGAAGGTTTGAGTACCCATGAGCAGATAGTGGATAAGTTTAGAAACTGTATGAGTTTAGCTAGAGCAGCTACTAAGATAGGAAGATCTAGAACCATGCCACCACCAGAAAATATGCCATCAGTAAACTCATGGCGTAATTTTGATGGGTACAAAGCATTTTATGAGTTTAATATTACATTAAAGCCTATCAATATGGAATGGTTATTCCCATCAGATAGATTAGAACTAGAGCCAAGTCCTATACCTAGATCATTATATGAGGTAATAAATGAGTTTAGCCCTGTGAGGGCAGAGGAATATAAAATACTATTTAATAAGAGGTTTGTTATATGAAATTAAATTATAAGAAAGCACCTAGAGAATTTTTTGAATCTTACCATAATAAATATGATGACGAACGTACTTTGATTAATCCTGATTGGGAATGGTGGAGAGTAAAATATCACTATAATTTAGTAGAGAATGACATTATGTACTGGTTGTTAGCTACTAATCAATCTATGTCGGATATGTCTATTTTGGATATTGGTGGTGGTACAGGTCATTGGTTGGATTTTTATACTAATTATTTAGAGTCTCTTAACATTACCATGTTAGATTTTTCTGAAGTGGTAGTAAAACGATTACGAAAAAAGTATCCTAAAATTAAAATACAACATTCTAATGTTGCTACTAAACAGTCACAATTTAGTAATAAATTTGATGTGATAAATGCAATAGGGGTAATGTTTCATTTAGTAGATGATTCTATGTGGGAATCTGCTGTGATTAATCTATGTGCATATTTAAAAAGTGGTGGTGTAGCTATTATAGGAGGTGAATTCGGGATTAACACCTATCAAGTTAGTCATCATAGAGTAGCTAGATCTTTAGAGTATTGGAAATCAGTAGTTGAAGCTAATGATTGTAAGATTGTTGGTGTAAAACAAAATAATTGGGTTTCTGGTATCTCTAATAACGGTATAATGGACAATACATTAGCATTCACTAGGAGATAATATGTCAAATTACATTGGCAAAGATTTTATTCATTATGGTTGCGGTTTGGAGATAAATTCAGAAGTAGTACTATCTTCAATTCCTAGAAGCTCAAAAAAAAATATTAAAAAGGCTGAAACCTCTGATATAATTGTGACTAATGTCATAGGCACAGCTGAAGAATTAGAAGACCTTAGGGGTATTTGGTATTATTATGACGACCCTAATTTTCCCCAGTATGATAAAAATAATTTAGTATATATGGCGTACTTAAATGAGGAGCTTATTGGTGGAGCTATATTAGTTCCAGTAGGAAACCATTTATTTCTTAATAACCTAATGGCTTCTGCAGTAGGAAAAAAATATCAATTACAAGGGTATCTTTTATGGTATATTGTAAATAATTTAATTACTTCACGGTTTAAATATATTGATGTGGGTGTTTCATATAGATTTAATTTATATAGTTTTTTTAAGAAATGGGCTACTTTCCATTATCCGGTTATTTTTAATCCACCAAAAATTGGCCCTCATATTAAATTTACACCTTTTAAAAGTATTGAGAATTTAACTAATGCTAAAGTAAATAATGATATTATAAATAGTTTTTTTAAAAATAGACCATTTACTATTGTACCAGACATAAATTATGCTAATACTATAGCAGAGAAAGAATCAATTATAATAAATAGAACAATTGATGAATTTACATCACCTATTAAGCATGATCTAGAGCCTATAGAAATTATAGATTTGACTGAATTGCTCCCTTTGCAGTTTGGTGCAGTGGTTGTTGGTATGGAAGTATCACCTGAAAGACTATGGGAAAAGTATGCATGTTATGACCATTATAAAACTGAATATATAAAAAAGTATATTTCTAAAGATTCTAAGTTGTATGAAGGTATAAAAGAACAACGAAGACATGTATATGAATTATTTAATAATTATTTTAGTCAAGAAGATGTTACTATCATACATACTTCTAAATTTATAACTGGTTTTGAATTTTCATGTAAAGATATTAAATTATTGTCTAAACGTTATACTAGATTTAAAGTAGCACATAAATTAACTAGTAGTACTTTAATTTTCCCCTGCCATCAAAATATCTCTGAGGTGGACGTAGAATATATTTATGCCATTTACAGAGGGTATTTGAATTTATGTAGTGAGTGGGAGTCTACTGGTGTTAAAGGGGTATTGAAGATATGAAAAATATTATAATAAATGGATTTGATAGATGTGGATCTTCTATGATATGTAGAGTGCTAGCTAAACATCCAGATGTGTCTATGTTATTTCAACCTACTAATAGTACAGAGATACATAAGGATTTATTTAGATATTGGCATCCAGAAGAAGTACATGATGCTACATATTCTTTTTTTAGCTCTTTAATAGAAAATAAATTAGATAAAAACTATATTAAATCTATATGGTTTGATAAATATAGTAAATTAAAAAGTGGAGCTTCTATTAATTTAATAAAAGAAACTAAATGTCATTTAAAGATTGAGTGGTTACGCTATAATTTTCCAGATATAATTGTTTATGGTATATGGAGGGACCCTAAAGGTATACTCTGTTCTTTGGTTAGAAATAATTTTCATGAGGATTGGTATAAAACACATTTAAATACATCAGAGTCTGCACATATTAAAGTAATAGAATTATTAAAAGTTTTAAATAGATACTCTGAATTTGAGGAAGTGTATAATTTAACTTCCAGTTCAATAGATAAAATGGCTTTCGTTATATCTGTGATGGTACAATTAATGGCAGAGAAGCTTCAGCCTACTGAATGGTTAATATATGAGGATATAGTATTAGATCCAAATAAATTTTATAATTTATTTTTAGGTAAATTTGGTTTACCTTATTATGATTTTAATTCTTATATGAAAAAACCATATAATGTTAGTGGCCATATGGATAATATAAATCCTTTTATTTGGAAAACTACATTTTCAAAAAAGCAAGTAGATAAATTAGACATATTATTTAATAATTTATATTGTATAGCAAAGGAGTAATAATGAGTGTAAATTTTTTAGATTTAAAAAAACAGTATAGTAATATAGATATCCCAAAATTAATGGTGGGGTTAGAAGAAATTGTAACTAATGGAGCATTTGTAGGAGGACCACATGTTGAGTTATTTGAGCATAATTTTGCTCAATATCACAATATGAAGTATGCCTTAGGTGTGGGTTCAGGCACTGACGCACTAATATTTGCTTTAGCAGGTCTAGGGATTGGTCCTGGAGATGAGGTGCTTATACCAGGTAATACATTTATAGCTACAGCTCTAGCAGTAACACATGTAGGTGCTACTCCAGTATTTGTAGATGTGAATTCACTTACTTATAATATAGATTATAATATTTCCAATTATATTACAAGGAAAACTAAGGCTATTATACCAGTACATTTATATGGAAATCCAGTCAATATGGATAATATCATGAGTGTAGCTAAGCTTGCCAATCTATTTGTTATTGAAGATTGTGCTCAAGCTATAGGTGCAAAATTTAAGGGCCAGAAGGTAGGGACATTTGGAGATGTAGGGTGTTTCTCTTTCTACCCCGCTAAAAATCTAGGAGGTTTAGGGCAAGGCGGGGCTATCATAACCAATAATAAATTTGTTTTAAATAAAGCTAGATGCCTTGGTAATGTAGGTAGAAAGGATGACTCTTGGTATGAGTACAGTGCCGTGGGCTATAACTCTAGATTAGACGCAGTAAATGCTTTATTTCTAAATACATGTTTAAATCATATAGACAAATGGAATACTAAACGTAGATCAGTAGCTAAAAAATATAAGGATAACTTAGAGGCGTGTACAGGAGTTGCGGTACCTTTCATAGATACAGGCTGTACCCCCGTGTACCATTTATATGAACTTAAATGTGAAAATAGTATGGAAAGAGATAACCTAAAGGCCTATTTAGCAGGACATGATATTTATTCAGCACTTCATTACCCTGTACCATGTCATAAACAAGAAGTATATAAGGAATCAAATGGTTTAGTTTTAGGTGTAGTTGAGTCATTAGCTGCTACTTTACTATCATTACCTATGCATCCTTTCATGACTACTGCTGAAATAGAAACAGTTACTACTATAATTAAAGAGTACTTTAATAAGGGATAAATTAAAATGGATTTTAGTAATATTGATATAATAGTTAGTGAGATAGACGGCATTCTTACAGATGGCTTCAAACCTATAGATAATATGAATCTATGCCTGTTTAAAAACTATTGTGTGCAGGATTTTGAAGCCATTAATAAGTTGAAACAGTTTTTTACAGTGGTATTCATCTCTACTGATTCTGATGTGAGTTATAATGTAATGAGATCTAGGAGTATACCTGCCTATTTTACTAAATCTAAGGAAACTAAGCTAGAGGTATTGACTAAAAAAATTATGCCTAGGTATAATATGTCTCCAAACAACTTATTATACTTAGGTAATAAATTATCTGATGTACCATGTATGTATTATGCTGATTGTAGTCTTACTATAGCTGAAGCTACTAATAAAGTAGTCTGTGCAGCTAAGAAGGTACTCCCTATCAGTTCTGGTACAGGGGTATTTACTAAACTATATGAAATACTTTCCCCTGAGCTAGACAGAAGGGCTAGACAATAGCTTGACAATCATGTAATATGTATTATATTATTAAAAGTTGAAATTAATTTTAGTTAAAAGAGGTGTATATGTTAATTAAACGAGCAACTAGTTATGGGGCAAATGATCTTATAACTACGTATCGCCCTTGTACTATAGATGAATTTGTAGGCCAAGAAGTAAATAAAAAAATAATTAAAAACAATCTAAAGAAAGGTACTACCCCACATTCTATGTTGTTCACTGGGCCTCCTGGATGTGGTAAAACTACGGCTGCTAGAATTATAGCGCTTAGACTGAATTGTGTAAATCTTCCATCTAAAGATACTTATATACCATGCCTAGACTGTGCCATCTGTAAAGCTACTTTGGAACAACAGAATTTGGATATAGTAGAAATAAACGTGGGAAAATCAGGTGGAAAGGCTGCGGTTGAAAAAATAACTGCCGATCTAGCATATGCTCCCTTAATGAGTCCTAATAAGGTACTTATATTTGATGAGGCTCATAAATTGACTCCTGCAGCACAAGATTTATTATTAAAAGAGATTGAAGACGGGTATGACAGTGTATATTTTATATTTTGTACCAATAAACCTGAAAAACTAGATCCTGCCCTCATAGACAGGAATTTTAGCATGCATTTTGGTACTATTTCAGATAAATTACTTACAGAACTACTCAAAAACATCTGTGACTACGAAGGTACTAATTATACTTCTGATGTTATAAAATATATAGTGGAAGTATCTAAGGGTACACCTAGAAAAGCTATAATGAGTCTAAAAGTAGTCATAGATGAGGGGAGTTGGGACTTAGCTAATGTTAAAGCAGCACTTATAAGTCAAAGTATTGATGAAGATAATCCAAATATAATGGAAATTGGTAAATATTTAATAGCTGGTAGATTTAAGGAGGCTATTGGAATTTTAAAGAAATTAAAAAATATACCAGAAGAAACTATACGTATAGCCACCGCAGGTTTTTTTACTAATAGATTGACTTGGTGTAAAACTTTAAAAGAGGCAGATAGACTTTCTGAGGTATTAGATTTTATGACAGTACCAATTCTTATGACAGGTAAACCTGCATATCATAAATTAGTTAATAACTTTTATAAAGCCTCTAGAGTAATGAGGAAAAATTAAATGAATCTGCCTGTAAATTATACCAATTTAAATTATAAAGATAAACGTGCAATAAGGGAAGAATATATTAAATTGCAGCATGGTAAGTGTTACCATTGTGGTAAGTCTTTAGATATGCCACCCTCCTCAGAGGTAAGAAATAGACCTGTAGATAAAACTTTATTTCCAGTTAATTTTTTTAAATGGCCCATACACTTGCATCATAATCATAGTACTGGAATGACTATAGGAGTAGTCCATAGTTATTGTAATGCAGTTTTGTGGCAATACTATGGAGAGTAGATTTTTAAGTAATATTAGGAGAATTTAATGTCAACATTTGAAGTAGAGCAAGTAGGATTACCAAAACCTAATTATGAGTACATAAATAATGGCGAAGCTGTAGGAGTAGCTATTGAAGACATACTTAAACATAATATTATTGAAGTAGATACTGAAACTACTGGTTTTGACCCTTACACTAAAAAAATAGTACTAGTTCAAATAGGTATACCTGGTAAATCATATGTATTTGATGTTAGAAGTGATACAGAACGATCTAGTATGCATCTAGACCAATTACAACCAGTATTAAATAATGCTACCATTTTAAAATTATTACAGAATGCAGTGTTTGATATGAAAATGCTAAAAGTTAAAGCAGGTTACTATCTAGAAAATATCTATGACACAATGCTTGTAGAGCAATTGTTTAATCTAGGTAAGATAGGTAGGGGGGCTAGACTTGCTGATTTAGTATTAAAATATCTAGGCTTAGTATTACCTAAGGAACCAGCCACTACATTTAAAGACTATAATCAGGAGTATAGACCATTTCAGTTAGAGTACGCAGCTAATGATGTTACGATTTTGTCATTGATTAGGGAACTGCAATTACCTAGAATTAAATCAGAAGGGTTTGAAAATGTATGTAGACTAGAATTTGAATTTACCAAGCCTATGTGTGAGATGGAGTTGAATGGTATCACTTTAGATAAGGATAAGTGGCGTATCATGATGAAGGACATAGACGCAGAACGTAATTCTGAGTTTAATCTAATCCAAGAATTATTATTTTCTACCTATGGTAAAAATGTATTGTTTGGAGTTCCAGTGGTTAACTTAGATAGTCCAAAACAATTACTTAAAGCATTAAATACTTATGGTATTACTAATTTAGATAGTACTGCCGAAGCTTCTTTAAAAAGGTACAAGGATGTGCCAGTTATTAATTCACTACTAAAGTTTAGAAAGCTTAACAAACTAATGTCAACTTATGGTGAGACTCTTCTAGAGAAAATACACCCAATCACTGGTAGATTACACACTCGTTTTAAACAGATGGTAAGCACAGGTAGAATGAGTTCTTCAGCTCCTAATTTACAGAATATACCTAAAAAACAGAAGTATAGAAGTTGTTTTATAGCAAAGCCTGGGTATAGTTTAGTTACTGCAGATATGTCTGGTGCAGAGTTAAGGATACTTGGTAATATATCAGAAGATAAAGTGTTCATTGAGTGTTATGCTAATGGGATAGATCTACATACTAGAACTGCATCGGAGGTATTTGACACACCTATGGACAAAGTTAAGTCCTCTATGAGGGGCTCAGCAAAAGCTATTAATTTTGGATTGTGTACTTCGGAACACACTGAAATTATTACAGATTCTGGTATTAAAACAATAAAAGATGTCAAAGTAAACGATGTTGTACCTCATGATATAGGCACCAATAAAGTAATCGATCATATGTATATGGGAGAAAAGGAAGTATTTGAAGTAACTACTAAATATGGCTATTCAATAGAAGTAACTTCAGAACATTTAATGAAAGTAATAGATGGAGAAAGTAACTATGTAGATAAAAAACTAGAAGATATCTCAATAGACAAAGATAACATGTGCATTAAGTTAGGTTCAAATCTTTTTCCAAAAACTAATTCTATTTTTGAAGACTTCAAAATAGAAAAAAAAACTAATTATAAAGATTTTAGCTTACCTAAAATATTGGATACTAATTGGGCAGCCTTCTTAGGTCTATTTATTGCAGAAGGTAGTGTTTTTAAAGTAAAAGGTAGAGATACTTATAGTACTGTGGGTTTTGATTTTTCTAAAAAAGATTATCAACTTATAGAGGAGATAGATAAATTATTTAATAAATTGTTTGAAGATAGGTTTGTTAGGGTAACTACTGATGAATTCATTAGATACACTATAAATTCTGTTATTTTTGCAGAATGGCTAGTAACTATACTAAATATTAAAGGCATAAATAAAACTAATGAAATTAAAATCCCTTCTTGTATTAAGAACTCATCTAAAGGTGTTCAAAGTGTTTTTCTATCTTGGTTATTTGAGGGAAATGGAGCTATAAAATCTAATGGTAAAGGATACAGAATACAATATAGTAGTAAATCTAAACCATTAATGAATAATTTACAGGTCATGTTATTAAATTTTGGAATTCTAGTCTCATTAACGTATGAGTATAGGAAAGGCTACCCCGATAAGTACTATTGTTTGACAATTATACCATATGATTACTCTTCAATTTTTATGAATGATATAGGCTTTATAACCTATAGGAAAAACAATAGAGCAAACACTGCATCTGTATACCACACTTCTTGTTATTTTATAGGAGCTTGTAGAGATAAAATAGAGAAAATAATAGAGAACTGCGATGTAAGTCCGCAACTTAAAAAAAGATTCTATAAAAAAAGATGTGGTGGCTTAATTGAAACTATTTATTTAGAAGAATTAGCTAAGTATGACGAGTTCTTTAAGTTTATTGCTATTAATAATGTAGTTACGTTACCTATAGTATCTATTAAAAGTAAAGGCATTAAGAGAGTATATGATATTTCTGTGGACAACCATCCATATTTTTTAGCTAACGGATTCATTGTTCATAATTGTTATGGACTATCTAAGTACGGTTTAGCAGACAGACTTAAAATTACTGAGAAAGAAGCAGATAGAATGATTAACACTTACTTTGAACGCTATAGTGGAGTAAAAACGTACCTGGACGCTGCTGCTAGAGGGGCCATAAAGAATGGTTTCTCACAGACAGTGAGTGGCCGTAAAAGATTTTATAATGTACCACCTTACGGCCATCCAGACCGTAAAAAAGTACAACGGTCAGTAGAAAGAGCAGCTAAGAACGCAGGTATTCAAGGAGCTAACGCAGACACAATTAAAGAGTCTATGATTTTAGTTGTGAACAGATTAGAACAGAGCGGTTTGGACGCTAAGCTTTTACTGACTGTACATGATGAAGTTGTAGTAGAGGTAAGGAATGATCAGATCAGTGAGGTTTCAGATATAGTTTCTCAATCCCTTATTGATGGGTTTGCTACTTACTTTAGTAAGATTCCTATGGAGGCTGACGCGTTATCTGGTCCTTGTTGGTTAAAAGGTTCTTGTGAGGCAGAAGATACAGATGGGAAAGAGTGTGGTAGTACAAAAATGGAGTTTGCTCCAGATGATAAGTTAGGTACTAAATTAGTGTGCTCTAGTTGTGGGGCACCACAAGATTAAAAAAAATAAAAGGAGAATTTACCAATGAACGTAGAAATTAAATATATAAAACTAGACAAAGAGGCTGTACTTCCTAAATATGCACATGATACCGACGCATGCTTTGATATTTTTGCTTTAGAAGGTGGTAAACTGAGGCCACACATGCATGTATTAGTTAAAACAGGATTGGCTTATGCCTTACCTGCTGACTATGAGATACAAATTAGGCCTAGAAGTGGGAATGCTTATAAGAAAATGGTTACAGTGTTGAATACACCTGGAACCATTGATCAAGATTATAGAGGTGACCTTGGTGTAATCCTTGTTAACCACAGCAATAACCCATTTGTTTGGGAAGCCGGCCAAGCTATAGCCCAGGGAGCAATAAAGCCTGTGTATAGAGCTGACTTCATTGAAGTAGATACTTTAGATGAGACTGTAAGAGGTGGAGGTGGATTTGGGTCCACTGATGCACCTAAAGAAAATAACTAAGGAGGCAATTAATATATGCCATTTATAGACAGTTTTCAGGAGAAGATTTGGAAGGACAAATATCAATATAATAACGAAACATATGAGGATTTTTGTAATAGAATTGCTACTACTATTTTCCCTAACGATCAACTTAAAGCTGCACAGTTAAAAGAATCAGTAGGGTCCTTTAGGACATTATTTGGTGGACGTATTAACTCTAATATAGGTATAGATGAGAAGGGGTTAACTTTATTTAATTGCTTTATAGAAGCTACAGTTAAAAATCCAGATTCATTAGAAGGTATATTTGATGCAATAACTAAGTATGGATTAACACTGAAGAGTGAGGGTGGAGTTGGTTTTTGTGCTAATTATCTGAGACCAGCAAACACTTTAATTAGGAAAGTAGGTGTAACTACACCTGGGGCTATTAAGTTTCTAGAAATCTATGATAAAGTAAGTGAAGTTATTACTTCTGGAAGTGTGTCTAAAGAAGATAGTTATCAAGGTACACCTACTAAAAATAGTATTAGAAAGGGTGCTACTATGGTTACTCTTTCTTGCTGTCATCCAGATATAGAGGAGTTTATAACTGCTAAATCTGTACCAAATAAATTAACTAAGATGAATATGTCAGTGCTAATAACTGATGCGTTTATGTACGCTGTAGATAATGATTTAGAATGGAACTTATGGTTCCCAGATATTAGTCACGATCAGTATGATAAAGAATGGGATGGTGATTTTGAAAAATGGGCTGAAAAGGGGTATCCAACTGTTATCTACAAAACAGTTAAAGCTAACTATTTATGGGAGTTATTACTTAAGAGTTCCTTCAATAGGAATGAACCAGGAATTTTATTTATTGATACCGCAAGATCCAAAGATAATCTCTACTACTTGAAAGATTGTAGTATTTTAAGTACTAACCCATGTGCGGAGATTTTTGGGAACACAGGAATGATAGAACATAAAGGAGTTTTATACGAGCTTGGTGATGTATGTAACTTAGGATCTTTAGTACTACCTAGATACTATGATATGGATAATGAAAAATTCGATGAAGATATGTTTAAAAAGGATGCTACTCTAATGGTAGAAGCCTTAGATAATGTTATAGAAATTTCTGATTACCCCCTTGATATGTACAAAATGGCCTCTGAACTTAAACGTAAGATTGGTATAGGGGTCGCGGGTGTAGGTTCTCTTTTCATGATGATGGGTGTACGTTATGGTAGTGAAGAAAGTATTAATATATTAGATAATATATTGTCTATCTTTATGAATACTGTTTATCAAGCATCTGCTTTATTGGCCAAAGAAAAAGGACCGTTTGAGCTTTATTCAGAAGAATTACTCCAAGGAGGATATGTAGCAAATAATAATGTATTAACAAAAGAAACTATGGATTTAATTAAGAAGTATGGGATTCGTAATAGTGCACTATCAGCTATAGCACCAAATGGGACTCTCTCAATTCTAGCTGGTAATGTTTCGGGTGGTTTGGAACCTGTATTTTCACCAGAATTCACTAGATGGAACAGGATAGAGGGTAAGAAGCTTGGCTTTAAATATCCTAAAATTCATAAAGGTGAGTGGTTTGAAACTGATTATTTTAAAGAAGAGCTAATAGCTGATGAAACTATCTTAGTGTCTACTGATGGTAAATATAGAATAGATAAGAATCAAGGCCTATGTCAAGAAGTTACTATTAGAGATTATGGTTATGAGAAAGCACTAGAGTATGGAAAGACTGAACATACTACTGCTATGGAACTATCCGTTACAGAACATTTTAATATTTTAAAAGAAGTTACATCTAAAATTGATCAGTCAGCTTCAAAAACTATAAACTTGCCAGCAGATATTACCTTTGAAGATTTTAAGGCGCTGTATGGTAAGATTCATAGCCATGGTATTAAAGGCTGCACTACTTACAGAGCAGGGACTTCTATAGCTATTTTAGAGGTAAAGAGAGAAGAGAAAGACAAGACTATCAAAGCTCAGCAGAAAGAGTTTTTAGAGGCCTTCAGAGGACACGAGAATGGAAATATAATGCATGATATAGTTAAACTTCCTGAAGAGTTCCCTTCAAAAAGTTATATTATAAAAGCCTCGTCTGCCAAGTGGTATGTCACAGTCGGTTTTAAAAATAAGGAAATGACAAAACCGTTCTGTATATTTATTAATACTAACAGCCCTTCTGCAACACCTATAACTATGAGCGCTATTGATAGACTGAAAGAGCTCGCTGAGTCAAAGGGGCTAGGTGGTAATAAATTAGTTGAGGTAGAAAAGAAGTTTACTAATCAAAAGAACTCTGTTAAAATAGCCAGGATGCTCGGCTATTTGCTGCGGCATAATCTTAAAATAATTGATATTATTAGGGCACTTGATAAGGTGGAGGATGCACATCCTGGAACTTTTGTGTTTAGAATTAAGAAGTTCCTTGGGCAGTTTATTACTGAACCAGTAACAGATTTAGGCATGGCTTGCCCTGAATGTGGCAGTAAGGAAATTGTGTTTCAAGAAGGGTGTTTTATGTGCGATCAATGTAAATATTCCCGATGTGGTTAATTAAAATCTAACTAGCCTCCTTATTAGTAAGTATCCCTGTGGTATATTAATATAACTTTTAAGGAGGTTAACTTTTTATGAAGAACTTTGGTTTAATATATAAGGTCACTAATACCATTAATAATAAATCCTACATTGATCAGACTACTTTAGGTTTAAGACACGAGGCACATGTAGAACTGAGCGATGGTAGAGACCTAGCTACGCTATTGAAAGAAAATGATTTTGAAAAACTAAACTTTTATAATGTAGATTAGTGAGGAGATTAAATGAATTTTGGATTTGATTTAGATGAGGTTATAGCTAAGACAGCTCATATGGCAGTAGCACATTTAAATGATGTGTTTAATTGTAACTATGGTATAGAAGTATTTAAGAGTTTTGTATTTTCTGAGAATACTTTTTCTGATGATGAAGAAGAGCAGAAAGCAGCAGTAGATACCTTAACTTGGGCTGTTTTGGACAAGAGAATGATGTCTACTGTTAAACCATATAATGATGCAGTTAAAGTTATAAATGATTTAAAACGACATGGGCATAAGATTTTTATTATCACAAAAAGATCTGATGAGTTTAAAGACACAACCATTAATTGGTTAAGTAAATATAAGATAAATTTTGATCGTTTAATACTAACAGGATTAAGTAGTAAAGGTGAATGTGCTAAGTCATTACAATTAGATTGTTTTGTAGATGATTTAGAATCTAATCTATATGATATGTACCATGCAAAACAACGCTGGACTAAAGGATTAATTTTAATGACTAGGCCTTGGAATGAAGTAAATTATATAGATGCTAGTAAGTTTTCTAGAGCAAATAGTTGGCAAGATATTAGAAAATTATTATCTATAGGGAATAGATTAAAATAATAACTTGACATACACTAAATACTAATTATATTATATACTATGAAAAATAATACAGATGAATATGTAGAACCACCTAAAAAACATAAAGGGCTTACTTGTAGAAAATGTGGTGTAAGTTCTTTTTATATTAAAGATAAATGTTGGTTGTGTGGTACTTATTTTAAAAAAGGAACAAAGGATGAGAATTAGTTATTTATTAATATGGTTGTTAGTAATTATAGGGTGTGGTCAGGATGCTAATCAAGGTATGGAGGCAGTACAGAGAAAATATACTAATGAAGTAGTACTTAATATACCTGAGAGTGCAAATCAATACATAGTATTAATGAAAGACAGACGGACTATTCGGTATGTTACTACAAGTACTGGAACCTATGTAAATACTATACGTACAGATATAGAATTATACAAAAAAGGAAAATTAAAATGAAAATTAAATGTAATATGTGTTTAAATGAGTCAGAGAGAAAATGTCTAATTAAAAAAACTACAGTTAATGTAACTAAGTCTCGTAAATGTAATGACTATGAGTTTGATCAGCCTAGAGACATTGTTAGATTAGAACGTAAGGCTAGACTCATGGATCAACAAGAGGCAAGAGTTAAGGCACAGCAGGAGGCTTATATAGCTGCGGAAGAACTTATTGAAAATAATACTCGTCATCCATCCACTGGGGACCTAAGTAGGTTTAAATCTAGTGCAGCCGAATAATGCCGCATAGTTTTGCATCATATGAATTAGAATCTAATATCATGGCAGATGGATACTCTTATATTATAGGGGTAGATGAAAGTGGTGTAGGGGCAGGTAGTGGCCCAGTAGTGGCTGCTGCCTGCTATGTACCAGAAAATGCAATATCAGACCTTCTATTTAAAGTAAAAGATTCAAAAAAATTAAGCTCCAAAAAATTAAAAGAGTTATACATATTAATTAAAAGAACTTGTGAAGTAGGTATAGGTATAGTTAGTAATAAAGTTATAGATGATATAAACATACTAAATGCCACCAAAGTAGCTATGGAAGAGGCATTAATTCAAATAAGTAATATTGATTATGTGTTAATAGATGGTATGACTGTATTACCTGATTTTCCTATACCACAGAAGCAAGTAATTAAAGGTGACGCTACATCTATATCAATAGCAGCTGCCTCAATAATAGCTAAAGTTACTAGAGACATTATCATGAAGGACTTACATAGTATTTGGAGCTTTTATGGTTGGGATAGGAATAAGGGATATCTTACTAAAGAACATATAAAGGCTTTAAAAATTTATGGCCCATGTGAGATGCATAGGGTTACTTTTAATAAAGTAGGGCGATAGATGTAAATCAGAATTAAAAAAATACTTAATAACTAGTATGTAATGACTGTACCATAGGTAAGTTATGAAAAAAAGGAAACATATATGAATAAACCATTTTTAAAATGGGCAGGAAGCAAGAGGAAATTGATTACTACTCTTCAAGAATATATAGGCCAACCAAACTATAGGCTTATTGAGCCATTTGTAGGATCTGGTACTGTATTTTTAAATATAAAGGCAGAAAGTTATATTTTATCTGATTTAAATTATGATTTAATAACACTATTTAAATTATTACAACAAGATAATGGAACCTTCATAAAATATGTAAAAAAAGAATTTTTTACTACTAACGTTAATACTGAAGATACATTTTATAGGCTTAGAAGTAATTTCAATACTGAAACAGATCCTTTTATTAAATCAGCTCTTTTCATTTATTTAAATAGGCACGCTTTTAATGGTTTATGTAGATACAATAAGTCTGGTAAATTTAATGTACCTTACGGTAGGTATAAAACCATTTATTTTCCTGAAAAGGAGCTTATTTACTTTTCTAATAGTATTACTAACTGTACCTTTTTGCACCAGGACTTTAGGCAGTCTTTAGCGAATTTAAGGCCTACAGATGTGGTGTATTGTGACCCACCGTATTCACCAGTATCAAAAACTTCAAGTTTTACAGGGTATTGTCCTGGGGGGTTTAATGACCAAGATCAAATAGATTTAATTAATATAATAAAACAGTTAGACAACAAGGTTATTATTTCTAATAATTTTACAGATTTTATAAAAGGTTTATACACAGATGCAGATAAACTAGTAGAACTACAAGTTCAAAAGAATATAGGAAGTAAAGGTGATAGTAGAAAAAAGGTAAAAGAAATATTGGCAATTTATAATTATTAAATTAGGAGCATACCATGGGAACAAGTAAAAGTGTACTTAAAAATGAACGAAGTAATGGCAAATTAGCAGCTAGTACATCAATTAGAGTTATACATAAAGACTCTTGCATTCAAGGAAAGAATGCTAATTTTACGGGTAAAAAATTTGAGGATAAGGTTGAAGATATTATTGTAGCTAAAGGCGTGGTACCTATTCCTTATACTAAATGGGTAAATAATAAAATCTCAATACCAGATGGGGTCACAAAGATTTTATTTAAACAGGTAGCCTATACTAAATTATGGGGTACTACTGGGAGAAATGATTTTAAATTAGTACTTCCTAAAGGCAGATCTGTTAGAATAGATGTACGGTGTCAAGCAACTCCAGGCTCTGTAGAAGAGAAGATTTGTTATTTATTTGAAACTGCAGTACATTGTTACCCTAATTCGGAAGTTATCATTATTCTGGATGGTTTAGGTGTAAGGCCTTCTATTAGAAAATGGATTGAAGGTAAAGCACAGGCAATAAAACATAAGTCAATTAAAGTTATGACTTTATCTAGATTCAGAGAATGGGTTAATACTAACATATAAATAATATTATAAGATAGGTATAAATATTTATACCTATCTTATTTATTTTTAGGAGGTACTATGTTTGGGACTAAAACTAAGGAACAAGTGCTAGCTTTGTTTCCAAAACAAACTATTTTAATGGCGTATAGAGGTAGTATAGCCCATGGTATGTACGTGCCTAATACTGACCCATACAGTATAGATGATATCGATTTATTTGGTATACACATGGCTCCGTTAGACTGTTATTTAGGGTTACTAAGACATAAAGATTACTATGAACCTTTATCAGCTAAATATAGAGAAACAGTGGAAGCATTTCATGATGAATATGATGTAGTAAGTTACGAATTTAAAAAAATGATGCATTTATTGATGAATAATAATCCTAATGTGTTAGCTCTTTTAAATCTTAAAGCAGAACACTATATCAGTGTTACTAGTGCTGGAGAATTGTTAATTAAACACAAGCACATATTTTTTTCTCAAAAAGTTTATTACTCTTTTGTTAGATATGCTGAAGACCAACTCAAAAAAATGAAACGTACTAAATTTAAAGGATACATGGGTAAAAAGCGTAAAAGTTTGGTTGCTGAATTTGGCTATGATACAAAGATGGCCGCCCATTGTATACGATTACTTAGAACATGTATTGAGTTTTTATCTACTGGAGAATTAAATGTTTATAGAGAAAAAGATGCAGATGAGTTATTACAAATTAAACTAGGTAAACGAAGTTTGGAGTCTGTTAAGTTAGAGTCAGAAGAACTATTAGTTGAAGCTGTCTATGCTAAAAAGCATTCAGTGCTGCCTGAAAAGCCTGATTATAAAACTATTAATTTATTAACTAAACAAATAATTTATGACTATATCACTACAGAGACTTCAGGTATTTATATAAAATAATTATTGACAAAATTTAATTTTGTATTATATTAAAGTGTAATCAATAATAAGAACATGGAGATAGTTTATGCCAGAAATAATTCTAGTTCAGCAGAATTCTAATAGAAGAATAAAATTTATTATTCTTACATTAGAAGAAGATACCGTAAGTAGAGTATGGGGGCTAATTGATGGGAAAGCTCAAACTACTAGTAACATATATAGTTATATTAATAAAGGAAAAGCTAATGAACTTAATCCTAGTGAAGCAGCAGCTGCTGATTTTTATAGAATTATTGATACTAAACTTAAAGAAGGGTATATTAAAACTGAATCATTAGATGATTTACCTAAGTTTACCAATGAACATATGGATTTTAGTGGTCTACCAGTACAGTTTTGTTGTTCTAAACCACACACTAGTATTTCTACAACAAAGTGTAACAAACTTATTAAACAACAACTAGCCCGTTTCTTTGTTAAGGAAAATGGGCTTTGCCATTTCATTCTTATAACTGATACTGGAGAAGTTAAAATATATACTAGGCGTATAGATGATCATACTAGAAAGTATCCAACTATTGTAAAGACTATACAAGAATTGAATCTACCTAAGAAGACTTTACTTATTACAGAATTTATAGTTGATCCTGAATTGATGATTCCCCATATGCAGGGGTTTAGTTTAATTTCTAGTATTTCTAGGTCCGACACATTGAAAGGTAAAGTACGAGAAGATATTACACAAACTTTAGCGTTACAAGAAAAATGTAGGGTAGTAGCTGTAGTGTTTAATATTCTATTTGTAGATGGAAATAATCTTACAGAAATAGAGTATGGAGAGATATTAGAGTTACTGTCTGAAATAGATTTACGTAGTACTAGTAATGACGGATCTCATTCTAATATTATACTACCTAAAGAAATGAAGTTTAAGTCCTATGAAAAAGCATACAGTTGGGCATATAATAATAAAAAACAGTATGAAGGATTAGTAGTTTGGAATGTACATGAGAATGCAGACATTACTTATAATGGTAAACCTAATAGAAGAGCATGTTATAAACTTAAAGCAGTAACAGAAGATGACGTAGTAGCTTATGATTGGAAAGAAGGTACTGGGGCTAAACAAGGTAAAGTCGGTAGTCTATTGATAGGTAAATACGATAAAGATGGAATTATAGTTCCAATGGGTAATGTAGGCTCTGGATTAAAAATTAAACAAGGTGAGTGCGAAGTATCTTATTGGGAATTTCCTTGTGTAATTGAGATTGAATACGATCAAAGATTCCCTACAGGTTCTTACCAATTCCCTAGGTTTAGTAAACGTCATGAAGATAAAATACCTTTAGATGTGGTAATAGATAAGGATGGATTTTAGTATGATTACAATAAATAATATAAAACGAACTACATTAAATTATAAATGTGAATGTGGGGCAGTAGGTCAATGTATGTTTAAAGCTCCAGAAGGTGATTTAGCTTTAATAATAGATCTTCAATGTCCTATGTGTGATGACGTAGAACGTATTAAAATCATTAAATACTCTACTGAAGAGAAGAAGTTACAATTACTAACAGATGACACAGAACTACATTGGGCTATTGTAGTAGACAATATAGTGGAGGGGCAATACTAATGAATAAGCACTTTACAGATGATTCATTATTTAAATTATTATGGAGTGATTTAGCTTCTACTAATTTAGGGGACGATATAACTATTAAAGAGGCAAAGTATGAAGACATATATCATATTTTAAATTTAATTAAAGCTAGTTTAGTTTCTAATGTCTCATTTACTGACTGTTTTATACAAGTATGTGCTACTACTGCATTAATGGAGACTGATGAAGAAGTATTAAAAAGGCTCACTTTCGCTATTGCATTTAGACATTTATTAGCATTAAATGATACAGATATTGTATCCTTTATTCGTCCCAAAAGAGATTTTTTAGCAGAATTAGCGGCTCAAAAATATAATATACACATAGAGCGTGTAACTACTGTAGAAAAAGAAAAACTTATTACAGAAGATACTAGTAATTATTCTATTACAGACCCTCCAGTACCTAGTTGGGATGAATACTTTTTTAATGTATGTAGACAAGCTGCTAGACATTCTAAATGTAGATCTAGACGAATAGGTGCTATTTTAGTTAAAGATAAAAGTATTGTAAGCACTGGTTATAATGGTCCACCTAGGGGTGTACCTAGTTGTGAGAATAGATGGGTATTAGATTCTAAATTTATAGATAAGTATAAAAGTAAGATAGTAATACCCATAGATAATGATAAACCTTCTTGTCCTAGGTATAATTTAGGTGCAAAGTCTGGAGAAATGTTACAAATTTGTATAGCAGGACATGCCGAGGAAAATGCTATTTTAAATGCTGCTTGGCATGGTATTAGTACTAAAGGGGCTACACTATATATGACGTGTGCTATACCTTGTTTTAGATGTTTGATAAAAATAATTAATGCAGGTATATCTGAGATAGTAGTTACTGGAGCTTCTTTTTATGATGATAACTCTGAATTTCTTCTCAATAATAGTAAAGTTAAAGTACGTTTTTACGATTTCCTAAAAAAAATGTAATACTTTTTTTATTTATGTACTATATAGTATATAGAGGGTATTAAAACCTACTAAATTAAAAAGGAGAAATAAATTATGTCAGAACATGATTTTTATCAAATTGACCACACTGGAGTTAAAGAGCCTGATAGGTACGTAAATACAAGAACCGATACATCTACCCCTATTAGACGTGCTGCTGATGCGAAAATTTCGAATTTTGGTGCAAAAAATATAGGTACTAGAATGGATTCAGACTATACAAGAACTGTACTAGAATTTGAATCTAAAGACACATTACTAGATCATAATGTGCTCACAGAAGATACTGGTATTGGTAGTAATATTGGGGGAAGAGGAATAAATGTAGATCATAATCCTTATGTGGACGGCTCTACTGTTAAACGTGTTAGGGATGAACAAGCATTTAGAATTGGTATGTCAGATAATAGAGGCGCAAGTATTGATGCCCCAGGTTTTGATGTATCTGATACTAATGTTGTACTGGCAGCTTTAATAGCTGGAAAGAATTGGCCCACAGAGGGTTGGCGTTCTTATGGTGGAAAATATGACTTTACACCTTATACTGGTGGCGGTATACATTAATTAAGAAAGAGTATAATTAAATGGAAAAGACTTATTGTGAATGTGAGCAATGGAATTTTTATGTAACACATTATCATGAAACTTTTTATTGGAATTCTAAAGCAAAGGGCTGGTACGTCCAATGGGTGAACCTCTCAACACGTGAGGGGTACACTCAAGTTTCTAGATATGCTATACCTATGATATTCTGTCCTTTATGTGGCGGTATATTAAATGAACCAGAGGAAGGCTAGCTTTTCATTATGGATGATAATACAAATAGAGATCCTGCAATAAAACTACATTTACAAGAATCTAAGAATATGCAGAAGGAATGGTTTACCTACGCTTTAGACGCCATTCAAAAACTTTCTGATAAGATTGAGGCTACTGTACTATCTATACAGAAAGAGCGTGAAGGTTCTTTACTACGTATGGTAGAGCTTCGTGAGCAATTAATGGACCAGCTTACCGTAAATGATAAAAGTAATTCAATAGAATGGGCCAATATTAGTAGTAAATTAGATGTGACACTAAAAGAAATAATAGAACGTCTTGCTAAATCAGAAACTGAGACTAATTCACTTTTACAAAACTATACCAAGGAGTATGACAATAAGATTAAGGAAGTGTCCACTGCTGTACAATCTACTAGGGATACTCAATTAATAGTAGGGACTAAAGTAAAAGTATATATAGCAATGACAGGAATGATTGTAGCCACAGTAATAACGACACTAGCTGGTGGAGCTTTAGTATTATTTAAAGACACCATTAAAGCTTGGATAGGGAGTTAAAAAATGACTCATGACTTAGAAAAACTACGACAATTAACTGAAACTTTGACTAGTAATGGGTATCTTACTGACCAGGCCGCCTCCTGGGAATATGCATTTGATTCGGTTAAAGCTTTTGTCTGCATTACTAACACCTCATTTAAAGTAAAATACATCAATAAACCTCTCCGTAATACTTTAAATATTAAATCAACTCAGTGTATAAATAAAGATTTACATACTATCTTAGGTGATAAAGATTTACAAAAAGAACTAGATAGTAATCAAGGGATACAAGATCCTAAAGAAGGGGTTATAACCTATCAAGAGTTATTTATAAAATCATTCAATGGTTGGTATGAATCGCATAGACATGATATTACTACAGACCATGGTGAACTTATAGGATATATATATCTGTTTGTAGATGTCACACAGAAAAGATTAACACTAGAAGCATTGAAAAAGAGTGAAAAAAATTATAGATTATTGTTTGAATCTATGTTAGATGGTTTCGCACTACATAAGATGATATTTAATGATGATGGCGAACCATATGATTATGAATTTATAAATGTAAATCCTGCTTTTGAAAAACTAACTGGATTAACTACTAAACAATTAGTAAATCATTCTGCATTAGAAGTTTTACCTAAGTTGGAACAACACTGGTTTGATGTTTATATTAAAGTTGTACAGACTGGGGAGTCTTACAGATTTAGTAATTATTCTGCTGAATTATGTAGATACTATGACGTAGTAGTATTTAGACCTATGCCTGGTTATTTTGCGTGTATAATATCTGATATAACTGATAGGACATTAGCAGAAGAGAATCTTCATATGTCAGAAAGACGTTTTCGTGAGATAATTGAAAAGGTAGAAGGTATAGCTATACGAGGGTATGATGATAAATTTAATGTAATATTTTGGAATAAGGCATGCGAAACTTTATATGGGTACACTAAACAAGAAGCAGAAGGTGAAAATATAGAGGATTTAACTTTTTTAAAAGGCTTAAAGGTGCCTGTAGAAGAGTTTTTGGACAATTGGTTTGATGATAAAGAGCCACCATCTGCTCAGGAACTAATTTTAAAAAATAAACTAGGTGAAGACGTTCATATATTTTCTTCTAATGTATTGCACCAAGGCGCAAATGGTAAAGAGATGTTTTGTATAGATATTGATTTAAACCCCATTAAAGATGCACAAAAAGCATTGTATGATACTAATTTACTTTTAAATGGTATACTGAATGCAATACCTGATGTAATAGTAGTACAAGATGCAGATCATAATGTAATTAAACACAATAAGACAGCAAAAGAGTTCTTTAATGTAACCTCTAAGAAGGCAGAGGGTAAAAAATGTTTTCATTACCTAGGGCGTGGTACAAATTGTACTGATTGTCAGACTGCTATAGCTATGGCTACTAAAAAGCCTTCTAAATTAGAAAGGTATATAGAAGAATTACAAGGATGGTTTGATTGTAGATCATACCCTATTTTAGATACTGATGGTAATGTTACTAAGATAATAGAACACTTGAGAGATATATCAGACTGGAAAAAAGAACAAGAACTATATAAAGAAGTACATTTAAAAGTTGAACAGGCTTTCCATAGACTAAGATTCATAGTAAGAGCAGTTGATGGCTTTCTATGGGAAAAAACATGGGATATGGAAAAAAATGCATGGGTACTGACTTATGTTGACCCTCAATTTTGTAGGGAGTTTTATTACTTAAATGGCACTGATGAGGAAGTATGTGAAAAAGCATATGGTAAATCAACTGATAATTTATTACAGTTTGATTTCAATGACCTAGATTATAAAAATTCATTTGCAAACGTATGTATGCTCACAGACAAACACTGTCTTGAGCAGGAAGAAGCCAGCGAGTATTTTGAGATGGGTTATATGAATAATGTTTGGACTATTTTAAAGGTAAGAAAAACTCCTCTATATGATGGCCGGGGTAAATGTACAGGTATTCTAGGATTTGCTAAAAATTGTTCTGATGACTCTTATTCTATTAAAGAGCTTCTTGAAGTGGGTATACAAACGAATAGAATTAAAAAACTTACTACAGGAAGTAATAGATTAAAATTGTATTGGGTAGTACAAAGAAAAAATGAAGCAAAAGATTTAACTCATTTAGATTTTCCTTAATAGATGAGTAAATTTTAAATAAGGTATTATGGGGCTCCTATAAAAGGAGAAAAACTATGAAAAGAAATATGAAAGATTTAGTTAAGAAACACAGCTCTATAGGGAGTGTGTTTGCTTCTAATCGTTTCGATGACCTTTTTAGTGAAGTATATGCACTAATGGATCATGCTTGGAATGATTGGGACTTAAGTGCTAGTGCGTTTCAAGCACTACAACCTAAAGCAACGTTTCCAAAGATAAACGTAGCAGAAACTGACACTGAGTATGAAGTTGAGATTGCAATATCTGGGTTTGATAAAGACAACCTAGAGTTGGAATTTAAAGACTCATGTCTATTCATTAAAGCTGATAAAGCTGAAGAAGATAATGATACTAATAAAAAGTGGCTAAGAAAGGAAATATCAAGTCGGTCATTCAGACGGGCGTTACAATTCCCATTAAAAATTGATAGTACAGCAATTAATAGTTCATATGATGATACTAGAGGTATTGTCACCTGTGTACTACCAAAGCAACTTAAAAAAGAACCAGATGTAGTAAAAATAACAATAGACTAAACAAAAGGGAGCCCCATAATCCCAACACTAAAGGAGAATATATGGCTAGAAATTTTTATGATTGTGCCAAAAATGGCGGAAAGGTAGTGAGTAAAAAAACAAAGGAAGGTAAAATGATTAAAGTTTGTTATGACAAAGATGGTAATTCCCATGTAAAATTTAATAATAAGAAAAATAAAAATAGAAATAAAATGGCACGAAACACTAAAGCTTCTGTGGCAAGCCTACAGAATTTAGCTGCACATTTCAATAACAATAGACATTAATAAAGGGATTTACTTATGATAAGATTTGAAGATGGAGACGATAACTTAGTAGAAGTATTTTTGGAAGTAATGGAGACTAGATTTCCACATTTTCAGTTTTTAAATTTTAAATTAGTGTATGATTTAAAGAAAAGAACTAAGAATGGTAAAACTACATTAGCTAGTATAGAACTAGCCTCTCCCAAAATTAAATATTTTTCACAAGATGATAAGGCTTCTGAGGGGTATGATTACATTTTGTTTATTGACAAGAAAGCTTGGGAGTTATCTAATGATAAAGATAAAAGACGACTTATCTCTCACGAAATGCGCCATGTATTTGTAGATGAGAAAGATAAGGCTAAATTGGTAGGGCACGAAATAGAGGACTTCTATCAAGAAATAGAACTAAATAAAGATGACCCAGAATGGGGTCGCAATCTAGTTAGATTGGTTTCAGATGTTTATGATCAAGAAAAAGAAATGTCTAAACCAAATAAAGGATATTAAGGAGTGAGCATATGAAAGACAAGAAAGAAGTAACTGCCCATGAGTGGGAAGTAGAAGTAAAGGCTAAACTTGATGAGTTTATTAATAATTTTCTTAGTGTTTCTAAAGAGTGTAATATGGCCACTAAGTATTTTTATCCAGAATTGGAAGTATTTGAAACTCATACAGAATATGACAAATCTAAGACTAATGGTGCTGAACTTAGAATAGTTTTTAATTTTGTTGACAATGTTGACTTATCCTCAATGAATTTTACTTAATTATTTAACCTCATGTATAGTAGGAGTAAATTATGGATAATGGGACTATTTATTTTAGAGATGGTGAGTTAATTACAAAGAGTGGTGAAGTTAAAGTGTATCAAATGCAAGATGATTTATTCATGGAGGCCGGTAGGGGCAATCTTATAGCTTCAGACCGAGACTTAAGTGATTATATCTGGCAAATAAATAATAAACCATTTGGTAATTGTTTAGTTGTGGGACTAGGTCTGGGTGTATCAGCTAGGTATATCTCATCCATGGCTAAGGTGGATAAAGTTACAGTATTAGAAGAAGACGCAGATGTTATTACTGCACAAACTAATGCTACTCCTTTTGATAGTAATAAAATTACTATAATTAATAATAATATTTTATCTTTTCTTTACACTACTAAAGAAAAATATAATTTTATTTTTATCGACTGCTACAATATAATTGATGAGGACACCTTCCCAGTTATAGCTGATATAGTAGCAGCCAGTAAAGTACCATTATCCACGAATGGTATTTTAATAGGGTGGTTAGATAGTAGTACACCTGAAATATTTATAGATGCATTTTATGGGTTATTCACACTTCATTAAGGAGACTAATTAAATATGGAGATATACGACATCTTGGTTGTAGATGATGATTCAGAAGTTGCTATACTTTATGAGGCTTTTATGGAGTTAATGCCATATTCATTTAAAGTAGCATCATCTGCAGATGATGCTTTAGAACTACTTAAACATACTAAATTTACAGTATTTATATTAGATATAGATTTAGGATACAATTCTATGAATGGAGTTGATCTTAGTATCAAAATAAAAGAAATACAGTCTGACGCTAAAGTATATGCCTTAACAGGCCATGCTGGAATTTTTGATGGGTTTGACCCTGCTATAGCTGGTTTTGATGAGGTATTTAGTAAACCTTTTGGGTATAAGAATTTAATTATATTATTAAAAAGTATACTAGGTGATAGGACTGCTAAATAGTTTAAGGGCTAGTTTATATTAATGTATAAGTGTGCCATCACTCACTAACTTGATATCTACCCCTTATTGCACAGCCATTAGGCTGAAATAATTAAGTTTAATAAAAAAATAAAAGGAGGAAATTTGACTATGGCTCTATTTGGAGTTGAAAATGGAGTAAGGATAGAAACCTCAGACGGTAATGCAGATTTATTGTTTGGAGTGTCTGACCCTTCTGTAGTCGGAAAAGCTGCCCCAGAGGGCTCTTTATATCTAAGATCTAATGGAGTGTCTTACAAAAAGACAGGACCAGGTGATTATGATTGGGAGTTAGCTTCACAAGCTGAAGGCGCAGCTATAGGTTATGTATTCATAACTGACGTTACTAATGTAGGCAATATAGGTTCTGAATCTTATGTTGCTAACACAGTACCAGCCGACACTGTTTTAACAGAATGTACTACAGACACTACAGATGTTACGATAGCTTTTCTTGCAGAACCAGCAGGTTTTTATAGCCCTACTCTTTCTATTAGTGGCGTCAATTGTACAAATTTAGCTCAATATGGGGATGATAGACGTCTCTTTAGTGGATCTATTGGAGTAACTTTAACATGCGCTGCCGGAGAACATCAAGATTTTGTAGTAGAAAGTTCTACTGGTCAAAGTACAACAGTTAGAATTAATAGAGCTGGTGCAGGACCAGAGATTACTGCAATAGTTTTTGGCTCATACCCAGGAACACAGACAGATTTAAAAAATAATGATCAGATTGGTGTAACTGTTACGGTAGCTAATGATGCTTCATCTGTATGGATAGAAGCAGATAAAGCTTCTAAAACACTAGTCAACTTAACGTTGGGAGCAGTAGATGGGGCAGGTGTTGGTTATAGACATGCAACTGGTACTATTACTATCTCTTCTATAGCTTCAGACGCACCAGTTGATGCCCAGGCAGAAAATACATTAGGGACTAAAGGGGATGTATTTACCTCTAGTGACTTAAGTATTGATCAGGTTTATCCTACCATTACCTTTAATTCTATTACGTATCCAACAACACAGGGTGCGATTAAAAATAGTGAGACTGCAGATGTTAATGTTTCTGTAACTAATTGGGTTTCAGGTACCGATACTATTACTTATAGTACCCCACTTAATCAGATCTCTATTCCTGGTACTACTATTTACGCTCAAACTAAAACTGTTACTAGAATTGCTGGGGATTATAATGTAAGTTCTAATAATTATAGTATATCAGCAACTAAAGTTAATAATGATGCAACTAGGTCTGCCAGTTATAATGTCAGAATAGCACATGTTGCAGCGCAATTAGCAGTTAATGAGCCAGCAGCTAGACTCAGGACAGGAGGTACTGGTTTTTCTAATGTAGGTCTTACGACAGCAGCTTCTACAGCTGAACATACTATTACTATAGCAGCTAATCAGATTCTAAACGCAGTTCCTACTCTTGCTAATCCAAGTGCTGGGACTGGTAGTTGGAAGAATGGTGCTTTTGCTAATGCTGGTGGTATGGCGTCTTTTACTAATACCATACAACTACCAGATGATAGTACTCGTGGCACACATTCTTGGGGTGCTATTAGTGGAGTTAATCTTGCAGGTATTACTACTTCAGCTATTACTGGTAATAGTTCTTATGTTATTGGTGGTTTTCTACCGAGATACTATAGATTGGTTCTTGGTCAGAATGAAAGTTCTGGTGCAGTTGAAACAACTACATATACTAAATTTACACTTGATTGGCAAGCAACTAATGGGAATGGACAAGTTAAGTCCCTATCTAGGGCAGCCACTATTAATACTGCACCGCCAGTAACTGGTCAGTATACTATTGATGCTGTAGATGGTAATCCTACTAAGTTTATTATTTTAGACACAGCAGCTACACAGGGACAAACTGTGGATTCTGCAATACGTGTAGAGGAGGTCGTGTAATATGGCATCCATAGACGGTAATGCGTTTGAAATCGAACGTAGGTTTATACAGTTAAAATATAACACCAATATGCCTGATGATACTATTTTAGGTTGGGATAATAATCCAAATACAGTATCTAATGGTAATACAGATGGTGAAACATTAATTTATAATGTTGCAATGGGGGCATCTTTTCTACAAAGTAATGGTAAACTTTGGTTTAAGAAGTCCTTGCCAAACACTTGGATTGAAATTGGGGGTTCTACCTCAGTAGCCAGTAACGTTACTACTTACGTTATTCCTACAGGTAATACCCAACAATTTTATAGTTTAGCTTTAAGTAACAACCAGAATTATGAATGGACAGTGGATACTACTGCTACTACTGGTACTAGTTTATCTAAGTTCTCTAGTCTATATAATGACCCAGATATGGTCTCAAATGAGTACAGTTTTCTAGGGGAAGTAGTAGACATGGACGTAGATATCACAGCAAGTGGTACTAATTGTAATTTTTCTATTACAAATAATGAGGCAGCCTCTATTACTTGTTCAGTTAAGGTTGAAGCTTTTAACGCACTTTAATATTAATAACCTACCCCTTAATTGGGGTAGGTTTAACTGAGGTAAGACTTATGGAAGTAGAAAATATAAATTCATTAAAAGGTTTAATAACTAAAGCTAACCGTGTAATGGGCAGGCATAGTCCTAAAAGTAAACTAAGTGAATATGCTTTTTGTAGTAAATTAAATATGTTCCCAGTACCAGACTGTGATCATATAGCGGTAGCTAGAGCTTATCTAGGTAAATCTAAATTTACTAAAGAAGCAAAAGAAAAGATAGCTGATTGTATTAATAAAAGGTCTGATGAACTAGGTTGTACTTCTAATACAAAAATAACAGCTAGTAGGAAGTACCCTATTTATATAGAGCTGTCTTATAAGCAAAAACAACTGTATAGTTCTGAAGTATTTAGGGTTACTAGAAATTTAGTGGAAGATTCTATTATTAACCCAGGTAAGAAACTGAACTCTATAGATATTATTTTGTAAAGGTATATAAATGAATTTAGATTATTTACAAAACAAAGTAGCTAATTGTAGGATGTGTAGTTTAGCTAAGACTAGGAAAGTTCCAGTGTTTGCTAAAGGTAATCCGTATGCTAAACTATTAGTTTGTGGTATGTGTCCAGGTCCTGAAGAGAATAGTTTGGAGAATGAAATGGGCTGGCCATTCATTGGTAGGGCAGGAAAACAATTAGATGAAATACTAGAAGACACAAAACTTACTCAGAAAGATGTTTATATAACTAATCTAGTAAAATGTTTTGTAAAGCCCGGCATTAGACTAGATGATAGAAATATAGATAGATGCATGCCTTATATGATAGAACAAATAGGAGCTATCTCCCCAAAGATTGTACTGGCATTAGGGGCAGACGCTGGAAGGGCCTTATTAAATAAACCTAAGTCTACTTCGTTATCTTCTATGCGAGGTAAGCGATATAAATTCACTGAGGCTATAAGTATTATAGTTACTTATCACCCCTCATATTTTTTTCGGTTGGGTGGTAGAAAACACGACCATTATAGTAGAATAATAGACGATATAGAATGGGCAAAGGAAATAATTAATAGATAATTTAATTATATTGTATTATTTTAGGGCTATGTAGGTATTATATATATATATTATCTTATTAGCCCTATTTTTTTTATCAAGAAAGTATGAAGTATAATAAGGAGGATTTAAGAATGGAGCTAGATGTTAATTGGTTATGGATTACTTTAGTTTTACCGGTGGCAATAGGTATATTTAAGAATGAAATTGGGAGATTTTTTTCTGACTATGCCACATATCAAAATAGGATGTTTGACACTGATGGAGACCCAGGCACAGGACAGTATTGCTATATACAAAGCAGTGCTACTGGGGAGTATGTAAAAATCTATATAGATGATTACAAATTTGGGTTAGCTCCTAGTGATAGGAAAGTAATTACTTTTCAAGATGATCCAGACGGAACAGGTAATAAAATTATAGTGGTGCCTTACTCATACACTCAATGGAAGGGTATTATAAAAGGCTCATTACAAAGAGAATTCATAAAAAAATAGTATTAAGTGATAAGCTTTATGATTTAAAATAAAATATTTGGAGGAATTAATTATGCCGTATCATAAATTACTTGTAGGGGAAGATATTCATTCACTACAAAGGTGGGAATTTTCTGGAGAAGCAGCCCGGCTAGGTATTACGTCTAGCGCTGGAGTATTTGAAGAAAAAACCTCTTCATTTGTTGCAGAATATGGGGGAAATTACACCTTAATGAACACCGTTGGGATAACTGTAACCTTACCAGCAAATGTAGAAAAGAAGCAATCTATAGTTATTACAGGTGGGGTGTCCGCTGAAACAAATAACATTACGGTAGCACGAAATGGGAATACCATTGGGGGAGAAGCTACTGATATGACAATTGATAATAAATTTTACCAGATTGAATTTGTTCCCCTTGTATCCACATCTGATTGGCGAGTAGGAGGATCTTTATCATGAGTAATGCTAAAGATTTTATTTCGGGAGGTACTAAATTTGGAGGTACTGGTAAAGATGGTATTTTTAATCCAACCTCTAACTATAATTTCCCTGACACAGAAGGAGCTTGG